TGAGGTATCTAACCAAACACAAACTCTTGTTTCCCAAGATGATCTTACCCAAATATTTGTGTGATCTCCTCTATATTTTTGTGGATTTTTAGGTTTCCACTTATAAGGTTCAGGTTTTGCCATAGTCTATTTCAAATAATTCACAAAGTTGTTTATCCATTTTTTCATTATATTCAATTAAATAATTTGGAAACTGTGATCCATATTTTTCAATAATAGTATTCATTCTTTTTCTGAAAATAGAAGAAACTTGTTCATCCGTAGCATTTTCCCAAAAATCAATTAAAGGTTTTACAAGTTCTTTAGTTTTTTCTTTTTTTTCTTCGTCTGATAATTTATTAATCCAACCAAATTTTTGTTTTCTTTCTTCAATTGACATTTTTGATACAGTTTCTTTTTTTGTATCTTTCATCTTATTAATAATTTCTTTTTTTTCTCCGTTAGCTTCTCTTTTTTCCCATTCTCTTTTCATATTATTTTTTACTTTTTCCAAAAATAATTTATTTCTTTCTTCATCATTTTTTAAATTTTTTCTAAAAAGTTTAGCACTACAAGATTGGGAACAAGTTTTCGAGTATCCCACACCGATTCCTACATATTTTGTTTCTTGTCGGCAAATAACACACAAACCATCTGTGCATTTTTTAATATAATTATCGTAATAATCTTTTATTTTTATCTTGTGTGCATCTCTTATGTGCTTTGACAATTTTCTGAGATTGTCAGAACTGTGATTGCAAATTTGACATTTCATTATTTTTTACTCCTTTATTTTTATTTATAAAGGAACTGAAATTAATGAAAAAATAAAGCTTTCGGGATTTGTTGGTCTAAATATTCCAGAATATGCCATAAATATATATATAATCTTCTCTAGAAAGTAATATGGCAATCATTTCAATTCCAACATCTGTAGGTGGACTGACCGTACCTGGTGCTGCACTTAAGGGTCCCTTGGGTAAGCTTTTTAAATCAAAGTATGATTCAGAATTTCATCAATACCCAAGAGATTTAACCTCGACACAAAAAGGACATTACATTAAATTTTCAATTAATGAAGTGAAACCAATTGGATATGAGGAGGGCAAAAAATATGGTATTAGCGAATTATTTGAAGGTGCAAAAAATAGTATATCAAATATAACAAACGCTGCGATACAAACAAAAAGTCTAGACGGAACTTTTAATGCTGTTCAGCAAAATTTCAATTTAAGTTTAAAAAAAAGGACATCTAAAGTAAAAGCAACAATTGCTCTTTATATGCCAGATACGGTAAATTTTACAAATTCCGCAAGTTATGGAAATTTAAGTTTGAGAGATGTTGCAATGGAATTAGCTAACGCATCAAAAAGCATTCCAATAGTTGGTGGTGTAGTTGGTGGTGTAGCCGGTGCAGCAACTTCAATTGCTCAAGCAGATACAACAAAACTTTTTCTTGCAACACAAGGTCTAGCTATCAATCCACAAGAACAATTATTGTTTGATGGAATAGACTTTAGAACATATCAGATGGCATTTACATTTACGCCTTATTCTAAAGATGAAGCAGACACAGTAAAGAAAATTATACAACTTTTCAGATCACATGCAGCACCAAGATTAGTTCCTGGTGGAGTTGGTTCGGGTATGTTTTTTATTCCTCCTTCAACTTTCAATTTAGATTTCTTATTTAACGGAAAACCAAACCAGAACATTTCAAAAGTTGCTGAGAGTGTAATCGAAAGTATTGATGTGAATTATTCACCTAACGGTTGGGCAGCACATACAGATGGTGCACCAGTTCAAACAACACTCACAATCGGTTTTAAAGAAATTGAACTTATTGATAGAATTAAAATTGAAAAAGACGGATTCTAAAAATGCAGTATTTTGACACTTTACCTAAGATCATATCAACTGATGCCAATAAGGTATCAATGATATTAACAAACTTGGTGGCAAGATGTAGCATTGTTCCCAAGATACTGTCAAATCCTTTAGTCTACTATGAGTATGACATACAAGAGGGCGATACACCTGAAATCGTTGCACACAAATATTATGATGATATGTATCGTTATTGGATCATTCTGCTTGCAAATAAAATTAGTGATCCACAATGGGATTGGCCATTAGATTCAAATAATTTCAATAGATACATGCAAGATAAGTATCCGTCTATTGATCCAAAATCAGTTATTCAACATTATGAAAAAATAATCACTCAAGTCGATAACATGAGTCGTACTACTACAACGACTACCGTAATTATCGATGAGGATACATATAACACACTTGTTGAAAGTACCAACACATACAATTTACCATCAGGAAGTGTAACTGTTTCCGTACAAAAAAATGCCGTGAGTGTCTATGATTATGAGGTTTCTTTAAATGAGTCTAAAAGAAAAATCAAAATTGTAAACTACATTTACGCAAATCAATTAGAAGAAGAATTTACTAAGTTAATGACTTAATTATGAATCCATTGTCTCAACCAGCACCAACAGATTCACCTGGTGCATATTATCCTCAAGATTTTTCATTAAAGACACTCAATCTTTTAACCGGAAACGGAAAAAAAATAGAGTTGAAAAAACTCATGGTTGATATGTCTTACTATGAAGACATTTACACATTTTGTTCGTCTGGTTATATTTCATTGATTGATGCTCAGGGTTTTGTTGAATTGTTAAGAATTACAGGTAACGAATATCTAGAAGTTAATTTTGGTAAAGTTAAAAACGGAAAAAACTCGACAGATCAATTGTTCAGAGTTTATAAAATTGATAATAAAATTCCAAGTGGAAATAATAATTCAGAAGGTTTCACACTCTATTTCTGTTCAGAAGAACTTTTATTATCCGAACAAACAAAGATATCAAAAGCATATATCGGTCAAAAAATTTCAGACATTGTTGAAGACATTTTAACAGAAAAATTAAAAGTTAAAACTGATAAAATAAACAGAATTGAACCAACAACCGGTATGTACGATTTTACGATACCTAAAATGAAGGCTTTTGAAGCAATCAGCTGGATATCAACATATGCAAGACCACAAAAATATAATTTTGGTGCAGATATGTTATTCTTTGAGACAAAAGACGGATACAATTTCAGGTCTTTACAGTCAATGTTCAAAGATGAGATTTATGCAACCTACAAATATGAACCTAAAAATCTAAGTGATGATGAACAAAGTTTTCAAGATAAAACTTTAAATGTTTTACAGTATGAAATTGGAAAAGCCTATGATGCGCTTAGTGATATTGCGTCAGGAATTTTTGCGAATCGTTTAGTTTCAATTGATCCACTCACAAGATCATTTAATGTAACGGATTTTAATTTAAAGAGTTTCGAAAAAGTTGCTGAAAAATTAAATAACAGTTCGATACTCAAGCAGTTACAAAATAGATTAGGCAAAGTTCAAAATGAATCTCCCGAAAGTGTACTAAAAGTTATGACGGGAAATTCCAATCAGAGTTTAGTACCATACATCAAAGAGAAAGAAGGTGGAATTGCAAAAGATATATTTGCAGAAGTTTATGTTCCACTTAGAACTGCACAAATATCTTTAGCTAATTTTACAAATATGAAAATTGTTGTGCCTGGTGATCCTGGTATTACCGCAGGAAGAACAATACAATTTAACTTACCTACACTAAAACCTTCTACAAACAAAAAAGAACTCGATAAATTCTTGTCTGGAAAATATCTTGTTGTAGCAGTCAGACACACCATACAAGCAAGAGGTGTCTATCAAACCGTAATGGAAATAGCAAAAGACAGTTCACCTACAGAATTTGATCAGATTAATAATGGTGATCCTAATATTAAAGGAGCTGTCACCGCATGATGAATAATTTTATCGGAAAAGATGGTTTCTTTTGGTGGTTAGGCGTTGTCGAAGATCGTGATGATCCTTTGGGTCTAGGTCGTGTTCGTGTGAGAATGTTTGGTCATCATACCGACAATAAAGAAGAATTACCAACAGAAGGATTATCTTGGGCTCTACCTTGTTTGCCACCAAACGGATCAATGACAGATGGAACACCAGTTATCGGTGATTATGCGTTTGGTTTTTTTACTGACGGTTCTTCTTCTCAATCGCCTGTTATCATCGGTGTATTTCCTGGTATACCAAAAAATGGACCAAGCGAGTCAAAAGGATTTTCAGAGGGCACATTCTATCCAGTCGGAGAACCTACAACAAGTAGATTATTTCGTAATGAGAAAATCAATGAATCTCCTATTGGTTATCACAACAGTAATTTAGACACTAATGTTCCAACAGCAACAGGAGGTTATTGGAGTGAACCTGCATCCAAGTACAATGCGAAAAATCCATATAACAGAGTAGTTGAGACAGAATCTGGTCATGTATTTGAAATGGATGATACTCCAGGTGCAGAAAGAATACAACTTGCACATAGAGCAAACACTTTCTTTGAAATTGCACCGGACGGATCAAAAGTCACTAAAGTTGCAGGAAAAAATTACGAAATTTACTTATCGGACAATAATGTTCACATCAAAGGTGCATGTAATATAACTGTAGATGGTAATGTAACTCTTTTAACAAATGGTTCATTTACAGGAAAAGCTTCATCATTTAACTTTATTGGTGATGTAAACGTTACAGGTCAAGTTGTTGCAAGTGGTGATGTGATAGGTGCAGGAATTAGTTTAGATAATCACACACATTCTGATCCACAGGGCGGAAAAACTGGACCACCAAGTTAAAAGCGTTTTCGGATTTAGTGATAAATAAAACATGGCAACTTTAACTAAAATATATTCAGATTTGGACTTCACGTTCACCAAAAAACCGGTGGTGGGTGATGTTGCTCTCAGTTTTGATAATCAAGCGGTCATTCGTTCAATTCGCAATTTATTATCGACAAAACATTACGAAAGACCTTTTGATCCGGACATTGGTTCAAACCTAGATGCGTTGTTATTTGAGAACATTTCAGGTATTACATCTTCTTCATTAGAAAATGAAATTAGAACAACAATTGAAAATTACGAACCTAGGGCTTTGATTGACAATATTACTGTTTCTCCTAATACAGATCAAAATGCTTATAATGTAACTATTACTTTTTATATAGAAAATGCAACATTGCCGACAACCGTAACACTCCTTTTAGAGAGAAATAGATAAAATGGCTGCAAATACTGGTATTAATATAACAGATTTGGATTTTAACACAATTAAAACCAATCTGAAAACATTTTTACAATCTCAGGACACGTTAAAAGACTACAACTACGAAGGTTCTGCACTTTCTGTTTTACTGGATGTTCTCGCATACAATACACAGTATAATGCATATTACTTGAATATGGTTGCAAATGAGTTGTTTTTAGATTCCGCAATTCAAAGATCGTCCGTTGTTTCTCAGGCTAAATTATTAAATTACATACCAAAATCTTCTATTGCACCATCAGCTGTCATTAATTTAAAAGTCAATCAAGTCACAGATACTTCTTTGACATTGCCAAAATTTACAAATTTTATATCTGAATCTATTGATGGTGTCAATTATAATTTTGTAACTTCAGATTCAACAACAGTCAATGTTACGAATAATACTGCACAGTTTAATAATATTGTTTTAAAACAGGGTCTTCCTTCTTCAATTTCTTATACTGTTGATTCAATTACAAATCCAAAATACACATTTAAAATACCTGATGTGAATGTTGATACTTCCACATTAACAGTTTCGGTCAAAGAATCATCATCAAATAATTCTTATAACATATACAACCTCGCTTCAAATTATCTAACACTCGAATCGGATTCTCTTGTATATTTCTTGCAAGAAGGAATTGATGGTTATTATGAGATATATTTTGGTGATAATGTTTTAGGTAAGCAACTAACTGATGGTAACATCGTTACACTTACTTACGTTATTACACAAGGCACCGCAGCCGCAGGTGCAAACAACTTTGTATTGATGGATCCAATTTCTGGTTATTCAAATACAGTTGTTTATCCGATTACTGCAACATCACAAGGCGGATCAAAAGAATCGATTGATTCAATTAAATTCCAAGCGCCAAAATCTTATGCAGCTCAAAGTCGTGCGGTTACAAAAGAAGATTACATTACAGCAATTCAACAAAATAATTTAGGTTATTCTTTTGATGCAGTAAGTGTTTGGGGTGGTCAAGAAAATGCAACTCCAGTTTACGGTCAAGTATTCATTTCTGTTAAACCAGCTGGTGCATATTCTTTGACACAAACACAAAAACAAAGATTAATTAATGATGTAATTAAACCAATCTCAGTTATGACGGTTGAACCAACCATTGTTGATCCTGACTATACTTATTTACAAATTACTGCAAATATTTATTATGATCCGAAAAAAACATCATCTTCTTCCGCACAGATTGAAAATTCTGTCAGAACGGCAATTTATAATCTTGCATCAACATCATTAAACACATTCAATTCAACTTTTAAATCTTCTGAATTTAATAATGCAATCAATTTGGCGGATCCTTCAATCATCACAAATGAAATTATTTTGCAAGTACAAAAGAAGTTTCTGCCAAATTTATCAACACCAACCACATATAGATTATACTATGGTGCACCACTCAAACGAGGAATGTTCTTGAGTGGTATCAATAGTAATCCAAGTTTACAATTTAGAGATCCAATCAATTTAGAAAATATTATCGATGGTGTTTTTATTGAAGAAGTTCCAACATCGACAGGTGGTGTAGAATCAATTGCAGTCATAAATCCTGGTTTTGGTTATCAATATGCACCTACAGTTTCAATTTTAGGTGATGGAACAGGTGCAACAGCACAAGCAATCATCAATTCAAACGGAACAATTAGAGAAATTAAAGTATTAGCAAAGGGTACAGGATATACAAGTGCAATTGTATCTATAACTCCTGTTGCTGGTGACACAACCGGACAATTAGGTGCAGCAACAGTAACACTTGAAGGTCGATACGGAGCACTCAGAACATATTACTATAATGACAGTAATGTAAAAACTATTTTCAATAATAATGTTGGTATAGTTGATTATACTGAAGGTGTTATCACTTTAAATTCTTTTAATCCTTATGGTGTGGATAATCCTTTGGGTCAATTAACAGTTTCTGCAAATCCTACAACATCAATCATTTCTTCAACGTATAATAGAATTATTACAGTTGATCCATATGACCCAAATGCTATTGTTGTGAATGTTACAGCTAAGACAACATGATAACGAGCGAACAAAAAACCTCTCTACTCATACCCTCTCAACTTCCCGAATTCGTTCGGGATAATCCTGACTATGCCAATTTTACTTTGTTTTTACAGGCATACTATGAGTGGTTGGAAGAAAATAATCAAGTAACGGAAAGATCAAAGAATCTTTTAAGTTATAAAGATATTGATACGACAACAAATGATTTTTTGGATTATTTTGTCAACGATTTTCTGCCCTATTTTCCAAAAGAAACATTAATTAGTCAACAAGAAGCTGTTAAAGTTGCAAGACAATTGTATCAGTCAAAAGGTACACCCGCATCTTATCAATTTCTTTTTAGAATACTTTATAACTCCGACTTTGATATATTTTACACAAAAGATGCTGTACTTAAAGCATCTTCCGGTACATGGTATGTTGCAAAGAGTTTAAAATTAAACACTCTTGATCCTAATTTTCTAAACGTAAAAAATTATCGTTTGTTTGGTGAGTTGACAAAATCGATTGCAACAGTTGAAACAACTGTTATTGCAGGAACAAAAACAGAAGTTTTCATTTCAGACATCCAAAGATTGTTTCAGTCTGGTGAGTTTGTTCGTGTTGTTGATAGTAACAATCAAGATGTACTTTTTGATGGACAACCACTTAGAGCCAAAGTTGTTGGTCAAATTAGTCAAATTAAAATAGATCCGAAAAATAGAGGACTTTTATATCAAACTGGTGATCCAGTGATTGTTTATAATGGCCTAGCATCAAATACCGACATTGGTGCTGTTGCACAAGTCGGAGCAACAACGTCAGGATCAATTCAAAGTATTCAAGTCGTTAATGGAGGTTATGGTTATTCTTTACTACCAAATACATACGTGACGATTAAAAATGCTCCGGGTGCTGCAGCAATAGTCACATCACTCGATCCTAATCCACAAAAAACAGCAAACGTAGCTATAGTTCCTGTTGATACAATAAATTTAAAGAGATTTATTAAATTAAGTAATTCCAATTATTTTTTCTCGAATACAGCAGTATCAAACATCAACACAACTTTAGCTGAAGCTTTTTCTTTTACTTCTTTTTCGTTATATCCAATATCCACACTTACTGTAACAAATGGTGGAGGAGGTGTCACAAGTATTCCTCAAGTTTCTGCAATTTCAACATATCAAAATGAGGTAAGTAATACAGCTTTCATATCTTCACTTGGTATTTTAGCTCCAATTCAAATTACAAATGGCGGAAAAGGATATCAAGCAAATGACATCATTGTATTTTCTGGTGGTTCAGGTCACGGAGCTCGAGCAAATGTTATTTCCGTTAATGCAACAGGATCAATAATTAATGTTGCATATGTGGCAAGTCAAACAAAAACATATCCTTTAGGAGGTATGGGTTATAGATCAACTGATTTACCTAGTTTATCCGTAAATTCCTCTAATGTTCAAGCGACAGGTGCAAGTCTGTATGTACCTGGTATTTTAGGAGAAGGTGCGACATTTTCAGTTGTTGCGGATAGAATTGGTGCTGTCACGACAATTGATATTACTAATCCTGGTGAAGATTACATTTCAACACCTAGTGTTTCACTTAAAATTCAAGATATTGTTGTATCAAACGTGAACATATTAAATGCTCCACAAAAAGGTGATGTTGCATATCAGGGCACAAGTATTAATACCGCCACTTACACATCAACAGTTAATTCCGCATCATTACTTGCACCCGATGCAAATTCAGAATTGTCTCTTTATAATTTAAGAGTATTTAATTATAATTCATTGCCAGACCCAACAAAACCAATAAAAATTGGTGTCGGAAAAAATATCAATTTGATCATGGCAAATACTGCTTATAACGAAAATTATAACAGTAATGGTGTGAGAATTTACGGTGATGGTTCCGCAAAAGCAAATGCATCTTTCTTGAATGGTCTTGTGATTAGTCAGGGTCAATACTTAACCTCACAAGGACAACCAAGTTCTTTTGATGTGTTGCAGAGTCAAAATTACAATAACTTCACATATCAAATCACAGTCGAAAAAGAAATTGCAAAGTATCGTGATGTGTTATTGAGTTTGTTGCATCCGACAGGCATGAAAGTTCTCGGTCGTTATGCATTGAAATCTAATAATGCAATGAGTTATCACGGCCTTGAGGCTCTTTACCAAGGATACCCAATAAGTTATTACACTGGATATCTTGCAACAAGTGCTCAGATTCTTGCTGATTTTACAAACAAAAGTAATAATATTATCAGAATCAACAATTTGGCAGGTTCTGATATTTCTACATTTATTTTTCCAAATACAAGTTATATTGCAATTACTCCACAACACGGACCAAATGTTTTTTCTGATGTGATTTCTGTTAATGTTGCATCGAATACAATTACGATTGGCAGCAACACATGGTTGACTTATGCAAATGTTGCTCTTATAACCGGAAACTCAGGATCCAACGTCATAAATATAACATCGTTAACTGGTGCATATGATATTATCAACAACGGAAATTATAGCAATACAACATATCCTTTGATGGATATTGTATATGCAGGTGATACTGTTTTAGTTGCAAACAATACAAGTAAATCAGTTTCAAGTGTTGATTATATCAATGGTAAAATATATTTAACAAGTAATTTGAGTGCAAATGCAAATTCTTATTTGGCAGTAAATAGAACTTTCGAAACAACTAATGTAAGAATTTTTGGTCCTATCGGTCAACAATATATTCCAGAACTTATAACAGAAGACGGCAGGACACTAACAACGGAAAATGGATATACAATCCTATTGGGGTAATAGAAAATGAGTTCAGTAAAAATATCACAATTATCGGCAATTTCACAACTTAATTCAAATACGTCGAATACGTTATTTGTTGGTGTTGACATTCCTTCTGGTGTGACAGGAAAATTTACTGCACACACAATTGCACAAGGTTTATTTTCAAATGAAGTTTTGAATGTTGGTGGTAATCCCGTTCAATATCAAAATGTGGTCGGTCAATTTTCTGGAAATTCTGTAACGTATTTACAAATCAATAATCAAAATTTTGATGCAAATGGTTCGGCCGACTATGTTGCTTCAACAAGTGACAGTAATAATGCAAATAGTTTTATTGATATGGGTATCAATGGTCGGTTATTTTCCGATCCAGAATATTCTTCAATGAAACCATATGATGGTTATTTGTTTTCTTATGGTCAATCAAACGTAAGTTATACGGGCAATTTGATTGTTGGTACTGCATCCGCAAACGCTAACGTAGTAATTATTGCAGGCGGAACACTTTCAGGTAACGTTGTCGGTAGAATCAGTCCTTCGGTTTTTGACTTTTTGAAAAATCTAAGAGTGACAGGTACAATTGCACCATCACAAGGAATTATTTACGCTGACGGAACAACACAAAACACATCACCTTTAGCTTCAGGAACATATGCAAATTCTGCTTTTGTTGCAGCTAATAGTGCAGGTTCTTATGCAAACTCAGCGTTTATAAAAGCCAATTCAGCCTTTGCGTTGACAAATACCGCAGTACAAAATACAAGTGTCATCAATATCAATTCTTTGACACTCACAGGAAACTTGATTGCAAATGGACTAAATCAATCAGCATCTATTGATAATATTACATCCAATAATGTAATCTTCAATAGAGACATAACAGTTTCAGGAACAGTTTATGCAAACGATTTTATCTACACAACAAAAAGTTATTCAGGAAATCAAACAGCACTAACATTAAATTTTAATAATGATAATTGGTCTCGAGCAAATATTGCAGCAAATTTTGCAGCAACTCTCGCTAATTTTGTTCCAGGAAGTGAAATAATTTTATTTATTACCAATGTATCGACTGGTCCAGGTTCAACACATACTATAACCCACGGATGTTCTGCAATTAATTCAAGTGTTGGTTCGACTACATTTTCACTCGGAGGCGGAACAACCGCAATATTAAAATATTATTCTTTTAGTACAACACTAGCAAATACATACGTTTCTGTCTCATATTCGTAATAAATAAATCATGTCAAATAAAAACATAATCACTACTGAAGCTAAGGTTGTACAAGTCCAACAGGTATATTATTCACCTGTTGCGGTTGTTCCACCCAATATTGATATACCATTGGGTACAATATATTGTTTCTTGTCAAAGGTTGATCCTTGGGACGATGAAAACAATCCTCCCCTTCCTGCTTCTGATCAAAAATCACTTAAGCAAGTTTTTAAAAATATTTTTGCGGTAAAATTAATTAAAACAAGTGATATATCACCGGTCATTGAAAGAATTGATTGGAGTTCTGGTATTGTTTACAGTTATTATCGTGACGATATTAACATGATTGAACAGGACGAAAACGGAAATCTTGTCAATAAGTTTTATGTAAAAAACAAATACGATCAAGTTTTCAAATGTCTTTGGAACAATAACGGTACACCATCTACAGTAGAACCTTATTTTGAACCAGGTTCATATGGTACCAACAATATTTTCAAAGGTGCAGATAATTACAAGTGGAAATACATTTACACAATTGACACCGGACTAAAAGTTAAGTTCATGGACAAAACATGGATTCCAGTAACAGTTGGTTCGAACACACCAAACCCACTACTAACTTCAGCTGGTGCAGGAAGTATTGATGCAATTAATGTTACAAATGGCGGATCAGGATATGACCCTGCAAATTCATTTGTAACTATAACGGTTACAGGTGATGGAACAGGTGCAGTTGCAACAGCAAATGTTGTTGGTGGTGTAATACAAGATGTGATTGTAGTTTCACCTGGTAGTAATTACACATATGCAAACGTTTCAATCACATCAACTGTAGGATCTAATGCATCTGCTTTTGCACCGACATCACCAATTGGTGGTCACGGTTTTGATCCTATCTCCGAGTTAGGATGTTCACATATTATGTTTACAACTGAGTTTAATGGTAGTGAGGGTGGTGTTATACCAACCGACATAGATTTTCATCAAGTTGGATTGATGGTAAATCCGACCACAAAAGAATTAAGCCCTAATCCAGCTAACGGAACAATATATAGAACAACAACAGACTTTATTGTTGCTCCCGGATTTGGTGTTTATACTGCGGACGAGACAGTTTATCAAGGAACCAGTCTCGAAACAGCAACATTTACTGCAAAAGTTTTGAGTTTTAATACCTCAACCAATGTGGTTAATCTAATAAATATAACAGGAACTCCGATAACCAATTCACCTGTTTTCGGAAACACATCAAAAACTACTAGAACATTGCTGACTTATAGCACTCCAAATTTTGTTATTTACTCTGGTTATATTTCTTTTATTGAAAATAGAACTGGTGTACAAAGAAGTGCGGATGGTATTGAGCAATTTCGTTTTGTATTAGGTTATTAAAGGAAAAAAATGTCTCTGAATTTCAACGTAGAACCATATTATGACGATTTCGACCAGACAAAGAATTTTCACCGTATTCTTTTTAAGCCGGGCGCTGCTGTTCAGGCTAGAGAATTAACACAGTCGCAGACAATTCTTCAGGACCAAATTACAAAATTTGCAGATAACATTTTTAAACAAAATTCACCCGTAACCGGTGGACAAATAACCACAAACTTTAATTGTTTTTATATTAAACTACAAGAGACATATAATAATTCTCCCATCGATGTAACGAAATTTGAAGGTCTTTTAGTTCAAAATGCAACAGGTACAGTTATTGCTCAGGTATTAGCAGTAGCTGCAGCTACAGGAACCGGCGGTGCAGGAGACCCTCCAACTATTGTAGTCTCATATAAGACAGGATCTCAATTCACAGATAATGATGTTATCTATGATGTAAATTCAAATTTGGCAGCACAAGCGATCACTTCTTCTTCAACAGGTAGTTCTTCTGTTGTATCTATTTCTGAAGGTGTGTTTTACATTCTTGGAAATTTTGTACAGATACAACCAGACACAATAATTTTAGAAAAATATAACAGCACACCAACAAAACGTGTTGGTTTGACAATCACAGAAACAATTTATGATTACGTGAATGATGCATCATTATTGGATCCAGCAATTGGTGCATCCAACTATCAAGCACCGGGGGCTGATCGTTATGTAATTAGTTTGGCACTTGATACGAGACCTATTCAATTTGGTGATGATCAAGATTTTGTTGAATTGGTTCGTGTTGAATCTGGCGCAGTCGCAAAACTTGTTGACGGTTCAGTTTATAATGTCATTGATGACTACTTTGCAAAACGTGATTATGAAACAAACGGTGATTACGTTGTCGAAGATTTTAAGTTAACGCCAAAAACAAATGCAGATTTGACCAAATATGATTTAAGTGTGGGTAAAGGTCTTGCTTATGTTCGCGGTTATCGTTTGGAAAATCCAACAAACATCACATTAACGTCAAATAGAGCAAGAACAACAGAATCACAAAATAATACTCCAGTTTACATAGATTATGGTTCTTATTTTTATGTCGATACAGTTCGAGGTGGAGCAAGTGGATCATTCTTTGATGTAACAACGGCGCAAGCTATTGATTTACATTGTGTTACCACATCAAATATTATTACCACAAATACATCAACATATAATTCCACATTAGTTGGAACTGGTTATATTCGAAATTTTGTATATGAATTTGCTACAAATAATGCAGACTCAAATACATATGTGTATAAAGCTTTTGTACACGATATTCAAAATGCTGTTCCTTCTGCAAATGCAATTTCAGCAACCGCAAGCAGCATCACTTTACCAGGAATATTTTCTCAAGCTAACAACGCTTATGTTGGTGTGACTATTTCTATCACCAAAGGCTCAAGTGCCGGTGATTTCAGAACAATTACAGCATACAACGGAACGACAAGAGTTGCAACAATTAATCAGAATTGGACTGTTACACCAGATACAACTTCAGTCTTTCAGTTAAATTTTGGCATTAAAGACGTTGAAACAATTGTGTATTCAGACACAACTTCTTATCCCGCCGCAATTAAAGGTTATGCAAACATAAATTCCACTGGCCGTGTCGGTGGTGTCGCTACTGGTGATACAATTTTAGAAAATCCTGATGTTCCTGAATTGTTATTTAAAGTTGGAACACCATACGTAGCATCGATGAGTGATGCTTCCTACAGTTCACAACAACTTACCAGAAGTGTTGCGTTTACTGTAGCCGGTAGTGCTGCAACTGCCACTTTGAATTACACAGGTGATTACTCCGATGTTGTAAAACACCTGGGTACACCAGGATCTTCATTGTCTTCAGATGTTATCAAACAAAACTTTATCATTGTCGTCACAAACAAAGGAAGTTCTTCACTTAATGTTGGTGAAATTGTTCCATGGACAACAAAATCAGGAACAATTACACTCAGTTCTGATGCAAAAACAGCAACTTTAAGTATACCTACTGCAAACGTCACTTCGGGTTTTACAGCTACAATTTTAGAAAAAGTTTTTGTAACAAATGCTGACAATACTAGTCACATTTTGAAATATAAAAATTTAATTTCCGCAAATACAAATACAGTTAAGACAAACGGAACACAAGTAGCGACATACACTTTTGTCGATGACGCTCCATTAACTTCAACAGGTCAAGTTTATATTCAAAAAGCAGGACTTGTAACACCAGGAAATAGACAAAGTTTATATCTTTCGGATGTAAAGAGTATTGTAAAAATTATTGACACAAAATCGTCCGGAACAACACCAACCGTTTCGATGTTGACCAATCCATCGTATGATATAACAAACAATTATACATTCGATAACGGACAAAGAGATAGTTATTATGATCATGCTTCAATTACATTAAAACCTGGTGCGCCGCAACCACAAGGTAATATTCTTGTATTGTTAAATTATTATCAACATATTGGTGGTGATGGTTATTTCTGCCTCACTTCTTATCTCAATTCAACATTACCTGACGTTTATCAGTCGATAACAACGTATACCAGTCGCCACGGAACAGTATATAATTTACGTGATTCTGTTGATTTTAGACCCGCAAGAGTTAATGCAACAACATCTTTTACTTACAAATACAATACAACAGGCGATAACAGGCAGGGTATTTTTATTCCTACTGATCTATCAACATTTACCACCGACTATTCATATTACTTGGGTAGAAAAGACAAATTAGTGTTAACCAAAGATAGAAGCTTTCAGATTATAGAAGGTTCACCCTCTTTGACACCTTTATTACCATCAGAACCAGACGGATCATTGGTTGTTGCAAAATTAAACCACAATCCTTATACTGCGTATATTCCAACTGAGGCACCCACAGGTACGACTCCTGATCTTTCTATTGAAAAGGTTCGACACAAACGATATACAATGAAAGACATTGCAGGATTAGAAGAACGCATTAACAACTTGCAGTATTACACATCACTAAATCTATTAGAACAAAAAACTAAAAACTTACAAATTTCTGATGCGTATGGTCTGAATAGATTTAAAAATGGTATTCTGGTTGATGATTTTTCAAGTTATGCTGCTGCTGACACATTCAGTACCGATTATTTTGCAACTATTAACCGTAGAGAAAGGATAATGACAGCTTCACAGTCAATTCAAAATTATCCTTTAAAACCTTTGGCTGTAGCCTATAGTGCAAACAAATTATCATCTACTTCCTCATCATCATTAGGATATGCAATTGATTCTGACGGTTACATCAACTATTTGAGTTTACCATATTCAACAGCAAATGCAATTTCTCAAAAATTTGCATCTAGAACGGTTAATGTTAATCCTTTTGCCGTTTCATTGAGAGAAGGTGTTATATCTTTATCACCTAACGTAGATAACTGGGTGGACACAAAATACAATCCAGCCTTATTGATAGTTGATCCTAATTTAACAGTTTATCGTCAAACAAGCACAATTAATACACTTACTGTTGGTGATTGGAAAACTATTCCGGGAACAACATATCAAACTGTAACCAATCAAGGTTTTTTACAAACAACAAATACATATGCAAATCGTTCACAGGAAAATTTAGTTGGTGCTTACGAAAAAATTAATAACACATATGCATTTGATAATAATTATATCACAGATATAAGTGTTTTACCTTTTATTCGACCACAACAAACTGTTATTAGAGCAAAAGGTATGTTGTTATTGACTCCGGTCAATACTTTCTTTGATGATTTGAATGTCAATCCGTATTTTAGAAAATCAAATATTATCGAACTTTCAAGTGTTTCTGGTACTTTTAAAGAAGATGATATTATCGGATATTACTCAAGTGGTACTTTTTATCCAACTGGACGAATTATTGGAATTTATACGTATCCAGACACAACAAAAGTAAGACTTTATGTTGCTGCTGACGGCACACCTTCCAGTTATGCAGGTGGTGGAAACCAATTACAAAATGGTTACTTTGATACTAATGGTTTATACAGCTCAACAACAGCATCAGGTACTATTTTGAACACAAGTCACTTTGCGGGACAAATCAAAAATGTAGTGTCAAGTACACAGATAAAGTTATCACCATTAGCATCTTCTGCAAATAACTATTATAACGGAAATACAATCTTTATTAATTCGGGTACAGGTATTGGTTTATCCGCTAATATTTCTTCTTATAATGGTGTAACTAAAGTTGCAACACTATCAACTTCATTAAATACTGCAAATAGTGACATTTATTCTATAGGAACATTTACGACAGACGAAGAAGGTTCTTTTTATGGAATATTTAATATTCCAGCAAATACTTTCCATAATGGTCAAAGAACTTTCCGTGTAGATAACTCAATAAACAATAATAAAGGAACAGCAACAACGTTTGTTCAAGGAACTTATTATGCAGAAGGTTTACAGACAACATCACAAAAATTAGATTTTGGAGCATCTCCTGCCGGCGCAAAAAATACTTTTGTAAGAACAAACTACGCAAATAATACGTTAATTAGTACAAGAACAGTAGATACGACACCGCCACCGCCAGCAGGGGGCGATCCCGTTGCACAATCATTTATTATCGACAAAGATAATTATCCTAATGGAATGTTTATAAAGTCGGTTAAGTTTTTCTTTGCTTCAAAACCAGTATCAGACAATTCACCAATCACGTTGTCTATTATTGGCACACAAAATGGTTATCCAAACGGCCAAACATTGGATTATTCAATTGTTACTTTGACACCAAATCAAATAAAGACATCATCATCACCCCAATATTTGGATTCAACTACATCAACAACCTTTACGTTTGATGTTCCTGTTTATATACAATCTAATGTATTATATGCTTTCATGTTGAAATCAAATTCGAAAGAATATACATTATGGACGGCTTTGAATGGTGATACTGCTCTTGTTTCTTCAACAAAAAATTTACCAACAGATCCTACACCATCAACTATAACAAAGATTGCTTCAGCTCCATATGTTGGTGGTTTATTCATTTCACAAAACGCAATAACATGGAATGCTGATCAAAATCAAAGTTTAATGTTTGTTGTAGATCGATGTGTGTTCAATACCGCATTAACTCCGACAATTCAATATGTAGTACCAAATAAATTACCACAAAGAACATTGATCGATCAAAGTATTGATTACTATCTGAACGCAAATAATGTGTCAAGTACAATTGATAGTATATCTACAACTGATGTTCTTGTTGATGCATTTAATATAACCACTACAGATTTTATTCCAACAACGACTTCTGCAAATTATTCATACAATGCAACATTAGTTAATGGTACAGCTGCAGGATTAATAAATGTTAATCCAGGAAAATTTGGTACTCCAACACAAGATGATATTTACTTGAGTGACGGTAAGGGTGAACGTATACTTTTAGCCAACTCAAATACATCTTTTTCTTTATATTCTCAATTAATATCTTCCGATGATGCGGTTAGTCCAGTAATTTCGGATGCAGGACTTTCAGTTTATGCAATTACTTGGAATATAAACAATGCAGAATGTTCTAACAGTATGATCACTTTAAGTAGTGGTGGAAGTGGTTATAATGTTAATACAACCACAGTATCAGTTTCATCTCCAACAGGAGTTGGTGGTTCACAAGCATACGCTGCGGCAAATATATCTGGTGGTATAATACAGTCTGTTTATTTTACAAGTAACGGTTCTGGTTATATTACAACACCAACAATTACAATTGCAGATTCAAATACAACTCCAGGAACAGGTGCAACTGTTGTTGTTATAGGAGAAACTTCACCTAATGGTGGAAATGTGCTCGCTAAATATGTAACGAAGAAGGTTATTTTACAACCAGGTTTTGATTCTGGTGATTTAAATGTTTACTTAACTGCTTATCGTCCTGTGAATACTGACATTAATGTTTATTACAAGATATTGAACAGAAATGATACGCAAAAATTTGAAGATGGTTCTTGGCAATTGATGACTAAAATTAATAGTTCTGATCCTGTTTATTCACAGACAAGAAATGATTTGTATGAATATTCTTTTGCTCCAGGCACATCTGGTGTGTCGCAAGGTTATGTTTCTTATACAAGCACAACTGGCCAGACTTATACAACTTTTGGTCAATTTGCAATTAAAGTTGTTTTGACATCTTCAGATCACACTTATGTTCCTTTCCTGACAGATTTACGTGCTTTAGCACTACCATCTAATGTAAATGCATCAGTATAATCATGGCACTCGTACAAATACCAGGAACAGAATTATATCGTGATACAAACACCATGGCTTTAGTCAGTAAAGATACTTCTGGCTTAGAAGAATATAATATGAAACGCCGTATGATAGAGAGCCAAAAAAGAGAAATAAATAAAGTAATGTCAGAAATCGATAACATCAAAAACGATATGTTGGAAATAAAACAGTTGATGTTAAAACTATTGGATAAAAATAATGGCTAATACAATTACAACATTAAGTTATGCAAACACTTTTGGTGATTGGTTAGTTGCGACCGATGCTCTAATTGTCGAGAATAATTCACTTGCGGCCGCAGACTACGTAAAGAATTCAGGAACTTTATATTTAAATGAAACAACACAAAATTCATTACAGGCGAATGGAAATATTGTTATACAAAAACAACTTTTAGTTCAAGGCTTAGGTTCTTCCGCTACAATACAAAATAATCTTACTGTAGGTGGACAAGTTTATTTAACAAATTCAACTCTCAGTTTAGTTACTTCAGGTCAAGCCAATGTTGGTGGTTTACTTTATGCATTAGGATCAGACATTGGTTTAAATGTTGCAAATAATGCGTTTGTTGGTGGAAATACCACAATTGTTAACGACACAATAACAACAAATTTACAAGCAAATAGTACAGTAAATACTTCAAATGCAAGTATTGTAGGAACAACATACACAAATATTCTACAAGGAAATACAAGTGTAAACACCGCAACTTTAAGTGTTACAGGTAATAGTTTTGTTGATATATTACAAGCAAATACCAGAGTAAATACATCAACTTTAAGTGTTACAGGTAATAGTTTCGTTAATGTGTTACAATCCAATGTATCAGTAAATACATCAACTTTAAGTGTTACGGGTGATTCATTTGTAAATACATTACAATCCAATGTATCAGTAAATACAGCAACAATTTCCGTAACAAATAATTTGATTGCAAATAATGTATTAGCCAATAATTCAATCAATGCTAGAACTTCAATATTAGCTAATTCCATTACCGCAAACGTAACTTTCACAACGCCGGTAATTAATGTCACAAGTTCTTTAAATGGAACTTCAGCAGCTGCTTTTTTTAATACATTACAAACAACAGGGCAATTAAGTGTAGGTGGTAACTTTGTTATTAACGGAACTACTGTATACAACTCAAATGTATTTACAATAAATGCGGGTTCTGGAACAGCACAGTTAAGTTATATTGGTGTAAATAGAGGTTCTTCTGGAGCGAATGCCATAATTCGTTGGAATGAACCATCAAAATATTTTGATATTATCAATGTAACGTCAAACAACTATTATAGAATAATAACAAATGAATATTTAAATGATACACTATTATCGACAAGCACAACAGATGTAGCTACAGCAAATGTTGCAAATAATTTAAATAATGTAATTACTGCTGCAAATACGTTTTTACAAGCAGCTGTCGCATCAGCCGGTTCTTATGCTAATTCTGCCTTCTTAAGGGCTAATTCTGCATATTCTAGTCAAAATACAACAGGAACATATGCAAACTCAGCATACACACAAGCAAATACTGCTACAACTAATGCTGCAGCAGCTAGTTCTTATGCTAACTCTGCATTTGCTGCTGCTAATAACGTGGCACCACAGATTGCTCCAGCATTTACTCAAGCAAACTCAGCATACGCTCAAGCTAATACAGCAACAACCAATGCTGCTACAGCAGACTCCAAAGCAGTAACAGCTGGTTCTTATGCTAACTCTGCTTACACTCAAGCAAATACCGCTACTACTAATGCTGCAGCAGCTAGTTCTTACGCTAACTCTGCATTTACATCAGCTAATAGTGCTGGTTCTTACGCTAACTCTGCATTTACAAAAGCCAACTCAGCATTTGCTGCTGCTAATAATGTGGCACCACAGATTGCTCCAGCATTTACTCAAGCAAACTCAGCATACGCTCAAGCAAATACTGCTACAACTAATGCTGCTACAGCAGACTCCAAAGCAGTAACAGCTGGTTCTTATGCCAACTCTGCGTTTTCTACTGCAAACTCTAAAATTTCTTCCGTCACAATTAATAACGGAACAGGAATTTCCGGTGGTGGAACAGGATCATCATTTACACTATCTATTGGTCAAGCTGTTGCAACTTCAAGTGATGTTCGTTTTAATTCGATAGGTGTGAATACTCCTGCTTCAGGTAATCCCGGAGAAATTCGCGCCACAGATAGCATTTCATCAGGATACTCGGACGATAGATTAAAAAACAGATTAGGTGCTATTGATAATGCTTTGGATAAATTATTGTCACTCACTGGTTTTTACTATGAACCAAACAAAGTTGCACAAGATTTAGGTTATCCAATTAAACGATCTGTTGGTGTTTCCGCACAGGAAGTTAAAAAAGTTATGCCGGAAATTGTTGTTCCGGCACCGGTAGATGAAAAATATATGACAGTTCAATATGAAAGACTTTTGCCTTTGGTAATCGAATCGATTAAAGAGCTTAAAAAACAAATAGACGAATTAAAGAAAAATAAATAACATGTCAGCAGCATATCAAGAATTATTTGTAGAACAAGGCGCAGATTATTCAACATCAATATATGTTACGGATAATTATGACGTTCCTTTAAATTTAACTGGTTACGGTTGTAAAAGCCAAATCAGAAGGTCTTATTATACCAATTCTTTGGTTGCTGAATTTCAAGCAACTATAACCGATCCATTAAATGGAGGAATTACACTTAGAATAAATAATGCTAATACAGCAAACATATCTCCAGGTAGGTATGTTTATGATGTAATAGTGTTGGACGATCCTTTAGATGCCGCTAATACCATCATAACAAGAGTTATGGAAGGAATTGTCAATGTATCTCCAAGTGTAACAGTACCGTAACAGATACGCTTCGTATAAATATATTTGTTGACTAAAAAATGAAGGTCTCTGTATCCCCAGCATCAAGTAAAGTTGTTAACTTTGCACCTATTAACAAGAATGTTGCGGCTGCGAATTTTGTTTATAGGAGATATAATGTAAAGACTCCTTCCTTGCAATGGTATATTCGACATAATGTAAACTCGGACAGGATTCAGGTTACATTGAGAGATAGTGATAATCAAGAATTTTATGCTTTGATTACGATTATTGATAAAAATGCTTTTCAAATTGATTTGACGGAAGCTATTACAGGTTTTGTTGATGTTATTTTCTATATCGGTCCAATCGAAGTATTTGATATATAATTCTTAATAGAAAAAGATTGATTGAAATTTTGTTATGTTTAGCTAAACTTTAAAAACAAAAAAAAGAGGAATCAAATGGCAAATTATCCAGTATTTCACGGAATTACGTTAGCGAATGGCGCTTTCGTAGAAAACTTACACGTAGAGCGCTTAGCTTCTGATCCAATACCGGTCAGTGCTGGTCGTATTTGGTACAACACAACACAAAAACGTCTAAAGTTCAGTACATTAGATGCAACTGGTGCTGTTGCAGTAAAATATGTACCTGTAGATCAGGATCTTACAGACACATTAAACAGCGCAACTTCTTATACAGATAATTCTATTGCAGCTTTAATTAATTCTGCTCCTGTATTACTTGATACATTAAGAGAATTAGCTGATGCGATTGGTGATGATCCTAATTTTGCAAACACAGTTATCAACTTAGTTTCTGGTGTAAATTCTAACCTCGCTAACGTTTATAGCGCTGTTAACACAGAAATTACTTTAGTTCGTGGTGTTGACGTATGGCAAAATACAAGAATTGATGCTTCATTTGGTCACGCAAATGCTGCTTATGAGCGTGCTAATAACGTAAGCGACCAAATTCAGCCAGCATTTACTGCTGCTAACAGTGCAGGTCAGTACGCAAATGCCGCTTTCGTACAAGCAAATGCTGCTTATGGTTATGCTAATACTGAAGTTTTAAGACTTGATGGCATCAATACAGAACAAAACACAAGTATTGCTGCTTCTTTCTTACAAGCAAATTCAGCTTACACATATGCTAATACTGAAGTTTTAAGACTTAATGGCATCAATGTAGAACAAAACACAAGTATTGCTGCTTCTTTCTTACAAGCAAATGCTTCATTTGGCCACGCAAATGCTGCTTACGGTTACGCCAATACTGAAGTTTTAAGACTTGATGGCATCAATACAGAACAAAACACAAGTATTGCTGCTTCATTTACACAAGCAAATGCTGCTTATGGTTATGCTAATACTGAAGTTTTAAGACTTGATGGCATCAATGTAGAACAAAATACAAGTATTGCTGCTGCATTTACACAAGCAAATTCAGCTTACACATATGCTAATAATGAAGTTTCTAGAATTGACGGCATTAACACAACTCAGAACACAAGTATTGCTGCTGCATTTACACAAGCAAATGCTGCTTATGGTTATGCTAATACTGAAGTTTTAAGACTTGACGGTATTAACACAACTCAAAATACAAGTATTGCTGCTTCTTTCTTACAAGCAAATGCTTCATTTGGCCACGCAAATGCTGCTTATGGTTATGCTAATACTGAAGTTTTAAGACTTGACGGTATTAACACAACTCAGAACACAAGTATTGCTGCTTCATTTACACAAGCAAATGCTGCTTATGGTTATGCTAATACTGAAGTTTTAAGACTTGACGGTATTAACACAACTCAGAACACAAGTATTGCTGCTTCATTTACACAGGCAAATGCTGCTTTCGCAGCTGCTAACACAGCTGAAAGTGGAATTCGTTCTGACTACAATGCTCGCCGTTTCACTTACGGTTCAAACGTTGGCGCAACAACACACACAATTAACCACAACTTGAATTCTACATACGTTTCATTCACAGTTTTGGTCGAACGTGCTAATGGTTATTTCTACAACGATATCGTATCAGTAGAACAAACAACCGCAAACACATTGACTGTTTACTTGACTGAAGCAAACAACATCAAAGCGGCTATCGAGTCGTTTGTTACGTTGTAATTTGTTTTTTTGTAACTGAGCCAGGAGGGAGAGTAAAATCTCCCTCCATAATTTTTGAGATTAATAATTATGGATAATATGCCAAATATTGATTTGTATAGTATTAATGATTTTGAAACCTCTATGGTTAAATTATCAAAGTGTTTGAAGGTTTTAAAAAAAAATGCATTAGAAGCTGATTTTAGTGATGGTGAGATTAAAAATCAGTATTGTAAAGATGTTATGTACATGAAACAATTTTTTGAACGTGCTGAATTAATATTGAGAAAAAGAATATGACAAGTAGACTTAATCAATATTTACACGATTGGATAGAAAAAATTGAAGAAAACATAAAGAATTTTAAAAGTCAAGAAGATACGAATGATGATGAAAAACTAGAATTTATTAGTCACCAGTATCACTTGGTTATGCTTATACATAGAGCATTGAACGGACAAGTAATTTTTGTTGGTGCTAAACCTCCCAACAAAATAATTAAAAAGAACAAAAAAGGAAAAAAACATGGCATCAAATCAAATTAGAGTTTTAGGAGGCTTGAATCTAACAGCCGGCCTAATTTTCGAAACGGATTATAATGGTTTTCCAGCAAATCCAGCACCAAGAACAATTATTGTACAACAAGGAACGCCATACATTTACACCGAATTAAATTACGGTAGCAATTATTGGACTTGGCAACCAATTGGTACCGCACAATCAGCATATTTGCACACACAAGGTGTTGCATCCAATACCTGGACAGTAACACACGACCTAGGTTCTTCTGACCTAGGTTTTTTTGTATATGATGCCAATCATAATTTACAAGTTGCTAATATTGAAATTGTAAATAACAATACAGCAAGAGTCTTATTAACAGAAGCAATTACTGGTACAGCTGTATTTTTTAGCACAAGAAAATTAAGCGTTAATACAGTTAATGCTTCAAATACAGTTGTTATTGGTGGTTTGACAGTTGCAAACACAGACAATCGTTTATCTGTAAATGGTGGAACATTAGCTTATCAAACTGACCTTCTTTCACTAACAAATACTGTTTCTACATTATCTTCAAACGTTGCACAAATTAGTCCAGCAATGTTGGAAGTATTAAATAATATTACAGGCGTTGACGGTAACGGAAATACTTATGTTGATTTGGGTGCAATTTCTTATGCTAACTCAGCATTTAATGTTGCAAACTCAGCATTTGCTGCAGCTAATAACGTGGCACCACAGATTGCTCCAGCATTTACAAAAGCCAATTCTGCGTATGATCAAGCAAATACCGCTACAACTAATGCTGCTACAGCAGACTCCAAAGCAGTAACAGCTGGTTATTATGCAAATTCAGCATATACAGCAGCCAATACAGCAGACTCCAAAGCAGTAACAGCTGGTTCTTATGCTAACTCTGCATATACAGCAGCCAATACAGCAGACTCCAAAGCAGTAACAGCTGGTTCTTATGCTAACTCTGCATATGGTCAAGCTAATACAGCAACAACCAATGCAGCTACAGCTGATTCCAAAGCAGTAACAGCTGGTTCTTATGCTAACTCTGCATATGCTGCTGCTAACGTAGGAAATACATTTGTAACATCAGGTGGTACAATTGGTGGTACAGTTACAGTTAATGGTAATATTTTACCAAAAACAAGCAATACAACAAATATTGGATCACCAACTTTAAAATTTGCAAGTATCTATGCAAACGACTTACACCTTGGTGCAAATACTCTTTATGTTGATGGTAGTCCAGTTTTAGGATCTAGTGCTGAAAATATTACTTTTACCGCTAATACAAATCAAGGTATACAATTACAAACTTATGGTACAGGTAATATTACATTAACATCAAATTCAACAACAAGAATTCAAACAACAGGTCAAAACGGTGATGTTATTGTTGAAGCATCAGGATTAGGTTCTTTAGCAAGAATTACTTCCAATACACAAGTTACATTGACTGCACCAACAGTACAAATTTCTGGCAATCAAACTGTTACTGGTGATGCAACGATTACTGGTAATTTAACAATCAATGGTACAACGACTACTGTACACACAACAAACTTAAACGTTGATGATAACATCATCGATTTAAATAAAGGTGAGTCTGGTTCAGGCGTATCTAGAACATATTCTGGTTTCCAAGTTATTCGTGGCGATCAACCAAATGTTCGTGTCGTTTGGAATGAAACTAACGGTACTTTTGTTATGGGACCAACTGGTTCGGAAGTTAACATAGCTTCAACACCACAACTTAACGTAGTATTCACTCAAGCTAACTCTGCATTTACTGCTGCTAATACAGCTGATTCTAAAGCAGTAACAGCTGGTTCTTATGCAAATTCAGCATACGCTCAAGCAAATACTGCTACAACTAATGCAGCTACAGCAGACTCTAAAGCAGTAACAGCTGGTTCTTATGCTAACTCAGCATTTGCTGCTGCTAATACAGCTGATTCTAAAGCAGTAACAGCTGGTTCTTATGCTAACTCTGCATATGCTCAAGCAAATACTGCTACAACTAATGCAGCTACAGCAGACTCCAAAGCAGTAACAGCTGGTTCTTATGCTAACTCTGCATTTGCTGCTGCTAATACTGCAACAACAAATTCTTTAGCAAAATCTGGTGGTGTAGTAACTGGTGCAATTTCATCTAACAGCCCAATTTATGCTTCTGCATTGTCATCCAATACATCTGTAACTATCAATACAAGTTCATATATGACTTCAACATCATATACGACTTCTACAACATCACAAGTTACAGCATTTTCTTTTGCAATAGCAACATATCGCTCAGCAAAAATATTGGCACAAATGACAAGTGGTTCTTCTTATCATATGATTGAATTAAATATTATTCACGATGGTACAACAGCATACGTTGCACAATACGGTGAAGTTAAGTCTGGTTCATCATTAGGAACTTTTGATGCATCAATCACATCTGGTAATTTGAATGTATTGTTTACTCCAACAAACAGTACAACAACTGCGAAAATTGTTGCTACATTAATCGCTGTTTGATTAGCAAAATAACACTTAAAAAGGGGAGAATGAACCTTGGCTAATTCAAATTTCATCGTTAAAAATGGCGTAACTGTTGGAACAACAAACGTCATAGATTCTTCAGGTAACTGGATAGGATCACAATCCAACGTGAAAGGTCTTGCGGGCGCTCAAGGTCCGCAAGGCTTTTCGGGTATATCCGGCACTCAGGGTTCACAAGGAACTGTGGGCGCTCAAGGATCACAAGGAACTGTTGGTGTTCAAGGACCAGCAGGTTTTCAAGGTACAACTGGTGCAACAGGACCAACAGGACCAGCCGGCGTTCAAGGATCAACAGGTCCACAGGGAACTCAAGGAACTGTTGGTGTTCAAGGACCAGCAGGTTTTCAAGGTACAACTGGAGCAACAGGACCAACAGGACCACAAGGTTCTCAAGGACCAGCTGGTGTTCAAGGACCAGCTGGTGTTCAAGGATCAACAGGAGGTACTGGTACAACTGGTGTGACTGGAGCAACAGGACCAACAGGACCACAAGGTTCTCAAGGACCAGCTGGTGTTCAAGGACCAGCTGGTGTTCAAGGATCAACAGGAGGTACTGGTACAACCGGTGTGACTGGAGCAACAGGACCAACAGGACCACAAGGTTCTCAAGGACCAGCAGGAAGTACAGGCCCTACAGGTCCAACGAGTCCAACAGGACCAACAGGTTCACCAGGACCAAATGGTGTACCAGGAGCCCAAGGTCCTACAGGATCACCTGGAGGTACTGGCCCAACAGGTTCACCTGGAGGTACTGGACCACAAGGTCCATCTGGCACTGGCGGTTCATTGGGTACTCAAGCAACCGCTCTTGGTGTAAATATTGCAGCAGGTCCAACAGGTACATTACAAGCCACAGGATCAATTATAGCAGGTTATTCCGATATTAGACTTAAAGATAATATCGAAACAATTAAAAATGCAGGTGAAAAATTATATCAATTAAACGGTGTATTTTATAGACAAAATAAGTTAGCTGAAATTTTTGGTTACAATAATTATAAAAATCAAGTTGGTTTGATTGCACAAGAAGTTCAAAAAGTTATGCCTGAAATTGTTAAGCCTGCTCCATTTGATGTAACAGAGGGAAATGGCAGTAAAACAGGTGAGTTTTATTTGACAGTTCAGTATGAAAGATTAATACCTCTAATTGTTGAAACGATTAAAGAACAACAAAAAGAAATAGAACAATTAGAAGGAGCTTTGAACTAATATGGCAACAAGCAATTTCATCGTTAAAAACGGACTAACTGTTGGATCAACAGATGTCATTAACTCAAGTGGAACTTGGACTGGTCCAGCATCTTCTTATCAAGGTGTTCAAGGACCAACAGGTTTTCAAGGTTCTGCTGGTGATCAAGGCGCTTCTGGTTTCCAAGGCGCTCAAGGTGCCACTGGTTTTCAAGGTGCTCAAGGTGCTGCTGGTACTCAAGGGCCACAAGGTTCATCACCAATAGGTGCTCAAGGCGTGCAGGGTGCTACTGGTGCTCAGGGTCCACAAGGTCGAACTGGTGCTCAAGGTGCTGCTGGCATTCAAGGGCCACAAGGTTCATCACCAGTAGGTGCTCAAGGTGCTTCGGGTTTCCAAGGTGCTCAAGGTGCAACAGGTGCTCAAGGTGCTACAGGACCTCAAGGTCCACAGGGTCCACAAGGTTCATCACCAGTAGGTGCTCAAGGTGCTTCGGGTTTCCAAGGTGCTCAGGGACCAACTGGGCCAACTGGTGGAACTGGAGCACAAGGTCCTAGAGGACCACAAGGTGGTGCAGGATCAACAGGTCCACAAGGTTCTCCAGGACCAACAGGTCCACAAGGAGGTACAGGACCAACAGGTCCACAAGGACCTCAAGGTCCTTCAGCAAGTGGAGGCACAACATCAACACCAAACGTTTCAGCTTTAGGCATCAATGCTGCTGTAGGCCCAACAGGCACAATTCAAGCATCAGGAAATATTACGGCTGGTGCATCCGATAAAAGATTGAAAGATATTTCAGGTACAATAGAAAATTGTTTGGAAAAAATTCAAGCGTGGAGTGGAATTTATTACACTCAGAGCAAATTGGCTGAAAGTTTTGGTTACAATGATTATAGTAAACAAGTGGGTTTAATTGCACAACAAGTTAAAACTTCAGCACCTGAAATTGTTTCGCCTGCTCCTTTTGATATTGACGCAAATGGAAATAGTAAAACTGGAGAAAATTATCTTACAGTTCAGTATGAAAAGGTTGTTCCTATTGTGATCGAAGCAATTAAAGAACAACAGAAACAAATTTCTGCGTTACTAACAAAATTAGAAAATAGAGGTAAGTAATGGCAACAAGCAATTTCATCGTTAAAAACGGACTAACTGTTGGTTCAACAGATGTTTTAGACTCTAATGGTAATTGGATTGGACCACAATCCGGCATTAAAGGACCACAAGGTTTAGCGGGCTCACAAGGTGCTCAGGGCGTTCAAGGTGCTACAGGTACTCAAGGACCAACTGGTGTACCAGGCGCTCAAGGTGCAACAGGCGTTTCTGGTGTTCAAGGAGCTCAAGGTTTTCAAGGTGCTCAAGGCGCTCAGGGTTTACAAGGGGTTCAAGGACCAACAGGACCAACAGGTGTTCAAGGTTCTATTGGAGTTCCTGGTGTTCAGGGTGCTCAAGGTTTTCAAGGTGCTCAAGGTTCTACTGGCGCAACAGGTTCTACTGGACCAACTGGTGTACCAGGTGCTCAAGGTGCAGCAGGTACTCAAGGTGCTACAGGTTTCCAAGGTAGACAAGGTGCTCAAGGTTCTACTGGTGCAACAGGTTCTACTGGACCAACTGGTGTACCAGGTGCTCAAGGTCCTACAGGTCCTGCAGCTGCGACAGGTTTACAAGGTTTTCAAGGCGTTCAAGGACCAACAGGTCCAACAGGAACAAGTGGTCCAACAGGTCCAACTGGACCAACAGGTCCAACAGGTCCAACAGGTCCGACAGGTGGTTCTTCCGGTGCAGTAACTCAAGTTGCTGCATTGGGTGTAAATACCGTAGCAGGTCCAACTGGTAGTGTCCGAGCTACAGGAAATATTGTAGCGAATTATTCAGATAAAAGATTGAAAGATATTTCTGGTGTTATTGAAAATTCTCTAGAAAAAATTCAACAATTAAATGGCGTTTATTATGAATTTACAGAACAAGCTAAAGAGCTTGGTGTTACTATTGACGGCCCACAAATTGGTTTAATTGCACAAGAAGTTGAATCTGTTTTACCTGAAGCAACCGCAATTGCTCCTTTTGACACTGATAAATATGGAAATAGTAAATCAGGTGAAAAATATTTGACTGTTATGTATGAAAAAATTGTTCCATTATTAGTACAAGCATTAAAAGAACAAAAATCACAGATTGAATATATAAAATCTAAATTATAATCTTTTAGGAGTTTGTTTATGAATGGTGAGTGGTGTTATTTTAAATCGTATATTGATAAAGCGACTTGTGAAAAAATTATCCGTGATGCAAATGCAATACCTACACAAGATGCTGTTGTTGGATTAAATGATAATGGTAGAGTGGACTCCAGTATAAGAAAGAGTAAAGTAAAATTTATCAATTCTTCAGACTGGAGATTCACCTACCTTTTTGATTTGTTGTGGAAAACAGGTATACAAGCGAATAAAGATTTCTTTAATATACACATCACACATTTAAATTTTGTTCAATTGGCTGAATATGATAGTAGTTATTTCGGTGAATATAAAGAACATCATGACGTTTTTTGGATGAATAATGATCCATTATATCATAGAAAACTATCTTGTATAATTCAACTTTCTGATCCAAAAGATTACGAAGGTGGCAATTTCGAAATTACAGATGCTGGCACTCCTTTGGATTCAAAAGAAACAAAGGAGCAAGGCTCAATCATTTTCTTTCCCTCAATGTTAAGACACAGAGCATATCCGGTAACAAAAGGAACCAGATATAGTATTGCTGCATGGTTTGAAGGTCCTAAGTGGAAATGATTGTTGGTGATTCACCTTTCAAATATTATGTGATTGATAATTTTTTAGAACACGATCACGCAAAACAATTATCAGAAGAATTTATAGATTATAATTCACCTAATTGGTTTGTTTACAACAATCCACTTGAAATCAAAAAAGCAAGTAATAATTGGTATTTTTTTCCACCAAAAACATATCAATTTTTTCAATATTTAAATTCATCGGAATTTATAAAAAAAATTCAAGATATAACAGGTACAAATAAAGTATATCCAGATTTAGGACTTCACGGTTCTGGTTGGCACATTCAGGGTAAAGACAGTAAACTAAATGTGCATCTTGATTATTCGATGCATCCAAAATTAAATCTACTAAGAAAATTCAATTTAATTTTTTACCTGACACCAGATTGGAATACCAATTGGGGAGGCAATCTTGAATTTTGGTCACACGATAGTACCACAAATTTACCAAAAGAAAAAATAATAACGATTGAAAATAAATTTAATCGTGCTTTGTTATTTGACACTTCACAAAATTCATGGCACGGATTTAATGATCCTATTAAATGTCCTGAAGGAGTTTATAGAAAAAGTATTGCAATGTACTATATGGTTGAACCTGGAGGTGTTATAGATACTAGAAATAGAGCATTATATGCTCCAACTGAAGATCAAAAAAATGATCCTGAAATTTTAAAATTTATACAACAGAGAACATTATGAAGAAAAATTGTAAAATTGTAATGATAACAATGTTTAAAAATGAAGCATCGGTTATCAAAAGAATGTTAGATTCTTGTTTACCATATGTTGATTATTATGTATTACAGAATAATGGATCAACTGATGGTACAGACCAAATAGTCAAAGATTTTTTAATCAACAATAAACTTTCAGGTGAATTGTATGATGTAGAAGAAGGTTGGGTTGGTTTCGGATGGAATCGTGACCACTTGATTCAATACTGCCAAAAAACAGATCACGGTTGCGATTGGATTTTAAAAATGGATTGTGATGAAGTTTTAGAAATTGATGACGATTTCGACTGGTCACCACTAGAAAATAAAAACACACAAGCTTTTCACATACCAGCAGTAAGTGGTACATGCATTTATCATAGAGCTTGGATGTGGAACGCAAATCTTCCCTGGAGATTCAATCACGATACTTGTCACGAAACAGTTTATTGTGATATTGAAGGTATTGGTGAAAACTTTGAAAGAATCGATTTGTCACCAAAATTTAGACAAGTTGGATACAATGAGGGTCAGAGTTGGTCAAATCCTGTAAAATTTATTAGTGACGCTTTGATTCTTGAAGAAAAAATGATCAAAGAAAAATCATTTACTACTGACTTGTATCATTTTTGGTACATTGGTAAAAGTTATACGGACGCATACCAATCAAGTTCATTTCCATTAGGTGAAACGCAAAAAAAAGAATACGCAAAAAGATCGATATATTACTTTGAAGAATTTGTAAGACACAAACAATCTACTAAATTTCCAGTACAAATTGGCGAAAATGAAGTTGATGAAATGTGTTACATGGCATTATTTTTTGCAGGAGAATGTTATAACTTTATTGGTGATGTAAACAATGCGATAAACACTTATAATCTTTCTGAAAAATTTGCTCCAGAAAGAAACGATCACCTTTTTGCTTTGGCTCAAATATATAACAATTTAGGTGATTACAAAAGTATGTTGAGTTGCACCACAAGAATGATGCAACCAGAAAGAACAAATGTATTTCCTAGGTTTGTCGTGATGATTGATACGTCATTATATCATGATAGTCCTACAGGCAGAGTTCAGAAATTGCATGAGTTAGCAAAACAAAAAGTAGAAGAAGAAAACAAAAATTCTTTACCTTTCTTTATCAACACCAACACAAATAAAAGATTTTTTATCGTAGATAATTTTTATCAAAATCCGGACGAAGTAAGAGAATTTGCACTGAATGTTGAATATAAATCAGACATTCGTTGGTACAAAGGATTACGTTCGGTTGTACCATATAGACCCAAAGGACTCAAAGAAGCTTTTGAAAAAATTATTGGTGAAGAAATTTTCAATTTTGAAAATCATGATTATAATGGTTGTTTTCAAATAACAACAGCAGAAGATCCACAAGTTTATCACTACGATTTACAAAAATGGGCCGCAATGATTTATTTAACTCCAAATGCGCCTTTAGAAAGTGGTACCAGATTACATCAATCAAAACTTAACGGCACAAGACATTCAACGGATAATGATTCGTCCGGTGCTTTTGCTGGAGGTTTCTATGACAGCACAAAATTTGATGTGACGGATTCAGCAGCAAATATATACAATAGACTCGTCATTATGGATGCACGATGCATACATTCGGCCGGACCTTATTTTGGTCAAGGAATAGAAGACGGAAGATTAACACATTTATTTTTCTTTGATTAATTATGAAATTTAGTTTAATAACTCCAGAACACAGTCCAGAAAACATTCCTTTTTTAGTAGAATTATACGAAAGTATTTGTAATCAAACCTATGAGAATTGGGAATGGATTCTTTATCTAAACAACAAATGCACACCGCAACACATACCAGAAAAAATTAAAAATGATAACCGTGTTGTAATCATTTGTGCAAAAGAAAAAAATACAAATGTCGGTGCAGTTAAAAATGCGGCCTTTAATAGTGGAACAGGAGATGTTCTTGTCGAATTGGATCATGACGACATTATCACACCGGATTGTTTAGAAGAATTGTATAAAGCCTATCAAAATCCAGATGTTGGTTTTGTTTATAGTGATGATGCAATGTTGCACATGGAAGATAATTTTATTCCTTACGGATCAGAATATGGATGGACTTACAGAGATTTTGAATGGAAAGGAAAAAAACTTATTGCAATGAATAGTTTTGAGCCCACCAGTCATAGTTTAGGATATATTTGGTGGGCACCAGATCACGTGAGATCATGGAGAACATCTGTATATAAAGAGTTGGGTGGCCATAATGTAGAACTTTCTATTTGTGATGATCACGAATTGTGTATTCGAACTTATTTAAAAACAAAAATGGTCAGAATACCAAAAGTTCTTTATCTTTACAGAATTACTGGAGACAACACATTCATAGCCAGAAATGAAGCAATTCAAATAAAAACAAAAGAATTGTTTAATCAATATGCAAGAGAATTGGCAGAAAAAGATGCACTCGATAGAAATCTTTTAAAGGTAGATATTGGCGGTGGTTTGAATCCATATCCAAATTACATTTCTGTTGATTTACGACCTGATGCTGATATTGTATACGATTTAAATAAAGGAATTCCTTTACCTGACAATTCTGTTGGTGTATTAAATGCAAGTCATATTTTGGAACATTTAACAGATAAAACAAAAATAATGTCTGAGATACATCGTGTTTTGGCACCAGGTGGTTGGACATTTATTGAGGTTCCTAGTACAGATGGTCGTGGCGCTTTTCAAGATCCAACACATGTAAGTTACTGGAACGAAAATAGTTTTCTGTATTACACAGATGCATATCTAGCAAATTTTATAGATAACAAAACAATTAGATTTCAAGAATACAGAAAAGAAACGTATTTTCCAAACGAATGGATGAAAAATTTAAATGTTTGTGTTACATCCGCATGGTTAGTTGCAATTAAAGACGGCATGCCTAGACTACCCGGACAATTGAGAATATAAATAGCCAATAAAACTATGGGTAAATAACGTCATGGCAAATCCAATTACCGACAGATATACTTTTAAAGACTATTGTTTAAGAAGACTAGGTTTTCCAGTTATTGAAATTAACGTTGATGATGATCAAATAGAAGATCGTATTGACGATGCTTTGCAATACTGGCAAGATTACCATTTTGATGGTCTACAAAAAGTATATTACATCAAAGCAGTTCAACAACAAGATATAACAAATAAGTATCTTGACTTGAGTGAATCTAAAGATGAAGCCAACAATGCAATGGAAATTGTTGGTGTTACTCGTATATTTCCAATCTCAGATTCACAGTCAACAGTTAATATGTTTGATTTAAGATATCAACTTAGATTAAACGAATTGTATGATTTTACGTCTGCATCATATATCAACTACACGTTAACACAACAACATTTACGTTCTTTAGAATTAATGTTTACGGGTGAAGTTCCTATACGATTTCAACGACATATGCAAAGACTGTATATTGATTGGGCTTGGGGTCAATCAGAAGCACCAGCAGGAACAGTAGTAATTGCAGAATGTTATGCGGTTATTAATCCCGATGTTTATTCAAAAGTTTGGAATGATCGTTGGTTAAAAGAATATGCCACAGAATTAATCAAAAGAACTTGGGGTAATAACCTAAAGAAGTTTGCTGGTATGCAACTTCCAGGTGGTGTTACTTTAAATGGTGATAAAATCTATCAAGAAGCGGTCAATGAAATTGAAAGATTAGAAGCTGAAATGGAAAAGAATTATGGTGCTCCACTAGAATTCTTCTTGAACTAAAATGGCAACCTCACACTATTTTAATAATTATAACTCAAATGCTGAACAAAGAGTAATTGAGGATTTAATTGTCGAATCCATTAAAATTATGGGTTTCGATGCTTATTACGTACCTAACACAAATGATATTTCGAGAGATACATTGTTTGGTGAAGATCCTGTTAAAAACTTTAAATCTGCATATGCAATAGAATTTTATCTATCCAATTCTTTAGAATATATGGGTGAAAAAGAATTCTTCTCAAAATTTGGTCTTGAAATTAAAAATAATGTAAACGTGGTTTTATCGAAACGTTCTTTTAATCAAAGAATACCACCAAATACTCTACCTAGACCATTAGAGGGTGATTTGATTTATGTTCCATTTTTAAATGGAACTGGTGAATTATATGAAATTAAATTTGTAAATCAGACAAAAGATTTCTTTATGTTAGGAAGAAGCGTACCTTACTTTTACGAATTAGAATTGGAAAAATACAAATTTTCTCAAGAAAGTATTGCTACAGGTGTTGCACAAATTGATCAAGTTATGCACCAGTCAGCTTATACTTTATTATTAAATATGAACGCAGGCAATGGTTATTGGTATACACACGGCGAAATTGTATATCAATCACCAGACACAACATATGCAAATGCTTCTGTTGTTGCAATGTCAAAGCTTTGGAATCCAACATCAAATGTATTGAGTGTACATTCGATAGTAGGAGAATTTAAAGCAAACGTTGATGTGTATGGAGCAAGCAGTGGAGCAGTTTATAAGCCAGTAAATTTTGATACACTTGAAGATGATACTGAGAATGAAACTTATGATAATAAGTATATTGACAATCAAGCTAATAATATCATCGACCTCTCAGAAATTAATCCTTTCGGAAAACTCTAATGTCAACAACTGAACATAATAGAATAATCCGAAAAACAATTATCGGATTTGGTAATTTATTCGACAACATCACTTTAATTAGATATAATCCTGACGGAACACAATCTAATCGCTTTCTCGTACCTATTGCATATGCTACAAAAGAAAGATATGTGATGAGGTTGGAAGAAGATTTAAACTTAAACAAAAAAGTTCAAACTACTTTACCTAGATTTTCTTTTGAAATGACAGGTTTGAAATATGATTCGAGTCGAAAACAAAACACAAATATAAAAAACTTTGCATCAACAAATACTGGAATTTTATCTCAGTATAATCCAGTACCCTACGATTATGATTTTAATCTGTACTTGTATGTTCGTAATATTGAAGATGCAACAGAAATTATCGAACATATTGTACCATTTTTTACACCAGATTATACAATCAAATTAAATTTAATTCCAGAAATGGGTATAATTAAAGAAATACCTATTATTTTGAATTCGACAAGTCACGAAATAATTTATGAAGGTGTGAGAGAAAATGAAACCAGAATGATTATCTGGACTTTAAATTTTACAGCTAAAGGTTTTATTTTTGGTAAATCATCTACAGCAAATGTTATTACACATTCAATCACTTCAATTTATAATGAAATTACAGAAGATGATGTGGTTGATTTTATAATAAATTCTTCAAGTGGTACAGGAACATATCAAATAGGAGAATCTGTTTATCAAGGTTATTCACAGAAAGTATCAACTGCAACTGCAATAGTTGTATCCTTCAAGAACAATATTTTAAAACTCAAACAAGTTAACGGTAATTTCGTTTCTTCACAACCAATTTATGGAATAAACACAAGAGCAAATTATAAATTTACTTCTTATAATTTGGCACCTAAAAAGTTTGTTCAAATTGATATTACTCCAAATCCAGCTAACGCAAACGCAACAACTCCATATGTAGCTAACACAATTATTACTGAATTTGACGTATGAGTACTTTTGATAAGAATATGGAAAAAATATTTGATGTAACTCCTGTAACAAAAACAGAAACTACATTAGTTCCAGTTAAAAAAGAAATTGGTGAACCTGATCTTAAAGAGGATTTGGTTGATGCATATCAACAATCTAAAGATAATCTTCAAGATTTAATTGATCAAGGTAAAGAGGCAATGGAAGAAATATTACAAATTGCCAAGGCAGGTCAACATCCAAGAGCATTTGAAGTTTATGGAACTCTACTTAAAAACATGGTAGACGCTAATAAAGAGTTATTGAATATACAAAAACAAATGCGTGATATGGACAAAAATAATAAAAAAGAAGGCAATACAAATATCGATAAAGCTATTTTTGTAGGTTCAACTGCCGAACTATCTAAAATATTAAAAGGTAAAGATGGACAATAAAGATTCTTACCGTGATAATCCTTTACTTAAACGATCTGGTGTTCAAGTTGAATACACACAAGAACAAGTTGATGAATATGTAAAATGTTCTAAAGATCCAATTTACTTTGCAAAAAATTATGTAAAAATTGTTAACGTTGATGAAGGCCTCATAAATTTTAAGATGTGGGACTTTCAAGAAAAAATGATTAAACTTTTTAAAGATAATCGTTTTGTAATTACAAAATGTCCACGACAGGTCGGAAAAACAACAACTACTGTTGCTTATCTTTTATGGGCAACTCTTTTTACAGATTCTCAAAACTGTGCTGTTTTAGCAAACAAAGGTTCTTTAGCTAGAGATATTCTAGCAAAATACCAACTTGCATATGAAAATTTACCTATGTGGTTGCAACAAGGCGTGATCACATGGAATAAAGGTAATGTTGAATTAGAGAATGGTTCAAAAATAATTGCAGCGTCAACATCATCTTCTGCTGTTCGTGGTGGATCTTTCAATATTGTTTTCTTGGATGAATTTGCTTTCGTTCCTGCAAATATCGCAAATGAGTTTTTTAACTCTGTTTATCCTGTTATTTCTTCTGGTAAAACAACTAAAATCATTATTGTTTCAACACCAAATGGTATGAACTTGTTTTATAAACTTTGGATGGATTCAATCAACAGAAAAAATAATTACGTTCCTTTTGAAATTCACTGGTCAAATGTTCCAGGAAGAACAGATGAATGGAAAGAAGAAACAATAAGAAACACATCAGAAAGACAGTTTGCACAAGAATTTGAAACAGAATTCTTAGGTTCATCAAATACACTCATTTCAGGCAATAAACTTCAACAAATTGTCTATATCGATCCTATTGCACAACACGATATGATGAAGATTTACGAGAGGCCTATTAAAGATGATGGTGAAAGTAATAAAAAAGACCACTTATATTGTATTTGCGTTGACGTTTCTGAAGGTAGGAATTTAGACAGTTCAGCATTTTCGGTAATTGATATTTCACAGACGCCATATAAACAAGTGGCAACCTATAAAAGTTCATCGATTTCTCCAATTTTATTTCCGACAATTATCTACAATGCAGCAAAATTGTATAATGATGCATATGTTTTGGTGGAAATTAACAACAATCCTCAAGTTGCAGATTCTTTACATGCAGACTTTGAATATGAAAACTTATGGAAAGTATTTACGGGTAATAAAAAACCTCAACAACTTTCCGCTGGTTTTGCACGTGGCATTCAAATGGGTCTCAAAATGTCACCGCAGGTTAAAAAAATAGGTTGTTCAAACTTAAAAACGTTAATTGAAGGTGATAAATTATTAATTAACGACTTTGACACCTACTCGGAATTGACAACTTTTGTTGCACAAAAGAATTCTTTTTCTGCTGAAGAAGATGCAAATGATGATTTGGTAATGACTTTAGTAATTTTTTCTTGGGTTGCTACACAAAAATATTTCAAAGAAATTGTAAATCACGATCTGAGAAAACAAATTCAATTGGAAAATATGAATCAGGTAGATGAAGAATCTTTACCAGCACCAATCATTGAGGATGGTTTAGAACACGATTTTGAAATATATGATGGAGATGTTTGGGAAAAAGCCGACTCCGGTCAAATTTACTCAAACTTTATTAAGAAAACATTACAAAGAATGTAAATTTAGTGTTTGATAAATATCTTTATGGTATTTTAGTTGCCAAAATAACATAATAATTCAAGGAGAATCAAATGGCATTTCAAATCTCTCCAGGCGTAAACGTATCTGAAATTGACTTAACGACAGTAGTTCCTTCAGTTCAATCTACAGCTGGTGCTTTTGCTGGTACATTTCAATGGGGTCCTGCAAATAAACTTAAATTAATTGATAGTGAGATCACCTTAACAAAAACTTTTGGTGAACCCGATTCAAATTCAGCAGTATCTTTCTTTACATCTGCAAACTTCTTAGCTTACGGAAACAATATTCAAATTGTTCGTGCTGTTGGTGCAAATTCATTCAATGCTGACGCAAACACATCAGCTACAAACGTTCAGATAACAAATGAGGATGTTTTTGAAGCTTCATATTTAAATGTCAGTCAAAACAATTTATATGGCGCTTTTATTTCTAGATATCCTGGAGTTTTAGGAAATTCTATTGATGTTGCGGTTTGTGCAAACAACTCAACATTTAGTACATGGACATATAAATCATACTTTACTAGCGCACCAGGCACTTCAGATTACGTTTCTGCTGCCAACGGTTCAAATGATGAAATGCACATTGTTATTGTTGATCGTGGTGGTTTATTCACAGGAACAGCAAATACAGTTTTGGAAACATATGCTTTTGTTTCAGCTGCAAGTGATGCTTCTTTAAACGGTTCTACAAATTACTACAAACAAGTAATTTTTAATAACTCTAAGTACGTTTATGCTGTAGATCCAGTAAGTTACTCGATTACAAGTTCAACTTGGGGTCAACCTGCTGCAAATACAACTTTTGCAAGATTAACCTCAAATGAATTGGTTAGTTTGGCTGGCGGTACCGATGAAGTTCCTTCTGACGCTAATTTACAAAATGCATATTCAAATTTCGCAAACAAAGAATCCGTTGATATTTCTTTGTTGATGACTGGTAATGCTAGTGTCACAATACAACAATATGTAATCGATAATATTGCAACAACTCGTATGGATTGCGTTGCATTTATTTCTCCACCATATTCAAGCGTTGTGAACCAAGCTGGTAACGAAACTACTAATATTAATAGTTGGTTAACATCACTATCACGTTCTTCTTCATATGTTGTTGTTGATTCTGGTTGGAAATATCAATTCGACAAATACAATAATGTATACCGTTGGATTCCTCTAAATGCTGATATTGCTGGTTTATGTGTATACACAGATACCATAAGAGATCCATGGTTCTCACCCGCAGGTTATAACAGAGGCGCTATTAAAAATAGCATCAAGTTAGCTTGGAATCCATCAAAGACTTATCGTGATGCATTGTATTCTGCTGGTGTAAATCCTGTGGTTTCTTTCCCAGGACAAGGAACTGTATTGTTTGGAGATAAAACATTACAAGCTAAGCCTTCCGCATTTGATAGAATTAATGTACGTAGATTGTTTATCATTTTAGAAAAAGCAATTTCAAGAGCTGCACAATATTCATTGTTTGAATTGAATGATGAATTTACCCGCGCTCAATTTGTTGCTCTTGTAACTCCATTCTTACGTGATATCCAAGGTCGCCGTGGTATTACTGACTTTAAAGTTGTTTGTGACACAACAAATAACACACCACAAGTTATTGATACCAATAGATTTATTGGTGATATTTACATCAAGCCTGCTCGTTCAATTAACTTCATTCAGTTGAATTTCGTTGCTGTTGGAACTGGTGTTGACTTCACAACAGTCGTTGGTCAGTTCTAATAAATACTAACGAATAGGAGAAAACAAAATGGCATTCAATGTAACAGAATTTAGAGCAAATATGATTGGTGACGGCGCTCGTCCCAATCTATTTTCGGTTTCTCTAGTTTTTCCAACGGTTGCGGCAAACGGAAATGTAGCTGGTCAAAAAGTAACATTTATGGCAAAAGCGGCACAACTTCCAGGTTCATCAATCGGAACAGTTCCTGTTTATTATTTTGGTCGTGAATTAAAGTTTGCTGGAAACAGATCGTTTTCAGACTGGACATTAAACATTATCAATGATGAAGATTTTGCAATCCGAAATTCAGTAGAATCTTGGATGAACGCAATCAACAGCCATGCAGGAAATGTACGTAATGGTGCAGCAGTAAATAACACAGGTTATTCTGTTGATGCTTCTGTTACACAGTACGGTAAAGCTGGACAAGAGTTGAAAAAATATAAATTTGTTGGTTTATTTCCATTAGATTTAGCTCCAATTGATTTAAATTGGGCATCAAATGATGAGATTGAAGAATATTCAGTCACATTTGCGTATCAATGGTGGGAAACCGACACCACTTCTTGATTTTTTATGGAGGGTTATTTTTAACCCTCCTTTATGTTTCTTTTTGATTTTGGAATTGTATAAAAAATATGGCATCTTTAAATAAATTTTCACTTTTTGGATTTCAAATATCCCGTGAAAAGAACGAACAGGATCAATCTGTTCAACAATCTTTTACGCCACCAACACAAGACGATGGCGCATTAACTATTACGTCTGCCGCTTATTATGGCACATATGTTGATCTTGACGGTACAGCAAAAAACGAAGTTGAACTAATATCAAGGTATCGAGAAATGGCTATGCAGCCAGAAATTGAATCTGCGATAGACGATATAGTTAATGAAGCAATCTGCCAAGACGATGACGGTAAAATCATTCAAATTGTTTTAGATCAATTAAAACAATCAGATAAAATCAAAAAAGCCATCAAAGAAGAATTTCAAACCGTGCTTCGTTTGATGAATTATAATAACATGGCACAAGACATTTTTCGTAGATACTACGTTGATGGTCGATTATATTACCACATTATTATTGACAGAGATAATCCACAACAAGGCATTAAAGAATTAAGATATATTGATCCACGTAAAATAAGAAAAGTTCGTGAGATTAAAAAGAAAAAAGATGAACGTACTGGCGTTGATATTATGAATGTGGTTAATGAATACTACATTTACAATGATAAGGTTGTCACAGGAAGTTCATCCAATTACGGCCCTGTAGGTGTTCGTATCACCACAGACTCGATTATATCTGTTGTCTCAGGATTGATGGATTCACGTAGAGCAGTTGTTTTATCATATTTACATAAAGCAATTAAACCACTCAATCAATTGCGTATGATTGAAGATGCTACTGTAATTTACAGAATCTCACGTGCTCCAGAAAGACGTATTTTTTACATTGATGTAGGTAACTTACCTAAATTAAAAGCCGAACAATATCTGCGTGATATTATGGTCAAGTATAAAAATAAACTTGTGTATGATGCAAATACAGGTGAAGTTCGTGATGATCGTAAATTCTTATCAATGATGGAAGATTTTTGGTTACCACGTAGAGAAGGCGGTAAAGGAACTGAAATCACTACACTTCCTGGCGGACAAAATCTAGGTGAATTGGAAGACGTTAAATATTTTGAAAGAAAACTGTATAAATCATTAAACGTTCCTATTTCTCGTTTAGAACCAAATCAAGGTTTTTCGATTGGTCGTGTAGCTGAAGTTACCCGTGACGAATTAAAATTTTCAAAATTTGTTGATAGATTAAGAAACAAATTTTCGGATGTTTTTGACCAAGCTTTGCGTGTGCAATGTGTACTCAAAGGTATTTGTACCGAAGATGAATGGGAAGTATTTAAAGAAAACGTTTATTTCGACTTTATTAAAGATAATAATTTCTCAGAACTTAAAGAAGCTGAGTTAATGAAAGAACGTTTGTCATTGTTGAGTTCTGTTGATCCATACACTGGTCGATACTTTTCACAAGCATGGATTCAAAGAAATGTATTGCGTTTGACTGATGATCAAATTAAAGAAATGCAAATAGAAATTGATGAAGAAAAAGAAATTGGTTTAGGTTTACCCACAAGTGTAACCACTTCTGTTGCACAACAACAAATGATGGGACAAGTGCAACAAGAACTTGGTCAAAATACACAAGACCAAGAACAACAAGATGAAGAAATTGGAACTTTTAGTAAGATTAAAAGAATTCTATAAATAGTTTAATTTGGAGAAAAAATTATGGAACAAGCAAGAGCAATTATAGATTATGCACATAACGATGACGCTAAAGGAGTTCGTGACGCTCTTTATTCAGCTATTCACGATAGAGTGATGGCTCATATTGAAAATCATAAAGTTGAAGTTGCAAGAAGTTTAATTACTCAACCGCAGGAAACAGAAGTTGAAAACACTTAAAGATTACATTAGTGATGTAATAAAAAAAGAAAATCTTCAACCTCAATCAGAAGTACAAAAAAATGAGGTTGAAGTACCTTTAGAGTTAAAAGACTCTTTGGATATTAGTGACCTGGAGGAAAGTGTGTTTTCAACACCACACGATTTACCAGCAATTTTAATTATGCGTAGAAAAGCTATTCGCCAATATCCAAATGGTCAAAAAGTTGCTTTATATTATGTGGATAAATTAGATAAATATGTAACAGTACCTTATGGTGTAAATACTTGGTATCCAATGTCAACAATGGATGAAAGTGTTATTCCTCATTTGAAAAATATTGTAGATAATCATAGTGCAAAGTCTATTAAATTTAAAGACGGAAAAACTATGAAGGTTGATGTGCAGACTGCAAATATTGTTTTAAAAATGCACAATCAACTAAATGATGAAAACAAGAAAAAAATTTCAGATATGGCACACAAAAGTAAAGAACATTTCAGTAAAGTAGTAGACTTTGCTCACAAACATCTTAAATGATAGGATTTAAAAATGGCAATTGCAAATAGTACACAAACTTTGATTGATACGACTAAAAGAACAGTAATCAAAAGAATTGGTTTAAATGATTCTGATGAATCTGAAACTGTTATTATTGATCCAAGATATTTGGCTGGTTGTTTAGACGCCAACGGAAATATTTGGCAAACAGGAAATACTTTACCGTCAGGTTTTGGTGCAAATGCAATCACAATTTCTAGAATTGTTTATAGTGTTGATGCTGAAGTTGGCCACTTACAAATCAAATGGGAAGGTAATACTGCACAAAATAGTAAAACCGCTTTTGCATTTGGTGTTGGTTCATCAGACACAAATCCTCAATATCAACTACCTGTCATTACAAACAACGCAGTAAATCCAACAGGAAATGTTACAATTAAAACAGTCGGTACAACAGCAAATTCTGCATACACATTGATCATTGAATTGCATAAAAATAATACTTATTACAGCGCTGGTCAATTTGCTGATCCTGCAGCATTCAACTACCCACCATACGGCATTACACCGTAATAAGGCAAAAAATGAAATTAATAAAAGAAGTAACAGAAACTTTAAGTTATATTGCCGAGGAAAAAGACGGCAAAAAAACTCTTTTTATAGAAGGACCATTTTTGCAATGCGAAGTGGTTAATAGAAATGGTCGTAAGTATCTAAGAGAAACAATGACCAAAGAAGTTGAAAGATATACAGAAAATTACATTAATAAAAATCGTGCCTTTGGTGAATTAGGACATCCCGACACACCAACAATCAATTTAGATAGAGTTTCACATTTGACAATGAGTCTCCATCAAAATGGAAATGATTGGATAGGCAAAGCAAAAATTCTTGAAACGCCAATGGGAAACATTGTTAGAAATCTTATCGAAGGAGGCGCACAAGTTGGTGTTTCTTCTAGAGGTTTAGGTTCTCTCAAGAATGTCAATGGCATAAACATAGTTCAAGATGATTTTCATCTGGCCACAGCGGCAGATATTGTAGCAGACCCTTCTGCACCTAACGCATTTGTGCAAGGTATTATGGAGGGCAAAGAGTGGATGATAGTTAATGGTGTATGGACTGAAGTTCATTACGAGCAGGCAAAGCAAGAAATTCGTCAAGCTTCTCGTAGAGAAATTGAAGAAGTAAGTCTACGCATTTTCGAAAACTTCGTCAAAAAACTTTAATTATAAATATCCAATATAAATCAAGGAGATTCTCAAAATGGGAAAATTTAATCTGACAGAAGCCGCTAAAGAAATTTTGCAAGGTAACGTATCTGCAAAACAAGGTGGCCAAGACAAACCTTCTAAATTGCCAACATCTGTAGCTTACGGTACAAAAGATGCAGGAGTTATTGGTCATGATCCAGTTAAAATGGACGATGAAAATCCAGATTACACAAAAGGTGTTCCGAGAGCAAAAGCTCCAGGTGCTACACCTCCAGTAGGTTCACAACCAGGTGGCAAATTATCCGGTCCACAAGAAACAATGGGTCGTAAAGATTTGGCATCTACAATACAAGCTGATGCAACAGACATGGACTCCATGCGTGATCGCAAACCAGGAAAACTTGCTACTCAAACTATGTCCATGAACAAAGGCGCTACTTTCCAACATTACGAAGAAACCGAAGAAGACGGTGAAGTAATTGAAGAAATGGAAAGCATGGAAGATAAAGAGTCTGCTGCACACGAACGCAAAGAAAAAATGCATAAGAAAATGAAAGAAAAAATGAAAGAAGATATCGATGCTCTTCTTTCTGGTGAAAATCTTTCAGAAGAATTCGTAACTAAGGCTACTACAATTTTTGAATCTGCTGTTATTGCACGTGCCGAAGAAGTTATCGCCGAAGCAGAACAAGAATTGACAGAACAATTTGAATTGGCCGTTGAAGAAGTCAAAAATGATTTGGCAGAAAAATTAGACGACTATATCAATTATATGGCTGAAGAATGGTATAGAGAAAATGAAATTGCAATCACAAAAGGTTTACGCGCTGAAATCGTAGAAGACTTTATTCGTGGTATGCGTGATCTATTCATTGAACATTATATTGACATTCCAGAAGAAAAAGTTGATATTGTTGAAGAATTGACATCAAAAGTAGAAGAACTCGAATCTTCACTAAATGAACAAATCAAATCTTCAGTTCAATTGAAAAAAGAATTAAACGAACAAAAAAAATTAGAGGCTATACACACAGCTTGTGAAGGCCTAACGCAGACTCAAGTAGAAAAAATGAAATCACTCGCAGAGAGTATTGAGTTTTCAACTGAGGAAGAATTTGCTGCTAAATTGGAAACATTGAAAGAATCATATTTCACGATTCCAGTTAAAGCCGGCGATAGTTCTGCTTTGAACGAGGAAGTTCAAATTGAGGAAGAAAAGAAATCAGTAAATGGTTCTTCTGATCCAATGATTGAACAATACGCAAAAACTATTTCTAAAACTTTGGTAAAATAAATAAATTACCATTAATAGATACTCACAAGGAGAATTTTAAATGTATCTAACCGAAGAACTACAAAAAAAATGGCAACCAGTTTTGGAGCATCCAGAACTTGAAGCTATTAAGGATCCATACAAAAAGGCTGTTACAGCTCTTGTTTTGGAAAACCAACAAAGAGAAATGCGTGAAGCTGCTCAACAGTTGAACGAAACTACATACTCTGCTACACCAACTAACGTAGCTGGTGGCGTTCAGAACTATGACCCAATCTTAATTAGCTTGGTTCGCCGTTCATTGCCAAACTTGATTGCTTATGATGTTGCTGGCGTTCAGCCAATGACAGGCCCAACAGGTTTGATTTTTGCAATGCGTGCTCGTTACAGCGCACAATCTGGTGCACCTAGTAACACAAACGAAGCTTTCTTCAACGAAGCTAACACAATCTTCTCTGGTGCTGGTTCTTCTACAAACTTGTACGGTTTTGCTGGTAACAACACAACAGACATTTCTACAAATCCTGTTGCTGATTTTACTGCTAACTCATTTACAACTGGTATCGGCATGCAAACAAGCGTTGCTGAAGGTCTTGGTGCTGACACATCAACTGGTTTGTTCAATCAAATGGCTTTCTCCATCGAGAAAGTTACTGTTACTGCACAATCACGTGCTTTGAAAGCAGAGTACTCTCTTGAACTTGCACAAGACTTGAAAGCAGTTCACGGTCTTGACGCTGAAACAGAGTTGTCAAACATTCTTTCTACAGAAATTTTGGCTGAAATTAACCGTGAAGTTATTCGTACAATTTACACATGTGCTGTTAAAGGTGCTATGTATGGTACAACTACACAAGGTACTTTCGATTTAGACACCGACTCTAACGGTCGTTGGTCTGTAGAACGTTTCAAAGGTTTGATTTTCCAAATCGAACGTGATGCTAACGTTATTGCAAAACAAACACGTAGAGGTAAAGGTAACGTTTTGATCGTTTCTTCAGACGTTGCTTCCGCTATGGCTATGGCTGGTGTTCTTTCTTATACACCTGCTTTGCAATCTGATTTGCAAATTGACGATACAGGCAATACATTTGCTGGTATGTTGCACGGTCGTATCAAAGTTTACATCGATCCATATTTTGGTGGTTACACATCCAACCAAGAATTGGTAACTGTAGGCTACAAGGGTACATCACCATATGATGCTGGTTTGTTCTACTGCCCATACGTTCCATTGCAAATGGTTCGTGCAGTTGACCAGTTCACATTCCAACCAAAAATTGGATTCAAGACTCGTTACGGCATGGTTGCAAACCCATTCGCTACAGGTCTTACAACTGGCAACGGTGCATTGAACGCACGTAGCAACGTTTACTACCGTATTTTCGGTGTACGTAACTTGATGTAATCAATTTGATTGATTAAGTCACCGTTAAGAGTGACATTTAAGAGAGGACACTTAGGTGTCCTCTTTTTTTGTCTCCTAAATAGTAAACAAAGGAGAATTAAATGTCTGTTCTAAATAGAAATCCTCAAAATACAAATATTTTACAACCAACAAAATTTCTATTAACATTTAATAGAATAGGTGCAGTACAATATTTTTGTCAATCTGTGAATTTACCAGGCTTTTCATTGCAAGAAATTACAAGATCAACTCCTTTTATTGACACATATTCACCCGGCACAAAATTAACATACAATGCATTAGAAGTTTCTTTCATTATCGATGAAGCATTAGTTGGATGGAAAAATCTACACGATTGGTTCACGTCCATAGCATCACCAGAGGGTTTTGAGAAACGTTACGACACGTCATTAGATAAAACTAATAAAAATCTGTCGGACGCAAACCTGACAATTCTATCTGCATTAAACAACCCTGTAGCTAGAATACAATTTATAAATGCATTTCCCACAACCATTACAGATATTAATTTTGATACCACTTTATCAGCAGACACTATTATCACCGCAAGAGCAACATTTCGATATGACTATTATAAAGTAATTACGGTATAAATTTAATATTTTATATTGACATTATAACTGATTTGTGTTATTATGTTATTTTGATTTAATTTTTAATTATTATGGAAACACTTGAACAAATTTTAAAAATGTGGGAATCTGATTCGGTTATCGATCAAACCGAACCAAGCAAAGAACTTTTAAAAATACCCACTTATCACAGTAAATATTTGGGTATACTCACGAAACACAAAATTGCTTCAAAGAAAGCACATTTTGATTATCTACGCATCAGAAAAATTAAATGGGAATATTACACAGGTAAAATGTCCCAAGAAGAACTTGATGAATACGGATGGGAACAATTTCAATTTGCTTTGAAATCCGATATCAATACATACTTAGAAGCAGATAAAGATTTAATCAAATTACTTGAGAAAAAAATATATCACGAAGAAGTAATTTCTGTAATTGAATCTATTATGTCTGAATTGAAACAAAGAACATGGCAACTCAGGTCATTTATTGATTATGAAAAATTTATAGGAGGTATGTAACTTAGCAATTAGTCCTAAATCTTTACTTAAAGGTGTTGAAAGGACCGAAAAACAAAAACAAGGATCAAAAAAAAGATCAGAAAAAATAAAAAAAAACTGGCAAAATCCTGATTATAAAAAGAAAATAAGTGAATTGATAAAGAAAAGTTTAAATGAATAATTTAATTATAAGTAAAATTGATGAGGTTTATGCTAAAATAAATTGTGAAAAACATATAGCAAAAGAATTATCAGAATATTTTACTTTTTTTGTCCCTGGATATCAATTTGTCCCAGCCTATAGAAATAAAATATGGGACGGTCGCATAAGACTTTTTAATTTACAAAACAATCAAATTTACGTAGGACTCATCGATTATATCCGTGAATTTTGCACAGAACGCAATTATACATACGAATACGAAGAATTGCAAGATGAATATTCGGTATACCATTTTAATAAATTTGTAGATACTTTAAAACTACATTCTCAAGGTAAACCGATACAAGTCAGAGAACATCAAAAAAATGCGTTCATACACGCAATACAAAGACGCCGAGCATTAATGCTTTCTCCAACTGCGTCAGGTAAATCTCTCATAATATACTTACTTTTTAGACAATTATTAGAATTTCAAAATCTAAAAGGTTTAATTATTGTACCAACAACGTCTTTAGTTGAACAACTTTATTCGGACTTTGTTGATTATTCTTCTGAAAATAATTTTGACGTTGAATCTAATGTACATAGAGTTTATCAAGGGCGAGATAAAAATTCAGATAAAAAATTAATCATTTCAACTTGGCAATCTCTGTACCAACTACCAAAAGAATATTTCGAACAGTTCGAATACGTCATTGGTGATGAAGCTCACTTATTCAAGGCTCAGTCATTGACCACAATAATGACATCGGCGAATAAAACAAAATATAGAATTGGATTAACCGGAACACTTGACGGAACAAAAACTCACAAATTGGTTTTAGAAGGATTGTTCGGTTCGGTTGAAAAAGTAATTACGACCAAAGAATTAATTGATAAAAAACAACTTGTTTCTTTTGATATCAAATGTCTAGTTTTAAAACATCCAGACGATTCTTGTGAAAATATGAAAGATAAGACTTATCAAGAAGAAATCGAATACTTAATATCTAATGAAAATAGAAATAGATTTATAAGAAATTTAACAATAAGTTTAGAAAAAAATACACTTGTATTATATCAAATGGTTGAAAAACATGGCAAAATATTATATAATATGATTACAGAAAAAGCAAATGGTCGTAAAGTTTTTTTTGTGCATGGCGGTGTAGATACAGAAGATAGAGAATCAATACGAAAAATAATGGAAAATGAAAATGGAGCTATTGTTGTGGCTAGTTTTGGTACTTTTTCTACTGGAATCAACATTAGGAATTTGCATAACATTATATTTGCGTCACCGTCAAAATCAAGGGTGCGAAATTTGCAATCGATTGGTAGAGGTTTGCGACAATCTAATAATAAAGATAAAGCAACTCTTTACGATATAGCTGATGATATGAGATATAAAAAACATATGAATTTTACACTTCAACATTTCGTGGAAAGAGTAAAGATATATAATGAGGAGAGGTTCCCGTTTAAAGTTTATAACATAGGACTAAAAGATGGAAAACAACATTAAGATAGTAAGATTTAAAGATGGGCTTGATGTTATTTGTTTTTATTTTTTATACGAAAACATGTTGGAAATAAAAAATCCAATGGTATTTGAAGTGAGAAACGGCAATCTGATTATGAATCAATGGCTTCCATTATCGTTAATGAAAACAAATCATGTTGTTGTTAAAATGGAAGATGTACTTTGTATGTACGATCCTAATGAATCGTTTGAAGAATATTATTTGAATACAGTAGAAAAAATGAATGAGTTCTTAGAACAAAAAGCTTCTAAAGAAAATGAAGAAATGATGGAAATATTAAAAGCAGTAGAAGAACTGGAAACTTATAAAGGAATAACAGTTCATTAATATATGGATTTATATCATCAGGGCTACATACCGAACTATACGATATGTCAAGCCGTTTGTCAACAACTTTTTATGGTATATTTGAATGAATAAACGAAATTACATTAATAATGAAGATTTTTTAAAAGCTTTGGTTGAGTACAAGGCCGCTTGTTCTGAAGCTGAAAAATCAAATTTACCTCCACCGAAGATTCCGGATTATATTGGTGAGTGTTGGATGAAAATAGCTGAAGGTTTATCACATAAACCAAACTTTATTAATTATACGTACAGAGATGAAATGATTTCTGATGGTATTGAAAATTGTTTGATGTATTTTGATAACTTTAATCCTACAATATCAAAGAATCCTTTTGCTTATTTTACTCAAATTATTTACTTTGCTTTTCTTAGAAGAATTCAAAAAGAGAAGAAACAACTGTACATTAAATACAAAGCTACTGAACAGGTTGGTGTTTTAGACGAATTTGAAATGATGGACTTTGAAGATGGTACGTCAAAACAATTTGAAATGTATGATAATATTGCAGAATTTATTGAGACTTATGAAGTGAGCAGAAATGCAAAAAAAGAAGAAAAGAAATTATTAAAGATACCAAAGGGTGTTGAAAAATTCATGGAGTAAAAGATGACAAACATAAAAGGTAAAAAAATAGGTTTTGTTGCAAGTGCGTTTGATTTGTTTCATGCGGGCCACGTAATGATGCTTAAAGAAGCAAAGACGCAATGTGAATATTTGATTGTAGGTTTGCAAACTGATCCTACAATCGACAGAGAATGGAAAAATAAACCTATACAATCCGTTTTCGAAAGATACGTGCAAGTTGATGCTTGTAAATATGTTGATGAAATTATACCATATGCCACAGAAAAAGAATTGATGGATATCTTGACATCCTATCCTATTGATGTTAGAATCATAGGAGAAGAATACAGAGGTAAACAATATACTGGTTCAAATTTAATGATGGAAGTCTATTTCAATTCTAGAAAACACAGTTTCAGCACAACTGAACTTAGAAATAGAATTGGTGACATCATGAATAAAAAACAATAATATTGTTTCTTTGATTTTAATTTTAACATTTATTTTTTGAAAAAGGAGGTGTCGGAATGAAAGTAGCAGTAATAACCGACCAGCATTTTCGGTGCGAGGAATGATTCAGTTCATTTTTTAGATTTTTACGAAAAATTTTATCGAGACACCTTCTTTCCAAAATTAAAAGAACAAAACATTAAAACTGTTTTAATTCTTGGTGATACTTTTGATCGCCGAAAATATGTAAATTTTTACTCTCTTAAAAGAACAAAAGAAATGTTCTTTGATATTCTTGAAAAAGAATTGATAGATGTTTACATGTTGGCAGGAAACCATGATACGTATTTCAAAAATACTAATGATGTAAATTCTGTTGATTTGTTATTGCGTGAATACCAAAACATAGTCGTGATTGATTCACCACAAACTATTCATCTGAAATATTCGGATACAAATCACGATGTTTGTATGATTCCTTGGATTTGTGCAGAGAACTATGAAAATTCTATGCAAGAAATTAAAAACACATCAGCAAATATTTGCATGGGACATTTCGAAATTGCTGGATTCGCAATGTATCGTGGTATGCCATGTGAAGAAGGCCTTGATAGATCAATATTTCGTAAATTCGAACATACCTTTAGTGGTCATTACCATCACAAATCTAGTGCTGATGGCATTTATTATTTGGGTAATCCTTATGAACTTACTTGGCAAGATTATAATGATAAAAGAGGATTTCATCTTTTTGATATCGAAACAAAAGAATTAGAATTTATAGAAAATCCTAACAGGATGTTTCATCGAATTGTTTACGATGACAAAATCGAATCAATTTCGGAAATAACAAAAAAAGACCTAACAACATATACCAACACATATGTTAAAGTGGTAGTTGTAAACAAAACAAATCCGTATCTGTTTGACAAGTTCATGAATAACTTGTATAATGTCAATCCTATCGATATTACTATTGCTGAAGATTTTACCGAATTGACAGAAGGTGTTGATGATGATATGGTAGATCAAGCAGAAGACACATTGACGATTTTAAATGGTTATGTTGATTCCATTAAAGAAGATAACATTGATAACAACAAGTTGAAAACTTTATTAAAAGAACTCTATATTGAGTCCTTAAATTCTGAACAAACATGATTCTTTTTCAAAAAGTAAGATGGCGTAATTTATTATCGACTGGTAATTCTTTTACGGAAATAAACTTAACCAAATCAACTAACACACTAATTATCGGACAAAATGGTGCAGGAAAAAGTACTATTTTGGATGCACTATGTTTCGGTTTGTTTGGTAAACCTTTTCGAAAAATCAATAAACCCAATTTATTAAATTCTATCAATCAGCGTGATTGTGTGGTTGAAATTGAATTCAATATCGGTCAAAAAAGATATAAAGTCATACGTGGCATCAAACCAAATATCTTTGAAATATATCAAAACGATATCTTAATTAATCAAGACGCTGCATCTAAAGATTATCAAGAAGTATTAGAAAAAAATATTCTTAAATTAAACTATAAATCTTTCACACAAGTTGTTATATTAGGATCAGCATCTTTTGTTCCTTTCATGCAATTATCGGCTTCAGATAGAAGAACTATTATTGAAGATTTACTAGACATTCAAATTTTTTCTTCAATGAATTCTTTGTTGAAGGATCGAGTATCTACACTTAAAGATACTACAACAAAAATTAAATATGAAGTTAATTTAACTGAAGAAAAAATTAATTTACAGAAACAAAATATTGAAGAACATAAGAAACATAATGATGCTGAAATTCAGAGAAAGAAAGATGAGATTGAAAAATCGAATGAACAGTTAAACAATTTAATTTATGATGTTGAATTGATTTCTAAACATATATCTGTATTGCAGAATAAAATTGGAAATAATAAAGATTCTTTAAATAAAAAATCCAAAAAACTTTTTCAGATTGAAGCCAAAGTTGAAAGTAACATTAAAAAGAACGAAAAAGATATTGAATTTTATGAACAAAATGATAATTGCCCAACCTGTAAACAACACATCGAAGAACACTTCAGAGAAGAACAAATTAGAGAACGAAAAGAAAAAGTCGATAATCAGAAAAAGGGTCTTGAGGAAATTACGCAAGAGCTTGATAAAATTTCAAAACAAATAAAAACAATTAATGATATCATTACACATATAAATGAACACAATAATGAAATCATTAAACATCAGTCAACAATGACAGCTATAACGAAATATGTTTCAAAGTTGAATGAAGAAATTAGAGAATTGTCAAATCGCAAAGATAACCTTGAAGAAGAAAATGAAAAACTTAAACAATTAAAAATTGATTTAGTATCATTACAAAAATCTCAAGAAGAACTTTCTATACAAAAACACTATTATGAATTTGCTTCATCTTTATTAAAAGATACCGGCATCAAAACTAAAATTATCAAACAGTACTTGCCTATAATGAACAAGTTAATTAACAAATATTTGTCTGCAATGGACTTTTTTGTTAATTTCAATATCAATGAAAACTTTGAAGAAACTATCAAGAGTCGTCACCGTGATGAATTTTCCTATGCTAATTTTTCAGAAGGTGAAAAGATGCGTATTGATTTGGCGTTATTGTTTACATGGCGTCAAATTGCAAAACTCAAAAACTCTACAAATACAAACTTGTTAATTTTGGATGAGGTTTTTGATTCAAGCTTAGACACAGTTGGTACAGAAGAATTTTTAAAATTAATTCATGAAATGGGACAAGATACAAATGTATTTGTTATATCACACAAAGGTGATCAATTGTTTGATAAATTTAGAAGCATAATTAAATTTGAGAAAAAGAATAATTTCTCGCAAATTGCAAAATAAATGGAATTTATATAATGGCAACACCGATAGAGTTTGTTGATAAACAATGGAAAGAGTGGTCTGAAAAGAACAGCTCGTTTGAACATATCGATGAGGAATCAATGAAAAAAATCCTCATTGAAGATTTAACATACGCATCAAAAATGGATGTTCGTGAATACACGTTATATCAAAAATGGTGTGAGGTTAAAGAACGGTACCCAGTCAAAGAAGTATCTACTCTTTTTGGTAGTGAACTTCAGATGGAAAGTACAGAACAAGAAAAACTAATACAGAAAGTTAAATCAAACTTTTGGATGCCACAAGAACCTGATGATTTTGAAAAATTAAAACCGGTTATGGTCTTATCAAACGGACCACTTGCGGAAACATGGAATGCTATACGTACATTTTCTTCAACAATGAAGAATAATTCGAATATTGGTCGTAATTTATTTTACACTCTTACTGATGAAGTGACAGGAAAATATCTTGGTGTTATTTGTATTTCTTCAGATTTTCTAGATTTGACACCAAGAGATAATGCAATAGGATGGGCTCGTGATGTAAAAACTCAACAACACATGATCAACCATACTGCAATTGGTTCCACAATTGTGCCGTTGCAACCATTAGGTTTTAATTACATGGGTGGTAAGTTGTTGGCATTGATGTGTTTATCTGATACAGTACAAAAAGATTGGAAAAAACAATATGGTGATGTCCTTGTTGGAGTTACAACTACTTCATTATATGGTAACACCAAGTCTGGAGGTTTATCTCAATATGATGGTCTAGAACACTGGAATAAAATGGGTTTTTCTAGTGGTTCGGTTGCTTTTGAACCGAGTAAAAAAACTATGAGAATGGTTTTTGATTGGATCAAAGAAAATCATACCCGTAAATATTTTGAATGGTGGGAAGCCAAAAATCAACAAGGTCTTCCACTCAAACGTGATCACAAAAATAGGTCTTTAAACTTTGCTTATTCAAAGCTTGGTATTCCTAAAAATTTAATTCGTACCGAACATCAGCGAGGAATTTATTTTTCACCATTGTATAATAATACAAATGATTTCTTACGAAAAGAAATTGGTGAAGGTAAATTGGTAAAATCTTTCGATACGAGTGAAGAAACTCTTGCCAATATTTGGAAAACCAAGTATGCTAAGGGTCGAATCAGACAATTACAAAAAAAGAATAATGTTTCATATGAAACACTTTTCTATGATGACCTTATCTATTTGAATTGGGATCAAACTAAGGAAAAATATCTGCCACAAGTTGGCAGATGATCAAGTGTACCACAAAAGTACTTGACTTGATCACTATATAATGTTATGATTTGTGAACTTGCAATACGCAAGATTTTGTTAAACTTTGTCATTAGGAGATTATTATGACTAAATTATCCGCTAAATCTAAAATCCTCAACTTCTTGAGCAAAACAGAAGGTTACAACACACTTTCAGTTGCACAAGCAAGAGCACGTTTTGGTATTCAAAATGTTTCTGCTCGAATCGAAGAATTACGTAAAGAAGGTCACGTAATTTATACAAACACTAAAACACGCCGTGACGGCAGCAAAGTAGCTGTTTATCGTTTGGGTAAACCGACCAAATCAATGGTACGCACCGCTATTTCTGCTGGTTACACTTTTAACGCTTAATTAAGCAAACGCAAAGGAGACCCACCAAAAGTGGATCTCCTTTTTTTTAACTCTTGGAGAGAAAATGGAAATTTCAATTAAAAAAGAAGAACTACGCAAAAAAAGCATATTCGTTGCAACACCAATGTATGGTGGAATGAATCATGGTTTATATGCAAAAGCTTGCCTTGATTTGCAAGCTCTTGCTATTCAGTATGGAATTACAATTAAATTTTCATTTCTTTTCAATGAATCTTTAATTACTCGAGCAAGAAATTATCTTGTTGATGAATTTATTCACCGATCAGATTGCACACACATGCTTTTCTTGGACGCTGATATTCACTTTAATCCAAATGATGTAATTGCACTTTTGGCTTTAGATAGAGATATTATTGGCGGTCCCTATCCAAAGAAAGCCATCAAATGGAAAGCAGTCAAAAAAGCAATGGAAAGAAATCCACAAATTGACGCTAGCAATTTATCTAAAGTAACTGGTGATTACGTATTCAATGCTGTTAAAGGTACAGATAAATTTAGTGTTACTGAGCCTCTAGAAGTACTGGAGATCGGAACAGGATTTATGATGATTAAACGTGAGGTATTTCCTAAATTTGAAGCTGCATATCCACATCTTAGATATAGGCCAGATCACGTAGGACAATCAAGTTTTGACGGTTCACGTTATATTCACGCATACTTTGATACAATGATTGATACAATCGATAGTGCAACGGGCGGAGGATCAGATCGTTATCTTTCAGAAGACTATATGTTCTGTCAATTGTGGAGAAAATTAGGCGGTACGATTTGGTTATGCCCTTGGATGAAAACACAACACATCGGAACATATCACTTTACGGGAGACATGCCAGCTGTTGCAAATTTTGTCGGAGAAATGTAATGTTTCTTGAGGAGATGGTTGATTATGAAAAATCACTTTCAACTACTTTAGGACGTAAATTTGATGGAGGTAAACTAGAATATGGTTTACTTCCTCCTCTTGCTTTAGAGGAAACAGTTAAAGTTTTAACTTTTGGTGCTCAAAAGTATGAACGTGATAATTGGCAAAAAGTACCAGATTCAAAACGTAGGTACTTTGACGCTTTACAAAGACACGTGTGGGCTTGGAAAAAAGGTGAACAAGTTGATTCTGAATCCGGTATTCACCACTTAGCACACGCTTTATGTTGTCTCATGTTTTTGTATGAACATGACGTGAAATATTCAGTTGACAAAACTGATTAAAAATTGTACAATAAATTTTTTGGAGTATATTATGAAAATTTCGAGTGAAACATTAACTGTGTTGAAAAACTTTGTTGGAATTAATAACAACATTGAATTCAAAAAAGGAAATAAGTTGGCTACGATGGCACCAACTAAAACAATTTTGGCTAAAGCCACTATTAAAGATGAATTTCCTAAAGATTTTTGCATCTACGACTTGAATCAGTTTTTATCAATTTATTCTGTGAATAAAGATTGTGAAATTGATTTTGATGAGAAACATGTTATTTTCAAATCAAATAAAAGTAAAACATGGTATCGTACCGCAGCGAAAACTGCTATCGTTACCGCACCAGAAAAAGAATTGAACATTCCTTCTGTTGATGTTTCTTTTACATTCAAATCTGATGATTTGGCGTCTGTATTAAAGAACGCTAGTTTGTTGCAATCACCCCACATTGCATTTGAATCAGACGGTGATGCAATTAACGTTACAACTTTTAACGCTGATGATGATTCTGCACACATCAATGCTACAGAAATTGCAGAGGGCAATGGTAAATCATTCAAAGCTGTTTTTATGACAGATAATTTAAAGTTGATGTCAAATACCTATGAAGTTGAGATTTCATCTAAAGGTTTGGCATCATTCAAGAGTGAAGACGGTTCTATGCAATATTGGATCGCAATTGAAGCTAAACATTCAAAATTTGGAGAATAATTTTGACTAAAGTGAATACATTATTTGGTTCTTTTGATGAAGAAGCTTTAAAAAAGTTAAAAGGATATATTGACGAAGTTGTTGTACATATGCACAAAAATGATGGCAACAACATGGCAATCAAAGATATTGTTGATATTGCATATGACGAATTGAAGATTCCTAAAAAGATTCTTAAACGTATGGCAAAAACACAACATAAAAATTCATTTCAAACTGAAATTGCTGAATCAAAAGAATTTGAAGCTTTGTTTGAATCGATGAATGAAGTGAAGTGAATTTATTTTTTTATATTATGGAGTTTTTGAATGATAGATCACATGTTGTGGGTGGAAAAATATCGCCCAAATAAAATCGAAGATTGTATTCTTCCTGATACACTAAAGTCTACGTTTCAGGAATATGTAAATCGCAAAGAAATTCCCAATCTACTTCTGGCAGGTTCAGCTGGTGTCGGTAAAACAACAGTTGCACGTGCCATGTGTGAAGAAGTAGGTTGTGATTATATCATCATCAACGGTTCTGATGAAAACGGCGTTGATACGATTCGTGTAAAAATCAAGAACTATGCATCATCTATGTCCTTGGTGGGCGGTCGTAAAGTCATTATTCTAGATGAAGCTGACTATTTGACACCAAATGCTCAAGCGATCCTACGAGCAGGCATCGAAGAATTTGCATCCAATTGTTCGTTTATATTCACCTGTAATTTTAAGAATAGGATCATCGATCCAATTCATTCCCGTTGCACCGTAGTTGACTTTAAAGCCAATGGCAGTAAAGCTAAAATGGCTTCTCAATTCTTCCGTCGAGTTGAGTTCATATTACAAAGTGAAAAAATTGAATATGAAAAAGAAGTAGTCGCTTCTGTAATCACCAAACACTTTCCTGATAATAGGCGAGTGTTGAATGAATTGCAAAGATATGGTGTGAGTGGAAAAATTGATAAAGGAATCTTAGCTGCCATTTCTGACGTTAAGATGGAATCATTAATTGGTGCTTTGAAAGATAAAGATTTTGGGTCTTGTCGTAAATGGGTTACCAATAATTTAGATAATGATCAAACACGTATTTTCCGCAATATCTATGATGCATTATATGATAACTTGAAACCTAATTCTGTACCACAATTGGTTTTAATTCTTGCTAAGTATCAATACCAAGCAGCGTTTGTTGCGGATCATGAGATCAATTTAATGGCTTGTTTGACCGAAATTATGGTTGAAAGTGAATTTAAATGATTTATACAAACGAAAATATGAATCTCTTTTGGACAACAAAAGAAAAAGTTTATGATTACACAAAAAACTTGACAAGTGTTGTATATGCTTTTTCTTGGTTGGATTCTATGCCACCACAGAACCAATGGCCTTTCATGTTAGAGGAAACTTTTTATTTTGGTATGGCTGGGGGTCTAAAAGATAACTATACAGCAGATAGGAAAGAAGCACACAGAGAGCCTTCTTTGACTACTGCACCACATGCAAGAATGAAACAACATCTACCTAGGTTCAGTAATCCCAATGGTAATTTTGGTTCTGAAAAGAGAAAGTATGAACTATATCACAGTTTGTATAGTGAGGACACTACCTCAGAAAAGACTTTTTATATTGCACTTCTAATACCAAAAAGTCATGTTCCAGCAGTTGGTATGAGAAATTTACTATCATTGGTTGAGAGTGAACAAATTTATCAATATCAAAAAATGTTTGGTCGTTTACCTTATTTAAATCTTGCAGAAGCCGATGACTTTAGTGATTCTAGAAAAAAAGAAGATTCTATTTCTCAGAAGTATATAAAGAGAATTAACAAACAAGATATAACGCAATGGATGAATTAATATGCCTGACCTGTTCAAAGAAATTATTCCATCCATACTCACAACTAAAAAATCTGTAATCTATGATGAGTTAGATTTAAAGGACTATCATCCTTTCTTGGTTAACCGTGCCTTGTCTTATCATTTGGATTGTGTTTTGTATGCCAACGAAATGAACAGATGGCCGAGTCTAGATAAAGACATGCAATACCAATATCTTCTAAATAGTATTAGACCTATGAAACGGAAATTTCAACCGTGGCAAAAATCTAAAGTTGACGAGAATATTGACGTTGTGAAAACCTATTTTGGTTATTCTAATACTAAAGCCAAGGAAGCTTTAAGTATTCTCACAGATGAACAGATCGCTGAAATAAAAATAAAAACAGACAAAGGCGGAGTCAAGAATAATGCTAGAAATTAAAGACTTAGTTGAGGTAAAACTTAAAGAAAAAGATGATTTTTTAAAAGTTCGTGAAACGTTAACACGAATTGGTGTCGCTTCTAAAAAAGAAAAGATGTTGTATCAGTCATGCCATATTTTACACAAAAGAGGACAATATTATATTGTACACTTTAAAGAATTGTTTGCATTAGACGGAAAACCAACAGATATTTCTGAAAATGATTTATCAAGAAGAAATGCTATTGTAAACTTATTACAAGATTGGGGTTTAATTGAAATTGTGAGAAAAGAACAAACGGAAAATCCAGTTCCTATTTTCTTGTCTCAAATTAAAATTATTTCACATAAAGAAAAGTCTGAGTGGCAATTAATTCCGAAATATAATATCGGTAAAAAACCACAAAAAGATACTGAATAATTATAAATAATTATATTCTCAGGGATGGGAACTAGCAGTGCCGAGGTTAAGGCTAGTAATAAATTACTCGGTCCAACGCTTTTTAGGTTGGATTTTTTAAAAACTTTTTCGCTTTTTTAAGGAGAAACAAATGACATACATGAAAGATGTATTCGGTAAAGACCTTTTCGGTCAATTTCAACCATTCACGGTTGGCTTCGATCAAACCCTAGACACACTTAAAAAAATTGCAGAACAATCTGCAAAAGTCGCTGGGTATCCTCCATACAATATCAAACAAGTCAAAGATAACAAATATGTTATCGAAATGGCTGTTGCTGGATTTGCAAAATCTGATATTGAAATGACTTTAGAGGGTAATAAACTTATCATCAAAGGTGCAACAAAAGATGATACTGAAAGTGATTACCTATACAAAGGCATTGCAAATCGTTCTTTTGAACGCACTTTTACTTTGGCTGATAAAGTTGAAATTAAAGATGCAGAATTGGCAAATGGTATGCTCAAGGTTTGGCTGGAGAACATGATCAAAGCTCAAGACGCTATCAAAAAAATTACCATTAAGGAAGAAAAATGAACTGGTGGCCTGTATCCGATGAGGAATGGGATCAGTTAAATAATCCTGAAAAATTCCAAAACAAAGGTAAATAAAAATAGGGCTCTTGACAGAGCCCTTTCTTTTTTGTATAATTTATTCATTATGAAAAACATTAAAGTACCTGTATTAAAAAAAGTTCGTGTCCGCACGAATCAGGAAGAATATTTTACCTATTCGAATTGGGAAATCAAAGAGATTGATGGTGTTGCTTTTCTTCCTGTCATAAAAACACCACAAAATAAAACTCCAGTTCGTTATATCCGAAAAGATAGTTTGGAGTTCATCAAATGAAATGGTTAAAATATTCCGGACTTTGGATTGGATTTGTGTTAAATCCTTTTCACTGGAGATTCGAATGGATTAGAGATAGGACGAAAGAATTTCCTTCTGATTGCTATGTTTTTGAAAATGCAATTTATTTTGGTCCTTTTTGGATTCGACTCATCATTGATGATGGAAGATGGTAATGAAACAAAAATGGATTGAAGCGTTCATGGATACTGCCGAAAGGTTCGGTAAGTTATCTTCAGCTAAAAGATTAAAAGTTGGTGCTGTTATCGTAAAAGATAATCGTATCATTTCTATTGGTTATAATGGAACGCCAGCTGGTTGGGACAATGATTGTGAAACTATTGAATGGACGAAAGATAATCCAGAATTAGGTTCTAATAATTTTGTCATGAGAGGTTGGAAGTGGTGTCCAAATAAAAATGCTTGGTACGGTACCAAAACAAAACCAGAAGTGATTCATGCTGAAAGTAATGCAATTGCAAAGTTAGCAAAAAGTAATGAATCTGGTCAAGACTCGATAATGTTTGTTACACATGCACCTTGCATTGAATGTGCAAAATTAGTTTATCAATCAGGTATTAACTCTCTCTATTATAGAAATTCTTATAGGGACGAAAGTGGTCTAAATTTTCTAGAAAAAGCAGGAATTGAGGTTAAAAAGATATGATGCATTGGGGAAAACATCTGATGTTAGATGCTAAAAATTGTGATCGATATAAGGCACAAGATTCTTTGTACATTAAAAATTTTACAAAAGATTTAGTTAAAAGAATTGATATGGTACCCTACGGTGAACCTCAGCTTGTTCATTTTGCTGATGGTACAGACAAAGCAGGATGGACCGTCATTCAACTAATTGAAACTTCAAATATTATGGGTCATTTTTTGGATAATACTGGTGACTTATATCTGGATGTTTTTTCGTGTAAAGAATATGACGAAAGTGTTGTTACTGATATATTAAAAGAATACTTTAGACCCGAACTAATTCATACCACCACCATTTATCGGGATGCGAAATTAGGAACAAAAATTCAATAATTCTAAATAGATTAGGAGTGTTAAGTATTTTAACAGTTATTTTAAAGGTTGTCAGATGCAAATTAAAGTATTTAATTGTCCAGACAAAGACTTTAAACCATTTGTTGAAAGAGCCGCTTCTTTTTATTCAAAAGAATTAATCAAAAATACCAGAATACGAAATAACTGTTCTGTCAAAATTCGTTTTGATGGAAAATTACAAGAATATGGTTATTGTCTGGTTGAAGATTATAATACCGCAAAACAAGCTAGAGATTTTTTAATAGAGTTGCATCCAGGAATAGGTGCGAGGAGAATACTCGAAACTTTGGCTCACGAAATGGTGCATTTAAAGCAATTTGCGTTCAATGAAACGAATGATCAACTCTCTATGTGGCGCGGAGAAAAAATAGATTCCGATAAAGTTGAATATTGGTCCCATCCGTGGGAAATTGATGCTTATGGACGTGAATCTGGATTATTAACTAAGTTTGCAATTTCCGAACATCTGTGGGAAATACTTGAAGAATTTAGAAATCCTGCTTTGCCGATAGTATCAACACCAATCAAATGGAAAAATATTTAAATGTCATTAATATGTGGTGATCACACTTATGGATCAAATCACATAGCTATTTTTCAATGGGGTGAAGGAACAAAAATTCAAATAGGAAAATATTGTTCAATAGCCGATAATGTTAAAGCATTTCAATGGTGCGGTCCCATAACGGTATTGGAGAGGATTGCTAATCCTTCGGTCGGTTAACACCGGCTTCTGAGTTCGAATCTCAGTCGCACCGCCAAAAAACAAGTTGTAAAAAAACAACACAGGTGTTGACAATCATTTTAATTCGTGTACAATACGTACTATCGATTGAGAAATCAATCATTGTTCATTAAAAAATGGATTGTATTTTATGCACCGTTCATCTAGAGGCCTAGGATAGTGCCCTTTCACGGCATTCACAGCGGTTCGAATCCGCTACGGTGTACCATATAAAAACACATTGCAAAAAACCGAGTCCGGTACATTTTAGCAGTAGGCAATCCAATGTGTTTTTATATGGTAACGTATACGCTTGTAGCTCAACTGGTTAGAGCAGCGGACTCATAATCCGTTGGTTAGGGGTTCGAGTCCCTTCGGGCGTACCATATTTGGAGAAGCCGCCGTAATGGTATGGCAGGAGACTGTAAATCTTCCGACTTTTGTCACAATTGGTTCGATCCCAATCTTCTCCACCATTTTTGGTCCCATAGTTAAATGGTTATAATTTCGGCTTGTCACGCCGATGTTAGGAGTTCGATTCTCCTTGGGACCGCCAAAATATAAACATATATAGATAGAATAATGATTATTCCTCGATAGCTCAGTTGGTAGAGCACCGGACTGTTAATCCGTAGGTCCCTGGTTCGAGCCCAGGTCGAGGAGCCAATTTTATAAGGAGTTGAAGTGAGCGTAAAAACAAATACCGGACACACAGCAGTACACAAAAAGACTTGTCAGAACGGAAGTAAAACAAGTACTTTAAATAAAACAAGAAAAAAAGTTAAAAAATACAGAGGTCAAGGTAGGTAAAATAATGGGGGATTAGCTCAGCTGGGAGAGCACCTGCTTTGCAAGCAGGGGGTCGTCGGTTCGATCCCGTCATCCTCCACCACTTTTACCGAGTTAGCTCAGCGGTAGAGCAGCGTCTTGATAAGGCGTTGGTCAGTGGTTCAATCCCACTACTCGGTACCAATAAAATTTTATTAGGAGTATATTATGATACAGTTGAAAACATTCATGGAATTAATTAATTATCGTATTACAGAAGGCGATAAATTTCAATGGAACTGTTATGGTGAAAATGCATATAACTTAACCTCATGGAATGGACTCCACGGTGAAGGTGGTTGGAGTGCTAATATTGTATTTGATACCAACACACAAATCGTCTATGAGGTAGATGTTTGTGATTATACCCATGATCGCTCATATCGCCTGATTCATCCTGAATATGTTGATGCTTATGCTCGTGAAAAGGATGCTAAAGGTCTGGACGATACTGCATGGGATGAAGTTAAATATATCGATCTGACTGTCGAACATGATTGGTTGGAGAAAGCTCGAGCGATTATTTCTAATGAAAAATACGATACTCGTATTCAAATGGAAATTGAATTTTCAGATGACGACCTTTTTGAATATATGAAACTAGCACACAAACTGGATATCACATTCAATCAATTAATCGAAAAAGCGCTAAGGGAAGCAATCAGCAATAAAAATAATGTATGAAAAAAATAGACATCGATGAAGTGAAAAAATTTATTTCATCGCAAAGTCCACAAACTAAGATATATCTTGGTGCGGATTCGGAAAGATTTATTATTGATGATGTCTGGTATGCTGATTATACAATAGCGGTTGTTGTTCATATTGATGGCCGACACGGTTGTAAAATTTTTGGTGAAGTTATTCGAGAGAGAGACTTTGATCAAAAGAAAAATAAACCATCTATGCGTTTAATGAATGAAGTTTTTAAAGTCGCAGAATTATTTCAAACATTATCTGATGTTTTGGAAGACAGACACGTTGAAGTTCATTTGGATATAAATCCCAATGAAAAATACGGATCATCGTGTGTTGTGCAACAGGCAATTGGTTATATCAAAGGAACATGTAATGTTACACCAATGGTAAAACCAAAAGCTTTTGCTGCTACATATGCAGCAGACAGATTGAAGCATGTATTGACAATGGCTGCCTGATTTTTTTATTATGAAAGTTGATTATGAAATTCTTTAAAAGAAATTTAATTACAATTGCATCATTGATGGCAATTAACTCTGTGTGTCTATCAGCAGTCGTTTCTCCCACAGAAACCGCAGCAAACGATATTGCACTTACATCTATTGGTGCCAAGGTTGCTTGGTCGCGTGGATATACAGGTCTAAATTCTCGCATTGGTTTTGTTGATACTGGTGCCGATCTTAAAAATAAAGATTTAAAAAATGTGATTCTTTCCAAAAGTCCGTATTACACAAACATGATTGATGTGAACGGTGGTCATGGAACTGAAATGATTTCTCTTGCTGCTGGTGCAAAAGATGGCACAGGAATTATGGGTGTTGCTTATAATGCAAATGCAATGATTTATGCAGGAGGCTTTGCTGGTTTCCTTTTTGTTACTGACGTGAACAACGGCATTAGGTGGAACGCTGACAATAAAGCAGATGTTATCAATCTAAGTTTGGGCTCATCGATGAGTCAAAATGAATTTGCTAAAAATTATAAAAATTTAAATAATGGATCATTTGTAAAAATTACAAGTGCGGCAGATTCTTATTCATCAACACAATTTTTGTCCTCATTGCAATACGCAACATCAAAAGGTTCTATTGTAGTAATGGCAGCTGGAAACGATGGAAATCCAGTTCCAACAAATCCTGCAAACCTGGCAGTGAAAACAGACACGAAAGGAAATTTGTTACTTGGTGGACGCGCTGTTATAGTTGGTGCAGTCGATAACAATAACAATATTGCTAGTTTCAGTAATCGTGCGGGAAATATTTGTCAGAATTTTGTAAACAATGTTTGTAAAGATACTGTTCAAATTAAAGATTATTTTTTAGTTGCTCCTGGCGGTGGTTTAATTTGGGCCGCAAATGCAAATGCAGGTACTAATTTAAAGATTGATCAGGGTACAAGCCTTTCTGCTGCTTTTGTATCAGGTGGCATTGCTGTAATCAAACAAGCATGGCCAACATTAAAACCAGAACAAATTGTACAAGTTCTACTTAAAACAGCAACGGATTTAGGTAAACCTGGAGTTGATGAAGTTTACGGTAACGGTTTAATGAATCTTGATGCTGCAACAAAACCAATTGGTGCTCTCACGCTTGCAAAAATTACAAACACAAGTACGACACAAATTGCTGCTGGACCGGTGTCACTCTCATCAAGTGGACTTTCTGGTGGTATTATTACCAAACAAAGTTTTGTGAATAGTTCTGTATTACAGAACACACAAGTTATTGATTCTATTGGTAGAAATTTTACTGTCAATATGACAAACGGAATGACAACATCAATGCAGAATTACAATCCAATTTCTGCATTTTCTACACTTAGCAATTCGACAATTAACTATGTCGATTTGGGTACACAAAATCTAATTAATACTGTTTATTCGAGTGATAATGTTACTGGAATGAAATTTGGATATCAACTAAATGATCAATATCGTTTATCTGTTGAAGTTGGAACAGCCAAAGAATTTGGATCAATCTTAGGAACAAAAGGCAACGGCGCATTTGCATTAGGTGATTCGTCAACAAACTGGACTGGTTTGGAATTGTCAAAAAATATGAATCAAAATGTAAATGTATATGGAAGTTTGGCTTATGGATTTACTAAATCAAATACTGTTTCCGATTCGTTGATTAGTGATGTGAGTGATATTGTTACACAAACTTGGACTCTGGGATTACAGAAAAAAGAAATCTTTAACGAAAAAGATTATCTAAATTTCCAAGTTACTGAACTTCCTGCAATTGTTAGTGGTAGTGCAACAATTTCTGGTGTGACCGGATATACAAGTTCAAATGTAACAGAAGATGGTGCAACTGTAACCTCGATTAATTCAAAAGAAAAAATTGAACTTTCAAATAGTTATAGACAGTACGCAACAAGTTTGGCATATACTCAAAATTTTAATAAATTGACTAGATTGCAAACAGGATTGGTGTTACAATCAGACAATGCTGGTTCTGATGTTAAATCATCATTGTTTGCTGTATTTAAGAAAATGTTTTGATTATTGCTTTGTTAGCTCAGTTGGTAGAGCGGCGCCCTTACAAGGCGTAGGTCGGCGGTTCGAACCCGTCACAAAGCACCAAATAAAGCCTCGGTGACGGAATTGGTATACGTGTTTGCCTTAGAAGCAAAATTTTGAGAGTTCGAGTCTCTCCTGAGGCACCACTGGTGATAGTTCAATGGATAGAACAGTAGCCTTCTAAGCTATTAATCCAGGTTCGATTCCTGGTCACCGGACCAATATAGCGAGAGTGGCGGAAAGGCATACGCAATTGACTTAAAATCAATCGCCCGTAAGGGATTGGGGGTTCAAGTCCCCCCTCTCGCACCAAAAAAATGTTGACATAGTAAAAAAAATACTATATAATAACAAGTGCGGGTATGATGTAAAGGTAACCTAAATCCTTGCCAAGGATTATTTCCGAGTTCGATTCTCGGTACCCGCTCCAAATGCCGGTTTAGCTCAGGGGTAGAGCAACCGCCTTGTAAGCGGTAGGTCGTCTGTTCAAATCAGACATCCGGCACCAGTTAATGCGGGATTAGTTTAATGGTAAAACTGTAGATTTCCAATCTTCCGTTGACAGTTCGATTCTGTCATCCCGCTCCAAATTTAGGAGATAATATAATGGATGAAAAAAAATCAAAAAATCCTTTTATAAATTTAGCTCGTGAATCCGGTAAAATATTACCGAATAATAATTCAAAAATTGCAACTAAACAACAAACTAAATTTACTTCTCAGGTTAATGTAAATAAACCAACTAGAAGATCAAGTAGAGGTAGATAATAATCTCCGATTCGCCTAGCCTGGTATGGCACTTCATTTGGGATGAAGAATAACGGGAGTTCGAATCTCTCATCGGAGACCACTTTTTATCGCGGGTTGGTGAAACGGTATCACAGAGGACTCATAATCCTCAGTTCCTTGTTCGACTCTTGGACCCGCATCCAATTACGGCATAGATCCTATCATGCGATACGGCATATAGTACATCATTACAAAGTAGTATACATATAGATCGAAGATATTTTCTAGAGTGTACATATTTTTTATAGTGTTGAAACTGTGCCTGTACCTAATAAACAATACAATCCATCAATTAATTCAAATAAAGTCCAAGTACCAGTTTCTTTATTCGTAAAAAGCTGTATATTTGTTTTTTTATTTGTTAAATCATTAGGATAATTCAATATCAATTTTTCATCAAATTTTATTAATGTATCTTTTATTTGATCTAGTTTATAACATGTCGTTGTTATTTGAACTTCAATACTCTGAGTTTGTCCGAAAGATAATAAAGGAATCAACATAATAAATGAAAATAGTTTTTTCATTTTTTTCTCCTTATAATGGTATATAGTGTAAAACACACTTTACAAAAAATTATTTTATGTTATAATGTTTGTTTTATAGGAGCGAAAAATGAAAATTCAAGCATTTAAATTAATTACAGGTGAAGAACTCGTTAGTGAAATTGAGTCCGAATCAGAATCAGAATTTGTATTAATTAATCCTGTAGGAATTGCAATTGTTCGAGGTCAAAATGGACAACCAAATGTAGGATTCTCTCCTTTTCCGATTCACGCGGAACAACAAAAAGATCAAACAATTTCTATTGCCAAAAAACATGTAGTGTATTACTATACACCCGCACAAGATTTTATTAACAATTACAATTCAATTTTTGGTTCGGGTATTATTCTTCCACAAGCAAAAGAAATCATCACAGGTTAATGACAAGTTTTTATACTAACGTACAATCTCTTAGTGGTAAGATATTGTATCGAGGAATTCTAGACGGCAAAAGAGTCAAACAAAAAATTGACTACTCTCCTTCTCTTTATTTGCCATCCAAAAATGTAACACAGTACACAAATTTGGATGGTAATTATCTCGACAAGAAAACATTCGAAACGATTTACGAAGCCAGAGAATACATCAAAAAATTTGAGGATGTATCTGGAGCTCCAGTAATACACGGCAATTCTCGTTTCGAATATGCATTTATTTCTGAACAACATTCTGGTATGGTTGACTGGGACCAAGATAAAGTCTTGGTTGCAGTAGTTGATATTGAAGTTGGATCTGAAAATGGATTTCCTGATCCTTATGAAGCTAACGAACCCATTACCGCTATCACTATCACTTACATTAACGGGCACACATATGTTTTTGGTTGTGGTGAATTTGACAATAACGATGAAAATGTTACATATGTCAAATGTCGTGATGAGTGGACATTGTGTAAAAAATTTATAGATGTCTGGTCAATTAAATGTCCTGATGTAATTACTGGTTGGAATACAAAGTTTTTTGATATACCATATCTTGTCAATCGATTTAAAAAAATCTTAGGTGAAGACAGTTCAAAAAAACTGTCACCATGGAATTTTATTTTTGAAAGAAAAACTGTTATCAATGGAAGACCATTGATTGCTTATGATCTTGTTGGTGTCGCATCACTCGATTATATTGAACTTTATAAGTGGTATGCGCCGGGTGGAAAATCACAAGAATCATATCGACTTGATAATATTGCAAACGTTGAATTGGGTGAAGGTAAAATTTCATATGATGAATATGAAAACCTGCATCAGTTGTATAAATTAAATTATCAAAAATTTATTGAGTATAACATCAAAGACGTGCAATTAATTTTACGTTTAGAAGACAAGTTAAAACTGATTGAATTGGCTTTAACTCTTGCGTATGATACAAAATCAAATTATGAAGACGTGTTTGCTCAAACACGCATGTGGGATTCTCTAACATATTCATATTTGTTACAACAAAATATTATTGTACCTCCAAGAATCATCAAAGAAAAAGATTCAGCATTCGAGGGTGCTTATGTTAAAGAAGTTCAAGTTGGTCTACATGAATATGTTGCAAGTTTTGACTTGAATTCACTTTATCCACATTTGATGATGCAATACTCCATAAGTCCAGAAAATCTTGTTGAAAGAAGTTATATTTCAGAAAGAAAGAGAAAAGTAATTGAGGAGTTAAAATTAAGAAATACTAAATAAGTGGGTGCGGTTACTTATTAGGAAAATAAATGAAGTATAATATCACTAAAGAAAAACTTTACGATTTATTTATTAACAAAAATATGAGAAGAAGTGAGGTTGCTGAATACTTTGGTTGTTCGGATGCTAATATTAAAAAGTGTTTACAAAAATTTGATATTAAAAAACCTTTTCATTTGGAATGTAAAAATAAAGAGAGAAAATCTTTGTTGAAATGTCTATGTTGCGGTAAAGAATATCAAACTCAAAAATTTAGAACTGAAAGTGAAAAGTACAATTCAAAATATTGCAGTTATTATTGCTCAAATAAGAGTAAATATTTGGGTGAAGATCATAAACGTAGAATTAGGAATGAAATTGCTGCAAGACGGAGAGCAAGAATACGTAATCAAACTCCAAAATTAAGTAAAGAAGAAAAGAAAAAATTACAGGAATATTATTTGATTTGTCCTAAAGGACATGAAGTGGACCACATACAACCTATTGCAAAAGGCGGCTTACATCATCCAGACAATTTACAAATATTGAGTAAAACTGAAAATAGAAAAAAGTGGATGAAATAAATGATGCATCAAAAAAAGGTTAAAATGAAGGTATAGAATGTTTCGTAATGTAAAAAAATTAACAACTGAAGAACTACAAGAAGAACTTCGGGCTATAGAATTATTTGAACGAGAAATTGATAAAGTTAGTGTCGAAAGTATGTTGAAAAAAACTGTCGATACTTCTTTTCTTGGTCCAATGCATTGTACCATCACACCCAATGGCCAGTTGTTCAGAACAGACATTCAAGGTTTCTTACCAAAGATGATGGAAGAAATGTATGTTGATAGAAGTAAGTTCAAAAAAATGATGATTCAGGCCAAAAAAGAATATGAGGTTGAAAAAGATGAAAGTAAGAAATTTGAATTAGAAAAAAAGATTGCTCGATATAATAATCTTCAACTAGCAAAAAAAGTATCACTTAACTCAGCTTATGGTGCTCTTGGATCACAATATTTCCGTTTTTATGATTTAAGACAAGCGCTTGCTGTTACGCTTGCTGGTCAGTTATCAATTCGTTGGATTGAAGGCAAACTGAATGATTACATGAACAAACTTTTACAGACAAATGATGATTATGTGATTGCATCAGATACGGATTCGATTTATCTAAAATTAGGTTCTCTGGTCAAAAAGTTCAATAATGATACCACAAATACGAAAAAAATAATTGACTTTATGGATCGTGTTTGTGAAGATAAGATTCAACCATATATCGACAAGTCTTATCAAGAACTGGCCACATACGTAAATGCATATGATCAGAAAATGCAAATGAAACGTGAAGCGTTAGCTAACAAAGGTGTTTGGACAGCTAAAAAGAGATATATTTTAAATGTTTATGATAATGAGGGTGTTCGGTATAACGAGCCTCAGATGAAGGTTATGGGTCTAGAAATGATCAAATCTTCAACACCATCATCGATTCGTGAAAAAATGAAAGATGTCATTAAATTGATGATGACTGGTACTGAATCTGACGTACAAGATTTTATTGCAAATTTTAAAGAGTCGTTCAAAAAATTACCACCCGAAGATATATCTTTTCCGAGAGGATTGAACGGATTGAAGACTTATTCAGATTCGGTTTTACTATATAAAAAAGGAACACCTATTCATGTTAAGGGTGCTATTTTATATAATCACAATATTAAACAACTGAATTTGACTAAAAAATATCCTTTGATACAAGAGGGTGAAAAGATCAAATTTACTTATCTGAAAATGCCTAATCCATTTAAAGATACCGTAATATCTTATCCTTCAAGATTACCAAAAGAATTTAATCTTGACAGTTTTATCGATTATGATTTACAATTTGAAAAATCATTTTTAGAACCAATTCGTATCATATTAGATTGTATGAATTGGAAAACAGAAAAAATTAATTCACTAGAGGACTTTTTCGGATGAATCTCATAACTTTTTTTACAGCAATTGCTTTATCGGCTGTTGCTGCTTATTATTCTGTTATTGGACTTGCTCAAATATTTCCTGGATCATTTTTACCCATAGTAATTATGGGTTCTGTGCTTGAGGCATCAAAACTTGTTACCGTATCTTGGTTATACAGAAATTGGAAACAATGTCCATTATTGATGAGAACCTATCTTACCTCAGCCTGTATTGTTTTGATGATTATTACATCTATGGGTATTTTTGGTTATCTTTCAAAAACACACTTAGAACATTCTTCAGATTTTGCTCCATTAGCAAATAAAATATTATTGATCGATGAAAAGATAAAAGTAGAAAAAGAGAATATTGAGAATAATAGAAAAACACTTAATCAATTAAACGAAGCCGTTGATCAGATCATGGCAAGAAGTACAGATGAAAAAGGTGCGGATAAATCTGTTGCAATAAGAAAATCTCAACAAAAAGAGAGAAGTAGATTAAGCAGTGAAATTGAAATCTCACAGAAAAAAATCAATGACTTGGTTGAAGAAAAAACTCCAATGTCAATAGAATTACAAAAAGCGGAGTCTGATTTTGGGCCTATAAAATATGTCGCAGAACTAATATATGGATCAAATGAAAAAGACATCATAGATAAGGCAGTTAGACTGGTAATCATATTAATAATGGTTGTATTTGATCCTCTAGCTGTGTTATTATTGATAGCTGCAAATATGTCACTAAAGGTTCAATCTGAGAAAAAAAGTGAGCCGACAGATGGCGACGGTAAAATCACACCAAAAGAAGAAAGTGTTGAAATACAAAAAGAAAATATTGTTGTTGTTGAAGAACCTCAAGTTGAAGAAGAACCAACAATAAAAAAAAGAGGATTTCCTAAAAGGAAAACTAAAACAGATTTAAAGTTGGAACCTAACTATGATTATAACGCCACATATTCGTTTCATGAAAAGGAAAATACTAAATGAGCATACTTGATAAAATTAAAAAGAATAGTAGTATTAAAGATTCTGCCATTCTATCGAAATCTAAATTCTTTAATAATAAAGATATGATTCAAACGTCTGTGCCAATCATCAATGTGGCATTGTCTGGTAAATTAGATGGTGGATTGACACCAGGACTTACTATGTGGGCAGGTCCTTCTAAACACTTCAAGACAGCTTTTTCGTTGTTGATGGCGAAATCTTATCTTGAAAAATATGCAGATGCCGCACTTCTTTTTTACGATTCTGAATTTGGAACTCCACAATCTTATTTTAATTCTTTTGGTATTGATTCTGAACGTGTATTGCACACTCCACTCATGGACATTGAACAATTAAAATTTGATGTGATGAATCAACTTACAAATCTTGAACGTGGTGACAAGTTGATTATTGTTATTGACTCTATTGGAAATCTTGCATCGAAGAAAGAAGTTGAAGATGCTTTAGATCAAAAATCTGTTGCTGACATGTCTAGAGCTAAACAAGTTAAATCTTTGTTTAGAATGGTGACACCACATCTATCTTTGAAAGATATTCCTATGATTGTAGTGAATCACACTTACAAAGAAATAGGAATGTTTCCTAAAGATATTGTTGGTGGCGGCACTGGTTCTTATTATTCGGCAGATAACATTTTCATTATTGGTCGTCAACAAGAAAAAGAAGGTACAGAAATTGTTGGTTACAACTTTATCATTAACGTGGAAAAATCTAGATATGTCAAAGAGAAATCTAAAATACCTGTTACTGTATCTTTTGATGGTGGCATCAGCAGGTGGTCTGGCTTACTTGATCTTGCAATTGAATCTGGTCATGTTATCAAGCCAAGCAATGGTTGGTACTCACGTGTAAATGTGACTACGGGTGAAGTTTCTGAAAAGAAATATCGAATCAAAGAAACTGATACGAAAGATTTTTGGATGCCAATTCTCACAGATGCTGGATTTCGCCAATTCGTTGAAAATAAATATCGAGTAGCATCATCCGAAATACTTCAAGGTGAAATTGAAGAAACTTTTGAAGTTGAAACAATGAATGGAACTTAAAATGATTGAAGGTGTCGATTATTGTTATATTTACCCAAAAAATGATAAATCTTCCGTACACATCAAATTTTTGGAAGGTCCATATAAAAGTGTAGTTTTCAAATATGGAAAAGTTAAATTTAAGGAAGAAGGCGATCAAGTATATTTACTTTTCGCATATGATGTGTTAGAATCTGAAAAACAAAAACCAAAAATTTTAGAAAAAGATACCGATTTTAAAAATTATATCGGCGATCTTTTGGTTGAAATAATGTCTTCTAATGTTGAACAGGAAATAATTGATGAAGTTGGAACAGACAGTTGATTAACTTTACACTTATCGAAGTGCCATTGTTTCATTTGAGGAAAACCACCAATTTTATTACATTATGCGACTTGAACAAACAATCTTAAAAAACTTAATTTGCAATGAGGAATATTTACGCAAAGTATTACCATTTTTAAAACAAGAGTATTTTTCCGACAGAACTGATAGAACAATCTATAATGAAATATATTCATTTACAAATAAGTATAATGTATCTGCAACTATAGAAGCAATTAATTTAGCAGTTAAAGAAAATCGACACCTCACAGAAGATGAATTAGAGAAATGTGAAGCCTCTCTTACGGAAATTGAAAAATCCGCAAAAGAAAAATCTGAAATACAATGGCTTATTGATAAAACAGAAAAGTTCTGTCAAGAAAAAGCTATATACAATGCAGTTCTCGGATCGATTTCCATTCTAGATGGTAAAGACAAAACTAATGATAAAGGTTCTATTCCTAAAATATTATCTGATGCTTTATCTGTTTCTTTTGACAATTCAGTAGGGCATGATTATCTAGAAAATTCGGAGAGTCGTTATGAATTTTATCACCGCAAAGAAGAACGTATACCATTCGACTTGGATTACTTCAATAAGATTACTAAAGGTGGTCTTCCTGCTAAAACTCTTAACATTGCCTTGGCGGGCACTGGCGTTGGTAAGTCTCTATTCATGTGTCACGTTGCTGCTAGTTGTATGGTACAAGGTAAAAATGTATTGTACATCACTTTGGAAATGGCTGAAGAAAAAATTGCAGAACGCATTGATGCAAATTTATTGAATGTAACCGTAGACGACTTAATTGAGTTGCCTAAAGATGTGTACGATAAAAAAATTGCTAGACTCAGAGAAAAAACTATAGGTAAATTGATCATTAAAGAATACCCAACCGCATCAGCATCAACAACACACTTTAGGACACTTTTGAATGAACTCAATCTTAAAAAATCTTTTGTTCCTGATATTATTTTTGTTGATTATCTTAACATATGTTGCTCTTCTAGAATTAAGGCAGGAGCTAGCGTTAATTCTTACACCTATGTCAAATCAATCGCAGAAGAATTGCGAGGTCTTGCCGTTGAGTTCGGAGTACCAATTGTTTCTGCAACACAAACAACAAGAAGTGGTTATACCTCTTCCGATCCAGGACTCGAAGATACAAGTGAATCTTTTGGTTTGCCAGCAACCGCTGACTTGATGTTTGCTTTGATATCTTCTGAAGAACTCGAAGAACTGGGTCAAATTATGGTCAAACAATTAAAAAATAGATACTCTGATCCAACCACACACAAAAGATTTAGTTTGGGTATTGATCGTGCAAAGATGAGATTGTATGATGTTGAACAATCTGCACAAAATGATATCGTTGATAGTGGTATTTCTAAACCAAATAAAAAATCATTTGATGGATTTAAAGTATGATGTTGACAAAAGAAGATGCGCTTCATTGTTCATCGGTTTTTAAAAAATATTTTGGGAGTTTCAATCGTGTTGATGATTATATGCGGGATCAAAAATTGGCATCTTTGGCTGATTTGCCTTCAAATCCTTTGTTTCCTATAGAAGAAGATTTATTTTCGGATTTCTCAATTCATCCGAAAGATATGGATTTTGAAGTTTGTGAAATACCACAAGAAACTTGGGAAACATTACTCAATATCACATCGTCACATATTAATATCTCACCTGTTGGTCGACAAATCAGGCTTGCTGTCAGAGAAAAGAACACAGGAAAGTTCGTTGGATTCATTAGACTTGGTTCACCAGTAATCAACATGAAACCTCGAAATGAAATGCTTGGACAAGTGTTTACACAAAAACCTGAATGGTCCAAAAGATTTAACGATTCGTCTATGATGGGATTTGTAATTGTACCATCACAACCTTTTGGTTATAATTATCTTGGTGGTAAACTTTTGGCTGCAATTTGTTGTTCACATGCTGTGCGTGAAATTGTCAATAAAAAATATAATATGAATCTTTGTTTATTTGAAACTACAAGTCTTTATGGTAGTTCAAAACAAGTTTCACAATATGATGGCATGAAGCCTTTTATAAGATATAAGGGTCTCACCGAAAGTGATTTCATTCCCATGATGCACGGAAAACCCTACGAAGATTTACGTAATTTTGTTGAAAGTAAAGTTGGTGATATTGTTGATGCTGATTCATCGAGCAAAAAATTGAAAACAACAATGAAAATTATTGCTTTAACAAAATCTGCACTAAAAGGTGATGTTGAAGCCGAAGTGTTTCAAAGAACAATAGATGATGCAAAAAAACTAACCGAACAAAAAAGATATTACATTTCACATTACGGTTATAAAAACATGATAGACTATGTTTGTTGCAAGACAGACAAACTAATCAAAGATGAAACTTATGATAAATTTGAATTAGAAAATGTAATAGAATGGTGGAAAAATAAAGCGTCAAATAGATATGAAACATTAAAAGTTGAAAACCGCTTGCGTTCCGAACTTGAGGTTTGGACTTCAGGTAAAGACATACAAATTATCAGATAAATAGTTTGATTTGGAGTTAAAATGGCGGCACAACAAGGTTTTGAATATGAAAAAAATGCAGCAAACATTTTAAAACCTATGGGCCTGGTACCTAAAAATTTTACTCCTGCTGGTGCTGGTAGTGATCAGCCAGATTTAATGTTGGAACACAAAAAAATTAAAGCTGGATGTGAGTTAAAAATAACAGCAGCTTCAGCTGGTTCTCTTGTATTGAAATATGACACGAAAGATAAGTCCAATCCTTGGAAATTTGGTGATATCAAAGATGATGATACTGAAAAAATGTTTATTAAAGATTTAGCCGATGAAGTTGGATTATTTGATATTATAAAAAAAGAATGGAAAGAAATTCCATTTAAAAGAGAGAAAGATGATTTGTGGGAAGCAACAGCCGGTAAACTAACAAAAAAACAACAGTACGAAAGAGATAGAGATACATTTCATGATATTCGAGGTGAAATACCATCAACAAAAATTGAACAATATTACAATCGAAAAGATACTTATTATGTTAACGTAGGTACACACGGTTTCTATCTGTTAGGATCTAAAAATCCTTTAAAATTAAAAGATGTGCCTAGATTTGGTTCTTCAGCTAAAGCAACATACAGAGCAAGAGTTCAATATAAAGGAAGTGATAACTATCAATTTACATTTGAAATGCAATTTTCAATTCCATCAAGTAAAAAATCTCCTTTTAACATTGCACCAGTAGACGGTAAAAGTGTTAATATCATCAAAAAAGATTTAAATTTAAATTGTTTCTCCTAATATGCCATTAATTGACTTTGATAAAATTTTAAAAGAATACCAAGATCATAACACCGACAATGATTTTGGATTCTCAGCCGTTTCTGAAGAAGAATATAATCGTGTAATTAACGATACTGCACAAACAGCGGATGATTACAAACAAAGATTGGCTCAGTTGGAAAAAATAATAATTCCTTTCCTACAAAAACTATATACTACAGCAGATAAAGAGTATATTTACTGGCCAAACCGAAAACCTACGATTGAACAACAAATTGAAAAGATTTTAAAACTGACAAGGGAATAATTATGACTGCAACTGTGATCGTACCAACAACTGGTGCTAGCGAATTGCGTAATGCAATCGAGAGTGTGTTGAATCAAACATATGAAACTATTTGTTATTTGGTTATCGATGGAGATAATTTTTCAGCAAAAGCTAAAACTATTGCCAGCGATTATATGGGTAACAAAAATTTAAAAATATGTTCTCTGCCTATTAACGTTGGTGCTAATGGATTTTATGGACATAGAGTTTATGCTGCGTTCTCACATCTAATCAATACAAAATATGTTTTATATCTAGATCAAGATAATTGGTTTGAAAAAAATCACGTACAGAGTTGTGTTGAAACAATAGAAAAAAATAATTTAGATTGGTCATATTCTTTGCGAAAAGTTGCCAACAAAGAAGGAGAATATGTTTGCAATGATGATTGTGAATCTCTGGGTAAATGGCAAACTTATCACGGACTTCATCACATAGATACTAATTGTTATTGTGTAAAATCTGATATTGTGATAAAATTAGCTAGTGTCTGGCATGGCGGTTGGGGACAAGATAGAGTTTTCTTCAACACAATATCAAACCACTTTAAAAAATTTGATTGCACTGGAGAATATACTGTTAACTATAGGGTTGATGGAAATCCGGGTTCCGTTACATCGGAATTCTTTTTGAGAGGTAATGAAGAAATGAAAAGAAAACATAATGGAGTTTTACCATGGCGAAAAATTTAATTATCGGTGCTTTTACAAACTATACCTACAATCAACTCAAACCTTGGGTTGAGTCTATTGATGAGTGTGGTTTTGAAGGCGACAAAGTGATGGTTGTTGGTAATGCATCACAAGAAACACGTGATGAATTGATCAAAAGAAATTTTAAAATTGTTGACATGTTGAAGGTAGAGGCTCCAATTCATGTTGCAAGATTTCTTGCAATTTATGATTATCTTAAAGATACCTGGAAAGACTATGACTACGTAGTAACAACTGATGTCAAGGACGTATATTTTCAAAAAGATCCAATCGAATGGATTAAGAAAAATTTACCAGAAAATAAAACCCTAGTAGCTGGTTCTGAGAGTATATCATACAAATATGAGCCTTGGGGAAATCAAAATTTGATGGAAACATACGGTCCATATTTTTATCTTTTGTTTGTAGGTAACGAAATTTATAATGTTGGTACAATCGGAGGAACAGCAGAGTATGTTAAAGACTTAGTACTAAACATATTCATCAATTCTACAAATAGACCCATTCCCATAGTTGATCAAGCTGTTTACAACGTTTCAATACAAACACAACCGTATAAAGATAAAGTTCTGTTTACTAAACAACAAGACGGCTGGGCAGTACAATTAGGAACAACAGGCGATCCTTCAAAAATAGAAGCATTCAGACCTTTTCTAACAGAGCCTGAGCCCGCATTTGATTTTGAAAGTGGATTGGTTAAAACACATACAGGAGAACCATTTTGTATTGTTCACCAATATGATCGTGTACCTCTATGGAAAGAATTGATAATGAAAAAATTCAATCAAGAGGATCCAAATAATTTCTTTGTTTACAGGGTGTAAAAAATGAGTGATGATGTAATTGTAATTAATACGGAAAACCAATCCTTTAATGTACAGAGAACATTCAAGTGTTCTGGTTACGGTCTTGGATATCTGATTAAAGATATTAATAATCCAGTAGGATTAGAAATTGGTTGTGACATTGGTGATACAACTAATTTTTTATTGGATTCAAATCCGACATTGAATTTAACTTCAATTGATCCATATGAAAACTATATTGATTGGAATGGAAATTCCTTAAACGAAAGAGAAAACGTTTATCAACAAATGGTGGAAAGATTGAAAGGATATTCGAATCGATTTTCTTTAATTCGTAAAACATCAGATGATGCGGTTGATCTTTTTTCTGAAAATCAATTTGATTTTATTTTCATCGATGGTCTTCATACATACGAACAGTTGAGTAAAGATTGTGAAAACTATTATAAGTTTTTAAAACCAGGTGGAATATTCTCAGGCCATGATTTTACTGCAATCGAAGGTGTAAATCGTGCAGCTAATGAATTTGCAAATAAAGTTAATAAAGAAATTTTAACAACCGAATGTGACGTTTGGTATTGGTATAAGTGAGATTTTATCTTGAAAAAATGCATTATTTTATCTGGTCACTATAGGACTTTTGACCAAACGTGCGATAACATTAAAAAATTTATTGACATCAATGAACTTGATGTGTATTGTCATTTGTGGTTAACTCATGAATATGAACAACAAAATATAATTGATAAGTTAAATCCTAAAAAAATCTTAGTTGAAGATTGGAGAAATTATCAACAAATATTTTTTGAAATGGAAAAAAGAATTCTACAAGCAAATCCGAAACCTTTATCGATTGATAAAATTTCAGGAAATGCTTCCATGAATTTTAGTAGAAAACAAGCTTTTGATTTAATTGATCAAGAATATGATGAACTTGTTTATTGTCGCTATGATGTAAATTTTACACAAGTATTTAAATTTGAAGAAATCAATACGATTCTTACTCCATTGCAAGAGTCTTATAATTTAATATCGGATATTTTTGCGATTATGCCCTTTAAATACGCAAAATATTATTTTATATATGACAAATATGAACAATTGCACTCAACTCAATTTGAACCGGAATTTGAAGACTATCTTAGAAATGTAAGATTTTACGGTGAGAATAATATTAAAATACATAAAGACCAGAGGTATTGTCCTCACATGATGTTATTGAGAAATATTTTTAATAATAATGTACCTCAATTGACAACAGAAAAATTATCGGTATTTTTACAAAAATGAAAATCGCTTTATGCTTATGTGGTCAAGCAAGATCATTCGAAGAAGGTTATAAGTATTATAAAAATAATCTTTTTTCCCATTACAATGTCGATGTCTACATTCATTCTTGGAAATTTGTTTTAAGTGAAAATCTTATTAATATTTACAATCCAAAAAAATATGAGTTTGAAACACCTCTAGTTGGTAACTACGACAGTCAATATAAAAATACACCAAATCTATTAAAACATCCTCCTAGATTTACATATAACATGTTATACTCGATGTATAAATGTAGTCAATTAGTTGAGGGGGATTATGATTGGGTGATCAAATCGAGAACGGATTATGCTTTAAATGTTAAAATACCTTTCGCTGATTTAGAAAATAAAAAATTGTATATACCAAATTGTCGTATGACTCCCGAAAGAGATTTTGGAAACGACCAATTTGCTTTTGGATCAAAAGAAATAATGATGAAATACATGTCAACTTATTTGAACATAGATAAGTATTATGATTCTGGATATCAATTTATCGGTGAAGACATGATGAAGGCAAATTTATACGAACATAATTTGTACGGCAATAATCTAATATATGTGAACATGAATAATCCGTTTCCTCCTGGACCACATAACGGAACATGGCATTCACTCATACGTAATGACTATGACCAATGGAAAAAACACTAAAGGAATTAACTGGACATTCAGGTAGTCAAATATACTTGATGGAAGATGTCTGGGGATTGTTTATAAGAAAAATCAATAATGTAGAAAGAAATTTAGAAAGACTGAGCACTCTTTATTCTTTTGGATATCCTGTTCCTAAAATATACAATTATGGAAATAATGTATTAGACATGGAATATATCCATGGACTGGATATGAAGAATTATCTAATTCATCACAATATCGAGGACTTGTCTAACTTTATTATTTCTACATTGGAAAATTTTTCAAAAAAAAGTGTAATGAAGGATTACACTGGTGTCTATAATGAAAAACTAAAATGGATGGATCAAAATGATGACTTACCTTTCAATAAAGAAGAATTCATCGAAAGATTACCAAAAATATTACCGAGTTCGATGTATCATGGTGATATGACACTTGAAAATATTATAGGCACAAATAAAAATAAATTTTATATGATTGATGCTGTCAAGGTTGAATATGACTCATATATATTCGATATTGCAAAAATGAGACAAGATTTAGAGTGTAAATGGTTTTTGAGAAATGATTCGATAAGAATAGATGTTAAACTTAAAAATTTACAAGAACAAATTTTAAGTAAATTCGAAATTGCAAAAGATAATAATTTATTAATTTTAATGTTATTGAGAGTTTATTTACACACAAAGAAAAATGATTTTAATTATAACTTTATCATGAAAGAAATAAAAAGATTATGGAAATAATTGTACCTGCTGCCGGATTATCAACAAGGTTTCCCGAAATGAAACCAAAATATTTGTTGTATGATTACAAACACGATTTAATGTTGAAAAATTCTTTACGTCCTTATTTACAAAATTCAATTACTGTTGGTATTTTAAAAGAACATGATGAAAAATATCATGCATCTGAATTCATTCGATATGAATTTGGTGACAAAATAAAAATTGTTGTTTTAGAAAAACCAACAAAAGGTCCAGCCGATACAGTATATCAAATAATTCAAAAGTCTGGTCTTACGAATGAAGAAATACTTATAAAAGATTGTGATAGTTTTTTTGAACATGAAATTTCTCCAGGAAATTACGTTTGTGTTTCTAAAATTTCCGAACATGAAATTTTGAAGAAACTATCATCCAAAAGCTTTACAATTTCCAATGAACAAGGTATAATTAACGATATCATAGAAAAGAAAGTTGTGTCTGATACTTTTTGTGTTGGTGGTTATAAATTCGAAAGTGCATTGTTGTACAAAAACGCTTTTGAGGACATTTCACAGGAACGAGAAATATTTGTATCTGATGTAATTGGAAGATGCATCAATAATAAAAATATTTTTACTGAAAAAGCAGTAAAGAATTATATTGATGTCGGTACCGCAAAAGACTGGTTTGAATATAATGATAAACCTGTAATTTTTTGTGATATAGACGGAACGATAGTGAAAGCACAAAGTCGTGTGGGTGAAAACTCTTATGACCATAAAATCACACCACTCACTAAAAATGTAAAAAAACTTTTGGAAATGCAATCAAATGGAGCTCAATTTATATTTACAACTTCAAGAGGTAAAATATATGACGAGAGGAGCTGTTCATTATTAAATGAATTGGGATTTAAAAATTACACATTAATATCAGGATTGCAAAATTCAAGAAGAATATTGATTAATGATTTTAATAAATCAAATCCTTTTCCGAGAGCAGAAGCAATTAATATTTTTAGAGATTCCGATGACTTGGAAAATTACTTATGATTCCTGACAAAAATTTATTTATTGTCACTTCTTCAATAAAACCAAAAATAGGAGTATTTTCTCCTGAACAAAGATTTGCACAGACACTTTTTACGCTCAGATCAATTCGAAAAAAAGTACCTGATGCTATCATATTGTTATCGGACACATCTATTTCTCCATTAAGTGATTTTGAAAAAAAAGTTCTAAGTCAAAATTCTAATCTATATTTTGATTTGAGTGAAGAACCAGCAACAAAACATTACACTTCAAATGGTCAAAAAAGTCATGCCGAAAATGCATTGTTGTTTGCAACATTACAAACACTAAAGAATAATCCCAATGTGAGTAATGTTTTAAATTCTGTAAAAAGAGTATTTAAATTTTCAGGAAGATCGGAACTTGATGATAATTTCAATATCAATGATTATGATGACCTCTTTGGAAAATTTGTATTTAAAAAAAGAATACCAACTTGGATGGGAGATATAAAACATGATGCAACCCACTTGTTTATTACAAGAATGTATTCTTTTTGTCCTTCACTAATTGACACTTATCTGAGTGTACTGAATAAAAACATGTCGATTGTAAATGTACTGGATACAGAACACGCACATTTCGTGAATATTCCAAAAAATTATTTGGTGGAATTTGAAAAAATTCACTGCATGGGTTGGTTAGCCGGAAACGGTGAAATCGAACATTACTAAATTGTTATATATCAGACACAATATTTTCACAATTTGTGATATAAATCAAAAAGTATTATAAATAACTTCATGGACAACCAAAGTGTGTTGTATTCTAAGAGGTAAGATGAAATCTTTTTTAAATTTTTTGATTGAAGAAACTGAAGGTGAAAAACTTAAGCATATACATCATGCTGAAGACCGGCCTTTACTTCACGGATCAAAAGGTTTTGAACACACTTACAATGCGTTAAATCAAGCTCACGAACATATTAAGTCAGGTGGCAACAGTTCTCATTTGACGATGAAATATGATGGATCTCCTGCCGTTGTTTTTGGTCATAATCCAGAAAACGGTAAATTCTTTGTTGCATCAAAATCAGCTTTCAATGTAAATCCAAAAATAAACTATACACATGCAGATATAGTTAAAAACCACGGACACGCACCCGGTTTGATGGACAAATTACACGCAGGACTAAATCATCTCAAAAAGATTGCACCGAAGTCAGGAGTTTACCAAGGTGACCTAATGTTTTCTGATGGTGACAAAAAAGAAACAAAAAAAGGTGTATCATTTACTCCAAATACAATCACATATACCGCAAAAGGTGATGAGGCTGATAAAATAAGGAGAGCAAAACTTGGTGTAATTGTACACACCCAGTATCACGGAAAAAACCTGAGTACGATGGGTGCCGATCCTCATCCCGACATGCATAAATTTTATCAGCATCCTGATGTTTGGCACAAATCAGCCGAACACGATACGAAAAACGTACATTATTCAGAATCGGATCAAGAAAAATTCAATGACCACATGTCAGCCGCAAGAAAAATACATGATGAGCATAAAGGCACAATGTACAAATCAACTGAGCCACATCGAGGTGAAGCTGGACACCTTTCGACTTACATTAACCATACAGTAAGAACTGGTGAAGTTCCTTCTGCTGAAGGACTGAAAAAACACATACAAAATCAATACAATAAATCAGCTTCAAAATTAAAAACGCCGGCAGGACAAGCTAGAAAACAATCGGAAGCAAATAGTCATCTAAGTCATATTGAGAAAAACAAAGATCATTATGAAAATCTCCTGAAGATGCACCATCATTTACAACAAGCTAAAAATGTCTTGGTACACACACTAAATCAACATGAAGGTGGACTAGAACATCATATAGATGGCAAAAGAACTGGTCCAGAAGGCTTTGTTATTAACCATGCAGGTGAACCTACTAAATTAGTTGATCGCCAAGAATTTGCAAGAGCAAATTTATTAAAGGTTAGAAAATGAAAACATTTTTACAACACTTAAATGAATGTGAAATGATTAATGAAGCTGAAGGTGTGGGTTTCATTAAAGGTGCAGGTATCGACAAAGAAAGACATTTGGGAAAATATGTAATGCCGCATCTAGGATCAAAAGATTATACTCACACTATGGGTAAAGATCACGAAGATGTTCCATCCGGATCAAAATTAAAATTACACAAGACAGAATTGATTGATGGAAAATATTACGTTCATGCTACGGATGATGTTACGAGAAGAAAACACGTAATACCTGTTTCGAAAATTTTAAAACCAGGAGAAAAAAAATCTAATAAAGGTTTTGAATATGAACAAAATTTCGTAAAAAGATTAAAAGACCATGGTTTGATGCACGGTGAAGCTGCTGGATTTACAAGTGGTAACGACTTTAATTTGGTTAATAAAAAATTAAATACGAAACATAAAGGCGAAGTACACAACGAAGGTGAGTTACAGGGCGAAACAAAAGCAGGAAAAACTGCTGCTTTTGGTCAATTAACTATTGCTTATGATGAAAAGAAGGGTGGTTGGCACATTCCTGAAGAAAATAGAAAAAACAGACCAGGTTATGCTGCACACATCGAGTCAAAAGGTATCATAGACCACATGAACGAACACCATAAACCTACTGGATTGGTACCTGGTGGTCCTTTGGCTAAAAATGTAAACTTTGAACATGATGATTTGAAACCAGCAAATGCTTACTTAAAGGATCATCATGTTGATGTCCTACAAGTCGGTAAACACGGAACATATAGAGTTGGTGAAAAAGATAAGACTGGCCACGGATTGCCTGAATTGACAGGTAAAGGCCAATGGAGAGTCAGACAAAAAACATCCGATCCAAAAAAACGTACAATACAATTTATGGTCAAACATGCAGATAAAAGTCATGTCGATTTGGATCATGATGAACACCTGCACGCAATGGCCAAAACATTAGGTCATAAACCATTAACATTTAAGAAGTCGGAAGAATGAAGTCATTTTTAGAATTAGTCAAAGAACAAGAAGAATATGAGAAACATCATGTGATCACATTTGGTCGCATGAATCCTCCAACGACTGGACATTTAAAGCTAATCAATAAAGTTAAAGAGATTGCCAAAAAACATAATGCATCATATGAAGTTATCGTTTCTCACTCACAAGATAGTAAGAAAAATCCATTAAGTTCTGAACAAAAAATCAAGCATCTAACTAGATATATGGCTTCACCTAATAAAATAGAAGAAGCTGTTTCAATAAAATCATCACTGCAACGCATCACAACTAAACCAAAAATTACTGCCGCTACAAAAGAAAAACCAACCATATTACACCATGCGGTATCGGCATATAAGAGTGGTGTAACTCACCTTCACGTTGTCGTCGGATCGGATCGTGTTAAAGAGATGCATGATCTATTACATAAGTATAATGGTGTTAAAGCAGGACACGGAGAATATCATTTTAAGAGTATAAAAATTCATTCAGCCGGCCATCGTGATCCTGATGCCGAAGGCACAGAGGGTATGTCCGGAAGCAAAATGCGTGAACATGCCAAAAATAAAGACTTTAAGGAGTTTAGAAAAGGTGTTCCTTCTCATGTGTCCGATGAACATGCCAAAGAGTTAATGCACGATACACGCAAAGGTATGGGATTACATGAGGACTATAATAGAGGTTTATTTAAAGCTATTTTCGTTACCGGTGGTCCAGGATCAGGAAAAGATATTATAATTCGAGAAGCAATCGCTGAAAACCGTTCTGTCGAATTAAACTCAATTCAAGCTTTTGATTATTTAATGGATAAACAAAAGTTATCCGAAAAAACAACAGATTATCGCAGAGAAGCGATTCGATCTAGAGGTCCTTTAATTATTAATGGACCTGCGGACGATCATTCGAAAATGATCACAATCAAAGAAGAACTTGAAGAACTTGGTTACGATACGATCATGATTTTTGTTGACACGACAAATGAAACCAGTAAAATCAGAAATAAAAGTTTAGCTAAAATGGTTTCGGAGTCAGTTAGATTTGAAAAGTGGGAACTAGCTCAGGCTAGCAAAGAATCTTACCGTCAAAATTTTGCAAAATTTATTAATTTTGATAATAGTGCAACACTCGAATCAATTGAAGAAGATATTACAGACACTTATCAAATAATAAATAGATTTATTGACGAAAGAAATTATACTGATGTTGCATTTTCTTGGATGGAAAATCACGGAAAATTAAATATAAATGAATCGGTTAAATATTTGTTTAAGGAAGATAATGTTAAGAAAAATTCTAAATTTATTCAAAAACTCAACGAAAAGCGAGAAGCTTCCGCAGGAGTTTACAAAAGAAACAACTCAGTTGAAAGAGCAGCCGGTCCAGACGACATCACTCCAGACAACAGAGCAGGAGATTCCAACGCCGACAACATCAAATGGGATGCTCCAAAAAGAACAAAAACCTACACCTTCAAAACGTATAGTGAAGAAAAAGGTCCCAGCATTAAAGTCTTCCCCGAACCAAAAGAATCCAACTTCAGAAAAGACAAAGAGAAAGACAAAGCCAAAAGAATAAAAACATCAGATTCACCGACAGTAAATCAAAGAATGAGGAATGTTTCTGGAATAGGACCAGAATTTGACACACGCCAACAGGGAACAGTATACCCAATGTCAGGATTAGGCGATGTCACATACAGAGAACAAAAAGATTTTAAAAATTTTAGAAAAAAAGTAAAAGAAGCAATTGATGATCCGGGTGCAGTAGATATGGGAGTAGGTGGAACATTGGGTGGTGCAAGTAATAAAGAACCCATGCAATCATATAAGGATCAAGATAAAAATATTGGAATCATAATTAAAAAGAAAAAGAGAATTTAAAATGAAATTTTTTAGTCAATTTGTATCAGAAGAATATTCGGATGAACCTGCATATCTTCAAGAGGAAGTTTCACAATTGTGGGAAGAAGTTTCTTCCGATGAATTTAATTTTGATGGTGACGAAGAACAATTAATCGATTCTATCGATTGGGATTTGGAATCAGAACCTTTAGATGAAGCTGAATATCAAGGACGTAAAGTTCCTTTGGGTAAGCCAATGAAAGGTGATGTTAAAAAATCTAAAGTTTTTGTAAAATCACCGTCAGGTAGAGTTGTAAAAGTTAATTTTGGTGACAAGAATATGACAATTAAAAAACATAATCCTGCTCGCCGTAGAAGTTTTAGAGCACGACACCGTTGTGCAACACCCGGTCCAAGAACAAAAGCAAGATACTGGTCATGCAAAGCATGGTAATTTAGGAGACAATCATGTACGACAAAATAAAAGTAAATTCAATTTCTGAAGCAGTTAAAAAAGTTATGGCCAATGAAATGGAATTAGACGAAACTGGTTTACGCAAAGCGGCATATGCTGCTCACAAATCTGGTGAAACACACTTCACATTTAAAGGTAAAAAATATCCTGTAAAAGTTCAAGGTGAAGAAGTTTCTGCTGGTGAAGCGATTGAAGAATCAAGTCCGTTTGATTGGAAAAATAGAAAGTCTGAATTACCAACTAAACCAGGCGAGAAAGCTGGTTTTGATTCTAAAAAGATTTCTACTGGTACTGTTTATTCACGTAAACCAGTTAAGTCAACTGACGACACTAAAAAAGAAGAATATTCTTTTAAAGATAAATTAATTGAAAGTTTAAATAAGTCTGATGATAATTTTGCTGATTTTATGGTCAGCGAAAAAGAAATGACAGATGACGAAATGAAAAAGCGTGAAAATATTGTGATGTCGATGAAAAAGAATATGTCTTACTTCAAGAAAAAATATGGTAAGCGTTGGAAAGATGTAATGTATGCAACTGCAACTAAACAAGCAATGGCTAAAGAAGAAGTTGAGCAGATTGACGAGGTTGGTGATACACCAGCAGGTCGTGCAGCACTTCAATCTGTGAAAGACAGAGGCACGAAAGCAATGGATGCTTGGAATAAAAAACCAGAAAGTGGTTATAGTTCTGCACCTAGAAAGACCATAAGACAATTTGCGGGAGCAATGGATGCTGATCGTAGACTTAGAGGCCAAGGAATCACCAAAGGCAAAGAAGGTCAAGCTCAACGACAGATTGATTATGCAAAGAAAATGCGTGGTGAGGAAGTTGAGTCTCTTGATGAGTTGAATAAAACACATTCTGATAGAGATGTTAAAATGGCTATCGGTATCATTAACGATAAAAGATACAAAGGAGGCAACTTAACTGGTGCCCTTAAAGCCATCGATAAAATGAAACCCGGACTTTCTGATCATCCTGCTGTAATAAGAGCAATGCGAACAGCAAACGAAGAATATGAATTAAATGAGAAAAATGAATCTCATACTCATGCTGCTCATTATGAAAACGATAAGGGTGAATGGACAGGTATGAATTTATTGGTAGCAAAAAGTGATGATGATGCTATCAAACAAGCTCATGAAAAATGCAAAGAAGGTTGCAGACTTTCTCGCGTTGAGCGTCATATTCCAGTAAAAGAAGAAGTCGAATCTCTTGATGAATTATCACCAGCAACACATCAAGCATATAGGAAAGCTGCCGGCACACAGGCTTCTGCTTTAGACAAACAAGCTGCAAAACATTATGCTTCAGGTAATGTTAAAGCTGGTAAAGAATTAACACAGAAAGCTAACAAAAGATTCAGCGGTATTGTTAAATCAACCGTTAAAGAATCAAAAAGACCTGAAGATGATACTGTTCCTTTTGTGACAAACGAAAATAAACCTTTGAGTAGAGCAAAAGAAATGGCTCGCAAATCAATGGAAAGAATCAAAAATGAAATGATGGGTAAAACAGGCACATCTGAGTAAGGTATTAAAATGAGTAAAGCGCAAATAATTAAATCGTTGGTCAAAAAGAATATTGGTCAAAAACCGACATTCGGTACTAATCCACGTGATCCATGGTCTGCAAAATCTAATATAAACGAGGACGCTGCTTTGGACAAATATTTAATGTCTAGAGGAATTAATCCTAAATTTGTTTCAAAAGATACTAAAGTTTCACATTCAAAATCTGGAGAATTTTTGAAGTGGAAACAAGATCACATGATGGAATCAGCCGATGTTAAAGATACAATTACATTGGATATTCCTTTGATGATTCGTATTTTAGAATTGGCCCGTGAGGATGTGAAAGATGATCCAGAACTACATCGTATTGTCGAGAGATTGATAGAAATACGAAATAGAGGCACACTCACAATGAATGATTATAATTTCATTGCTGACCTCAAAGAAGAATTGCAATGGGAAGAAAAAGAAGAAGAATTTGAATTTAAAGTTTTTGACTATAAACCAAAATATTTTGATATTTGTCCAATTGCAACCGAATTGTATACTGATATAGGTGAAAAAGTTGATGAAGATTCTTATGAGTTAGTCGAGGGTATGGCTAAACTACAAGACGCAATTTTCTTCATAGAAAAACACTTAAAGGAGAAAAAAGGTTCTCCTAAAGAGGACGATTTGGGTTACCTTTGGATTGCACAAAACATCAAAGATCAAATTGACAGAATGGTTCAAATGGTCGAACCTGATATGAGATTGCAACACGGTTACTTGCAGGGTCACATTGAAACCATCAAAAAACTTTTAGATTATAATAATCGCAAAGAAAAACTTGAAGAAGACAAATTTCAAGATCCAATGGCTGCAACGCAAACTGTTGGTATGGAAGTAGAAAGTAAGAGAAAACAAATGTCGAAATCAGCTAGACTGATTAAGTCTTTGTACAAAAAACATGGCATGAAAGAAGAAATTTATGACCATGAAAAAGAAGATAAGTCTGTTGCAACTTATGGTAAAAAACCTAAGTTTGAGAAGTCTGATGAAAAAGATGATATGGGTGAAGATAAACCAAAGGCTTCTGCGGTTATGTCTGGTGGAACAACCTTAACAGGTGAAAAGAGAGATACAATTGAAATTGATCCGTCAATGAGAGTTCGTCCAGGTCAACCTGATCCTACAAAAAAGGATGACAAAAAAGACGACAAGAAAAAAGAAGAAAAGAAATAATAGATAAATAGGTAACAAACCCACACGGTTAAAAGGAGAATAACATGCCATCTTGGGGTAATACAGATTCAATTTACGATAAGCCACATTGGTCAAAAGAAAGACAAGTTCGCTTTACAACAACACTCGCAACAGGAAATACCGTTGCAAGTGGAAATACTTTGTATTTTGGTACAAGCACCGATGTTTCAAATTCAGCAATTGTTGCTGGTATGTCAGTTGTTGCACTAAATGTTGGTACAAGTGGTGAACCAGGTTTCTTTAAATCAAATACAACTGTTGCAAGTGTTACTGCTAATACAGTAGTACTTTCTCAAAATATTTTGGCAAGTGTTCCTTCCGGAACTGTGTTGGAATTCGATACGCCTATATCTTATCCAGCCGGCGAAAGATCAAGCACTTATAATCAAGATACAGTTTTAGTTACTGGTACAAGACTTGCAAATGCAACATTTGGTGATGCAACCAATCACGCTACTGCACACCAAGGCTGGGTTTATGTGACAACAGGTACTGGCGGCCGCTCTGGTCGTGTACAAACAGAAGTTTTGGTTACATTAGCTAATCCCACAGCAGCAAATACATTGTCTGGTAATACAAGCAATATACAAACATATTACGCTGGTGTTTAATTAAAAGGGGGCACCTTTTGGTGCCCATTCTGTTACTATGTTTGATGAATTGAATGAAGATAATTTCGTGATGTACGCTATGAAATGCTACACATCACCGCATTGTATAATGTCCGAATTTGAAGGTGACATTAAACGCACGAAATATTTAAAGCGTTTATTTCGTAGATATAAAACAACAGGTTATCTTAAAGAACGCCTGATATTGAATCACATTATTTTATTGAATAATGTTTTTGGAGCTGAACCGACATCAAGAATATTATTCTATAAAATTGACGAACGTGATTATGATATATTGAAAACGTTTTTAGATTTTTTAAGAATAATGCCCGATGAAGTTAAGGGTATTAATGGAAAAACAATATATTCATCTGATATAGCATTAGATCCCAAAGTCGCACAGATATTACTAAACATATGAAATCTTTTAAGTCTTTTATCAACGAAAAGGGCAGATGTTGGTCAGGATTTAAACCAGTTCCTGGTAAACCAGCATATACTGCTGGTAGTTGTAGAAAAGAAGATCATGTAAAAGAATTAGAAGATGGTTTAAAACAATTAGATAGTCATGACTATGACACAATCGATAAGTTGATGATGAAAATATCTAAAGACCACGGAATAACAGGCAAAGAGTTACACAATGATTTTAAATCTAAACATGGAAAAACTCCAGATGATTGGATTAATGAAGATTTAAGACAATGGTTTAAACAAAAATGGGTTCGAATGGACACAAAGGGCAATATCAAAGGAGATTGTGCTAGAGAACCAGGAGAAGGTAAACCAAAGTGCTTACCTCAGGCCAAAGCACAAGCTTTAGGTAAAGAAGGTAGAGCAAAAGCAGCACAAAGAAAACGCCGTGAAGATCCAAATCCAGAACGCCGTGGCAAAGCAATAAATGTTAGGACAAAATAAATGAAAACATTCATTGAATTTATAAATGAAGCCGAAATCTTAGATGAAAAGAATAAGCCTACACAACCTGAAAAGTGGGCTCGTGCTAAAGCTGCAGCTAAATCTAAATTTGCTGTTTATCCTTCCGCTTATGCTAATGCTTGGGCATCTAAAAAATATAAATCAATGGGTGGCGGTTGGAGATCCACTTCAGAAGAAGCTGTTCAAGAAGATGGTGCAGCTGCTGTTGCAGGACCTGCAAATGTCGTGGGTTCGGGTGCAATTGCAGGGACTGGAGGAAAAGGTGGTGAACCTGGTGTCCATCCTAGAAAGAAAAAAAGATATAATCCAATTATGGTGCCAATGGGAAGTAGGAAATTGCCAAAGTGACGAGATATCTGGATATTGTTAAATTGATAAAAGAGAATTTTGGTGTACCTATGGGAGTTAAAATAACTCCTGAAATTTTATTCATAAAAGTCCATGGAATAGATGATGAAAGCTTAGCGAAGTATATCAATGATCATTTTAAAGAACTTGAAATAAAAACTAAAAGTTATAGTCGTCATAAAATTTATAATAACTGGATAGAAATAAAAAATGTGGATAATAAACTTTCTTCCTGATTGGACACTCTACATAACAATAATCACGGGTTTAAGCATAGTTGGATTAATTATTTCCAATTTTATACCGACACAACTAAAATATTTGGTGCAAGGTGTATCATCACTTGCACTTTTTTTTGGTCTTTTTATTTCTGGTGCATTATACAACAATAGAGCATGGGTCGAACGTGTGAAAGAAATGGAAGAAAAAGTTGCAAAATCCCAAGAAGAATCTTCAAAACAAAATGTAAAAATTGTAGAAAAAGTTGTAACAAAAAATAAAATTGTAAAAGAAAAAGGCGAAGAAGTAATTCGATATGTTGATAAAGAAATTGTGAAATATGATAATTCTTGTGTAATACCTAAAGAATTTATTAAAGCACACAACGATGCAGCCAAAGGTGAATAATGAAAACTATATATTCTTGCATTTTAATTTTGTTTATAAGTGGTTGTTCCACTACTGTTCCTGTTACTGCCAAATTTCCAGAAGCACCAAAAAATATAACTGAAAAATGCCCAAATTTAGAATTACTCAAAGATGAATCTAAATTGAGTGATGTTGCAAAAACTATAACAATTAACTACACAACATACTATGAGTGTGCAATCAAAAATGATGCATGGATTGAATGGTACGAAATACAAAAACGAATTTTTGAGGGAATAAAATGACAGAATTAACATTGAACCAACTTAAACAATTGTTACCTAAGAATCCGTATGTTGGTCATTGGCATGAAGCTTTATCTCAATTACTTCCAGATTATGAGATAAACACTCCGCAACGGATTGCTGCCTTTATCGCACAATGTTCACATGAGTCTGCTGGATTTTCCATACTACAAGAAAATTTAAATTATAAAGCAGAATCATTAATGCGTGTTTGGCCACGTTATTTTCCAAATATAGAAATTGCAAAAGCTTATGCACACAAACCGGAAATGATTGCGAACAGAGCTTATGGTGGTCGTATGGGTAACGGTGATGAGCATAGTGGTGATGGTTGGAAATATTGCGGCAGAGGATTGATTCAGTTGACTGGTAAATCCAACTATAAGGCTTTTGCTGATAGTTTAGAAATGGATGTCGAAGATGTTCCTGATTATCTTGCAACTTTTGAAGGTGCTGCACAATCCGCTTGTTGGTTTTGGGAAAATAATAATCTAAATAGATTTGCTGATGTGGGTGATATTTTAGGATTAACTAAAGCGATTAACGGTGGAACATTAGGCCTAGAGGATAGGAAAAAACACTATCAACATGCATTAGAAGTATTACAACACTAAATGTGTTCATAAAAATTTAATAAAGATAAAACATAAATAATATTTGAGTATTGTTTTGTGTTGTTTTCGTGATTTTGTTATTTAACTTAATTAAGGAACAACATGAAAAATCATACAAATAAAAAAAGTGTAGGTGCATTGTCAAAAATTGTTACAGGAATTTTACTTTTTTCTTGTTTCAATGTGTATGCTACTGATCCAATCGTAACAGATTCAACCTCTAGAAGTTATAGCGATTCAACTTCTACGACAACCGTAAAATCTCCTCCACCGACCGCAGTTGCACCTACAATCACAAGTATCAACAACGATTTGTGTATTGTCGGAGCATCCGGTGCAGTTCAAACACAGATTTTCGGCATCTCTGTTGGTGCAACAACAGTCGATTTGAATTGCGAAAGATTAAAACTTTCCAAGACTCTCTATGATATGGGTATGAAAGTTGCTGCTGTTGCAACTATGTGTCAAGATCGTAGAGTGTTTGATGCAATGATGATGGCAGGAACTCCATGTCCTATCGACGGTAAAATCGGCGAACAAGCAAAAGAAATTTGGGAACAAAATCCTAATCGTATGCCAACGAAAAAATAAAAAATGACTAAATTATTTTTGGCATGTTTTTTGTTTGTGTCATCTATTGTTAATGCACAAATTATTTCACTTCCTATACCCGGCAGTCCATTGTCGCTGAGTGTAATGGCTAATCCTCAACCATTACAGGAAATAAAAAATAATCCAGCAGCAACTGCGTATAACTTAGGTGACGACGGTTGGGCAAATGTACCTCTGCCTTTTTTATTTCCATTTTATGGACAATCATTTACTGATTCCGTAATGTACAGTAATGGTGCAGTACAGTTTGGTGCAAATCGTTCAGGTTCTAATGGCAGTTTTTGTTGTCAGGGATTGCCATTATCTGTGACGACACTAGGACCGCAGTACAACTATTCTATTATGCCTCTTTGGACTGATTTGATTGGTGGAACAGCAGGAAGAAATCATTACACATTAGGCACAAACAATACAATGACGTATGGATGGTATGGCGTTCAAGAATATGGAACATCAAACAATAACAGTTTTGAGTTAAAAATTGATTCGACTGGTGGTATTGATATGAGATGGGCAGGTGCTTTAGTAACAGCACATCCTGTAACTATTGGTACAATAGGCGATTCATCGAAAGGTGAATTTACTCAAAATTATTATAGTGGATCGGGTATTAACATGCCAGGACTCAATCAACTTAGTACCGGCGTTGGTGTAGTTGATATGTGTATAATAAATCCATTATCTTCTCCGACATGTCCAGGTTATGTATCAGCCTATACAACACAACAATGTTTAATAAGTGCATTATACAATCCAGTATGTCCTGGTTACGCTCAAGCATATTTAAATCAACAATGTAGTATAAACACGTTATATAATGAATCTTGTCCTGGTTATGCAACTGCATATTTAAATCAACAATGTTCATTAAATCCTTTATATTCTACAACATGCAACGGTTATGGTGCTGCTTATAAAGCACAACAATGTAGTTTAAATCCATTATATGCAACTGATTGTCCGGGTTATGCACAAGCCTATTTAAATGATCAGTGTCTAAAAGATTCTTTGTACAGCAAAGAGTGTTCAGGATATTCCACAGCATATGCCATAAAATATTTGGTTCCTTTGAATTCTTCAGTAACAACTGCGGTAAATTCTTCACTTTCATCTACTGCGGCGACAAGAGCAAACGATCCAGTAAATACTATAGTTTCAACAGCCACGGCTTCAACTACAGTTAACAATGATGGTACGGTATCAACTGGAGTGTCAACGACAGGAAATACCACAATCGATAACGCAATTGCATCCAGAACAACATCAGTTACACCTAACAACCCTGTTGCTCCTGTTAATATTGCTCCTCAACCTCCACAAACACAACAATTAGCTAACACAAATACACAACGTCAAGAACAAAAAGTTGAAGACAAAAAAGATACAAACAACCAACAAAGTCAAACTGCTAATAATCAACAAGATAAAAAAGAACAACCAAAAACAGCAAGACAGGAATTAGCTGAAAGAAGAATGGAGACTGCAAGAGCAGAAGCTGCACAGAAAGGTAAAAACTCAGCAAATGAAATGGGTAAAGCTGAGAGTATGGAACAACAAGTTGCGGTACAAAATGTAGTAATTCAAGCAATGGGATATACACCGGGATTCGATAATTATGCTAGAAGTTTTTTACCTGGTGGAGTTATGTATAAAGAATATTCGGTTTATGATAAACAACAAAATGTTGATAATGTGAGATTAGGTAGAGGACTATTTGGACCAACAGATAGATTACATGCCGAAATGGTAGATTCACAATACAACAAGGGGAAATAAATGTCGGAAAATAAATTAGAAAACATCGTAGAAAATACACCTAAGAAAGAATCTTATGAAGTTTCTCTTGGTGGATTTAAGCTCAAATTAAATAACACAATGATTGCTATGGCAATTCCTTTATTGTCAGCACTTGGTGGTACATTGTGGGGTGCATTTGAGTTTTATCAAGATTATATGAGCATGAAAGCTAAGATTCAAAAATATGTCGCACCAGATTTAAGTGAGTTTGATAAACGCTTGGCTGTGATTGAAGAAAATTCTGCAAAAACAACAGACTATACGCGTGATATCAAAAATGATTTAAAGGGTGATATTCGCCGCAACGAATCTGTTACAGAACAAATTGAGCGTAGTGTTAAACAAGCTCAACGTGAAACTGAATCCGAAATGCGTGGTATGCGTAAAGATGTTCGTGAGGATTTGGAAAAAGCAAGAACAGAAGCTGCGAACATTCGTAATGAAATGGAAAAAACACGTAAAGAAATTAATACTGAAATGAATCAAGCACGTAGAGAAATTGGTCGTGAAGTTGAACAATTGAAAAAAGAAGTTGATACTAAAATTCAAAAGGCAATGGATAATCCATTAGCAAAATAAAATGGATGTTTCAGTTGCTTTTCTTATCGGATTCTTTACAGCCATTGGATGGTGGAGTGCAAGTAAAATTACAGGCGAAATAGATAAGAATTTTCAAAAGCCTAAAGTTGAGATTGTTAAACATAAAGATGAAATTATTCAAAAGGAAAAAAATGAGTGAAATAAAAAAACCATTGTCTCGTTCAGAGAGAGAAGCACTTATCAAAGATAAAGCAGGATGGGTAATTACTGTTCTTGCTGCTCTACTTGCAATCAATACGTTGATGGGTGGAAGTAATTCGAGTAAAGTGTTAAACAATACCATTGAAGCTAATAATACTTGGGCTTTTTACCAAGCTAAAAGTATCAAAGGTACATTAGCTGAAATGGCTTACGATGATGCTGTTCGTGCAAACGATACAAAAAAAGCATTAGACTTAAAAGCAAAAATTCAAAGATATGATTCTGAACCTGAAACCGGTGAGGGTAAAAAAGAATTAATGGCTAAAGCTCGAAAATTGGAAAGTGAAAGGTCTGTTGCGAAATCACGTAGTCCTTGGTATACATATGCTGGAAGTTTATTTCAAATTGCAATTGTGTTGTTAACAGCTAGTATCTTGGCTGTAAATAATAGATTATATCATGCAAGTTTATTTGTTGGATCGATTGGTGCATTATTAATGTCTCAAGCAATTTGGTTGTGGTTACCTATAACATTATAAAGGAAATAAAATGTCTGAAGTTAAAACGCAAGAGGATTGGATGCAAAAGAAGTGGCGTCCAGCAATGGGTTGGATGTATATGGGAATTTGTACTTTAGATATGGGAATATTTCCTATTTTGTGGAGTATATTACAAACTCTAACAAATCAACCGGTATCACAATGGCAACCATTAACACTACAAGGCGCTGGTTTATTCCACGTGGCAATGGGTGCTGTTTTGGGTATTGCTGCTTTTGGTCGAACACAAGAAAAAATTGCAGGTGCAGCAGTAAACACTCCAACTCCTGTTACACCGCAAGTTGTTTCTGCACCTCTACCAGCAACACCAAATAGTTTTGGTAGCACACCACTAAATACACAAAATGCATTTGATTCTACGCCACCACAAGTCATGACAGGTTTTGGTGGAAAAGCTGCACCACCACAAGTACAACAACCAGCAATTTAAAATGAAAAAAACATTATTCATAGTATCTTTAATATTTTCTACAATATGCTTTGGTTGGACGCAAAGACAGCCTGAACAATTACAGGCTTGTCAAGTACACAGTCCTTATGGATTTCCACAAACAAGTGGAGCGTCAGCAATTTGTCGCCAAGCATATTTGGTTGGTTATGATGCAGTATCAAAGATACCAAAATTTGTGACATATACGTTAGTGCCACAAAATGCATTGGGATGTGTTGTTCGAACCAATGCATTTGCTACTGATCAATCAATTGTTGGTGGTGCTACTCCACAAGATTATTCAGGAACAGGATATGATAAGGGTCATATGGCACCGGATGGTGATTTGAGTTGGGACCAACAAGTTGAATATGAATCATTTCTTATGACAAATATGAGTCCACAAGCAGGAAGTCTTAATCGAGGAATATGGAAATTACTTGAAACTTCTATTCGTGGTTGGTCTGTGCAATTAAATAGACCATTTACAATATATGTTGGTGGAGTTTATAATTCGCAAGATAAAAAAATTGGTAACGGAGTTGTCGTACCTCATGCATTTTATAAAATTGTAATAGATAATACAACAGGCATGTCTGCTGGTTGGTTATTTCCTCATACGCCTCCTTATCCAAATCTAGGAAACGACCTAACAAAATTTCGATTGCCGATATCACAGATACAAGAATTGTCTGGTGTGAAATTTTCTTTTCCTAAAAATGCTAAGGAAATTCAACCAGGACAAGAATGGGTGGTTGATTATGGCAAATTAACTCAAGCAAAAAGAACAAAGTGTGGAAATAATTCATCGGAGGATTGAAATGAAAAAATTAATATTAACAACTATAATTGCAGTAGGTTTGTTTTCACTAAATAATTTAGTACACGCAGAAGCGCAAACTAAAGAAGTTTGTGAAACCGTAAAAGATCCTAAATCGGGTAAAGAAAAACAAAAGTGTAAAACAATTAAAGTTCATAAGAAATTGGAAGGTACTCCTGTACCAGAAAAGAAAAAATAATGGCTGAAGATAACGTTAATATACAAGTGGATGTTGGTGTGTTAAAACAACAAGTCAACACTCTTTGCTTACTTTGTGATAAAATGGACAAAGTAATCGAGAAATTGGTGGATCAACACGACCGACACATAGCTAAAGTATATACGGACATGGATCGCAGAAGAATAGAAACTGAAGCTGACATTAAAGAAATCCATGACCGTATCGATACGGTCTTGGATAAACTACAAATTTCCGAGTTGAGACTTTTGGATGAGTTAAAAGCTCTCCGCAAAGAAATGTCTGAACACAACAAGAAAGAAAAAGAATCTTTCGATGAGATATTGAAATGGAAATGGATGGTTGCGGGTGGTATAATTGTTGCTTCATGGTTGATTTCTCATATTAAATTTGATACAATTTCAAGGCTGATGAACTAATTTTTATTTCCTTTGTAATGAGTGTTTTCATTGACCGATCTTTTCTATTAAGAGTTTCACCAAAACTTCAAAAATTCACACAAAAAAAAGACGATCTTTATAATTTTAGATGTCCTCTTTGTGGCGATTCCCAAAAACACAAAACCAAAGCACGTGGTTACGTTTATCGTAAAAAGAACGATTACTTCTATATGTGCCACAACTGTGGTGCATCTACGTCCTTCTATAATTTCCTAGATAAAGTTGATCCTTCTCTTGTGAAAGAATATTCACTTGAGAGATATAAAAACGGAGAGACTGGAAACAACAACTATAAAAAACCAGATTTTGAAGAATTCAAAACTGTAACACCAAAGTTTAAAAAAAGTTTAACGATACCTTCCATTTCTTCTTTGCCAGAAGAACATTATGCAAAAGTTTATGTTTCTTCTAGAAGAATACCTGAAAAATTTTATTCAGACTTATATTATGCTGAAGACTTTAAAAAATTTGTTGAAGAACTGGGTCTGGAAAAAGAAGGCTTAAAAGAAAATGATCCGAGATTAGTTATTCCATTTTATGATCAAGAAAAAAATCTAATAGCATTTCAAGGTCGATCTCTTGGTGAATCCAAACTAAGATATATCACAGTTAAGTTGAATTCGGATGATTATAAAGTTTTTGGTCTCGATAGGATCAACCAGGACGAATTAATTTATGTTGTTGAAGGGCCTATAGACTCCATGTTCTTGGAAAATGCGGTGGCAACAGCTGATTCTAATTTATCATCAATTACAAAAATTTTAGATAAATCCAAAGTTGTTCTTGTTTATGACAACGAACCTCGAAATAAAGATATTTGTAAACAAATTGAAAAATCAATTGAAGAACATTACAATGTTGTAATCTGGCCAGAAATGATTGACAGTAAAGATATTAACGACATGTTGTTGGACGGATTTTCACAGGAAGAAATACAAGATATTATAAGTAAAAATACCTTTGTGAATCTGAGAGCCAAAATGGAGTTTATTAATTGGAAAAAAATATAATTGAATGGGTCAATAGAATATCCGAAAAAAGAAATGAACTTGGAGGATTTTCGATTTGTCCGTTTGCAAAGAAGGCCTTAGAGGACAAAAAAGTGTTCTGGTCATACATCGGTCAATATGAACCAGAAACCTATATAATGAGATATATTGAAACACTACAAGACTATGAGATTGTTATATTTTTCAATAATGAAAAAAATTTGACAAATGATGATTTATTGCGTATAATAAAAAAACTCCAGAAAAAAATGGAGAATGTAATTTTCTTAAAAGATCATCCGGACGATCCTGGATTTATAAATGGTTTGAATACTGGTAACCAAAAGTTTCCTGTAATACTAGCTCAACCAAAAGATAAATTAATTGATGCGAGAGAAAAACTAAAGAAAACAAAATATTATGATTATTGGTCAGAAGAATATAAAAATGAAATTTGGAATTACGGGAATACCGATTAGAAAAATAAAAGATCACCAAAAAAATTAACTGTTGCCTGCGCTGATGCGATTAGGTTAGTTTTTTTAAGTGAATGGTTATTACGTTAAATTTAATAAGGCAAAAAATATGCATGAATATCTGGGAATCCAAATTGATTTGGAGAGAGACAAGCTTTTTGACGAGCACGGAATTTTAAGATTAAAAGAAAGTTATATGAGAGAAGACGAAACTTCTCCACAACACAGGTTTGCATATGTATCAAAATCGTTCGGAACAAACAAAGAACACGCACAAAGACTTTACGAATATTCTAGTAATCATTGGTTATCTTATAGCACTCCCATTCTCTCTTTTGGTCGTAGTAAGCGTGGTATGCCTATATCATGTTTTCTCAACTATATCGAAGATACTGCTGGAGGATTAGTCGATAATCTATCCGAAACCAATTGGCTTTCTATGCTTGGCGGTGGCGTTGGTATTGGTTTTGGTATACGCAGCGCAGATGATAAATCTACAGGAGTAATGCCGCATCTAAAAATTTATGATGCATCATCACTTGCATATCGACAAGGTCGTACACGCAGAGGCAGTTACGCTGCATATCTAGATATCTCTCATCCAGATATTATCTCTTTCTTGGAAATGCGTAAGCCAACGGGAGACCCAAATGTGCGCTGCCTGAATCTACATCACGGCATTAACATCACCGATAATTTTATGCAAATTATTGAAAAGTGTATGTTAGATCCAAACGCAGATGATTCTTGGGATTTAATTGATCCGAACTCTAAAGAAATAAGAGAAACTGTTTCTGCAAAAATGCTATGGCAAATGATTTTGGAATTGCGTATGCATACAGGAGAACCCTATATTCATTATATCGACACAAGTAATGAATCAATGCCAGAGTGGTTAAAAAGTAAAGGATTGAGAATTAATCAATCGAATCTCTGTTCAGAAATTATTCTTCCGACAAATGAAGAAAGAACAGCTGTATGTTGTTTATCCAGTTTGAATTTAGAAACATATGATGAGTGGAAAGATAACGAATTATTTTTGCGTGATGTTGCAGAAATGTTAGACAATGTGTTGCAATATTTTATCGATAATGCTCCTGATGTTATCTCTAGAGCAAAGTATAGTGCTCAAAGAGAACGTTCGATTGGCATCGGTGCGTTAGGCTTTCATGCTTACCTTCAGAAAAATGGAATTTCTTTTGAAGGAGTTATGGCAAAAGTTACCAACAATCAAATTTTTAAACGCATCAAACAAGGATTAGATAATGCAAATTTTGAATTGGGTAAAGAAAGAGGTGAAGCTCCTGATGCTGTTGGCACTGGCCGCAGGTTCAGTCACGTTATGGCTATTGCTCCAAATGCTTCTTCATCTATCATTATGGGAAATACTTCTCCTAGTATTGAGCCTTATCGTGCTAACGCTTACCGTCAAGACACTTTATCAGGATCTTTCTTAAACAAAAATCGTTGGTTAGATTTAATCATTAAGAAAAAAGCAGAATCTCAAGAATCTGGATGGTACGATGAAGTTTGGTCTTCTATTATTGCAAATGATGGTTCTGTACAACATTTAACATGGATGGACGATAATACAAAAGCAGTATTTAAAACTTCAATGGAAATTGACCAAAGATGGGTAATTGATTTGGCTGCTGATAGACAACAATATATCGATCAATCACAATCCCTAAATCTATTTTTTAGACCAGATTCGAATATTAAATACATACACGCTATTCATTTTATGGCATGGAAAAAAGGACTTAAAACTCTTTATTATTGCAGATCGGAAAAAATTGGAAAAGCAGATAAAGTTTCCAAAAAAATTGAAAGGCAAGTAATTAAAGAACTTGATATGGCACAAATTGCACAGGGCAATGACTGTATAGCCTGTGAAGGCTAATATGAAAAAATTCGATATAAAATGGATTGCAACGGCAATGTTTATTTTTGGAGGAACAATAGTTTCTTTAAAATTACCTTGGATGCAATATGCATTTCCAGGTTTTGTTATTGCACACTCCGTTTTGCTTTATGACTTTATGAAAACACACAAAAATAAACCCTTAGTTATACAAAACGCATATTTTTTTGTAATGAACTTGGTGGCAACATTTATTTGGTTTGGAGATATTAAATGAAACAATTATTAAAATTTTCCGCATCATGGTGCGGACCTTGTAAATCACTTTCTAACAATTTTAAATATGTCAATTTAGGTGAAGTAGAGTTGATCAATATTGACATCGAAGAACAATCAGAAAAAACAATTCAGTATGGCGTGCGTGGAGTTCCTACGATGGTACTTTTAGAAGATGGTGTTGAAATCAAAAGAAAAACTGGTGTTTTAATGGCAGATCAAATCGAGGAATTCATCAAATGATTAAAAAGTCTTCTGAACAAAAAATGACAGATGATAGAGATCACTTCAAACCTTTCAATTATCCTTGGGCATATGATTCTTGGTTAAAACATGAACAAAGTCATTGGCTTCATACCGAAGTTCCAATGTTAGAAGATGTTAAAGATTGGAAAAAGAAACTGACTACGGAAGAAAAACAATTTTTAACACACATATTCCGTTTCTTCACACAAGGCGATATTGACGTTGCTGGTGGTTATGTTCGAAATTATTTGCCTTATTTTCCTCAACCAGAAATTCGTATGATGCTTATGGGATTTGCAGCACGTGAAGCATTACATATTGCTGCTTATTCACATCTAATTGAAACTCTTGGTTTACCAGAAACAACATATAATCAGTTTCTTGAATATCAAGAAATGAAAGATAAACACGATTATGTGAATGATATATCTTCACGCAATAGTACGTTAGAATCAACTGCAACACACATTGCAGTATTCTCCGCATTTACTGAAGGTATGCAATTGTTTTCATCATTTATCATGTTGTTGAATTTTCCAAGACACGGTAAAATGAAAGGCATGGGTCAAATTGTCACTTGGTCTATTGTTGATGAAACAATGCACGCTGAATCGATGATAAAATTGTTCCGAACATATATAGAAGAAAATAAGCAAATTTGGAATGATGAATTAAAATCCAAAATCTATACCATAGCTGAAAGAATGGTTGAACTTGAGGATAAATTTATTGACCTTTCATTCTCAATGGGTGAAATGGAAGGATTAACAGCAAGTGATGTTAAAAAATATATTCGATATATTGCTGACAGACGTTTGATATCATTAGGTTTAAAAGGTATTTTTAAAGTTAAAAAGAACCCTTTACTTTGGGTTGAAGAAATGATTAACGCACCAACTCATACAAACTTTTTTGAGAACCGTGCAACAGATTACGCTAAAGGAGCTCTCTCGGGTGACTGGGGAGATGTTTGGGCCAATTAAGGAAATAAAAATGACAACAAAAACAATAACAGCAGAATGTCTTAATTGTGAATCTTCATATGACGTTTTATATGAAGAACAATTAGTTTCCGATAACTATCCAGAACATTGTCCGTTCTGTGGTGAATTAATCGAAGAATTGTCTGAACACTATGATGGCGAAGATGATGATGACGAGTACAATGAAGATCCGAAATGGTCATATTGAATTGGAAATATAAAAATCTAGATTTTACTGAAGAATTAATTCAAGAAAATTATGGATTCGTTTATTGTATCACCAATACAATAACGGGTAAAAAATACATTGGTAAAAAGTTTTTTTATTCTTCCAAAACAAAACAAGTGAAGGGTAAGAAAAAAAGAATAAAAATTTCCAGTGATTGGCAAAATTATTTCGGTTCCAATGAGGAATTGAAAAAAGATGTTATAATACACGGACAAGAAAAATTTGAGAGAGTGATATTACACCTCTGCAAATCCAAAGGTGAATGTGGTTATCTTGAAGCTAAAGAACAATTTTTGAATGGTGTTTTGGAGAGTGACAATTATTATAATTCTTGGATTATGGTAAGGGTTCGAAAGTCACATATTAAAGGTTTGCAATGTTGAATTTTTTGGAACAAATGGACAATCCATTTGATGTACTACTTTTTTTACCTAATTTTGATAAAAAAAATAATATCAAAATACAAACAAATATCTATAAAAATCCAGGTTTACCTTTAAATGGAAATCAAATAGGTCCGGCGTGGCACGTATTATTATTTAAAGTGGAAGAAGATGATGTTGTAGATTTTGATACATTCGAAGCAATATTATCTGAGCCTAGAGAATATATTTCACCACTCATAGAACAAGAATGGTATGGAATTGTGGCAAAAAAGACAACAACATCCCACGAATTCTGGAAAGACGCTGTTGCCAAATTTAAACCTTCCTGATACAATTTCGTTTACTGAAACTATTGAAAGTTTATTATGATACTCGTTGATCTGAATCAAGTGTTGTTGGCTGGTCTGATGGCTCAAATCTCCAACCAAAAAGGAATAAAGTTGGAAGAAGGCCTCATAAGACATATGATTTTAAATATCATACGTACACACCTCAAAAATTTTCGTGAAGAATACGGAGAAGTTGTACTCTGTTGTGATAATCGAAAATACTGGAGAAAAGAATTCTTTCCTTTTTATAAAGCTGGTCGAAAAAAATCACGTGAGAAGTCTGATTTGGATTGGCACATGATTTTTGATATGTTGACTAAATTTAAAAAAGAACTAAAGGAAAACTTTCCCTATAAAGTTATTGATGTTGAAGGTGCAGAAGCTGATGATATTATTGGTACATTAGTACCTCGCCATATCATGCATGAAAATTTGTTGATCATTTCAAGTGACGGTGACTTTTTACAACTGCAACAATATAATAACAAAACAAATTATAAAGTCAAACAATATAATCCAACACAAAAGAAATTTGTTGTCTCTGATAATCCTTTAGTTGATCTAAAAGAAAAAATTATCAAAGGTGATAAGGGAGACGGCATTCCAAACATACTTTCACCTTCTGATTGTTTTGTACGTGATGTAAGACAGACACCAATTGTTAAAAACAAATTGGAAAAAATGCTAAATGAAGATTATGAAAGCTGGACAGACAGCCTTGCAAAAACAGGTTTCTCACGCAATCAAACTCTGATTGATTTAAAATTCATACCTAATGAAATAAAAGAAAAAATCATAAATACATATGAAGAAACTAAGCCAGCTTCTAAACAAAAAATACTGGACTATTTCATTGTGAATAAATTGAAAAGTTTGATGGATGTTATTGAGGAATTTTAATGAAAAATTTATATGAAGTTTTTGATGAGTTTGAGTCTGTAAAAACAAAAAAAGAAAGAATGGATGTTATTGGAAGAAATCTTTCAAATACATTAGTTGAAGTATTAAAACTTACTTTTCATCCAGATTATCAATGGAAAATAAAAGAGTTGCCGCACAATTATAAAATACCAACAGATGTTCTTCCTGGAATTACTTTTGAAAATTTGTCCAGACAATTACGTAGACTTTATATGTTCCGGGTTGGAGACGAAACGGCTGAGACCCTAACAACCAAAAGACAAGAAGAACTTCTAGTTCAAATTCTCGAATCAATAGAACCACGTGAAGCAGAAATCATTTTGGGTATTTTTCAAAAAGATTTAGGCGTAAAAGGCCTAACTTACAATTTTGTCAAGGATGCTTTCCCCGATCTTTTACCATGAATAAGGACAGATTGATTGTCACTTGTGGAGAATTCGATCCCCTCACCACAGAAGAATTAAATTTTCTCAGCCAATGTAAAAGTATGGGAGATTGGTTGATTGTTGGTGTATATTCTGACAAATGGTTGATTTTAAATAGAGGTGGATTTAATTTCGACTATAATGAACGTAATCAAATAATTTCAGGATTAAAAGTTGTTGATGAAGTATTCAGATTCAATGACAAAGATGGAACTGCATGTAATCTATTAAGAGTTGTCAAAACATGTTATCCCCTCGCACAAATTACCTATGTGTCCAGTTCGGACATGGACAATGCGCCGGAAAGAAAAATCAACGGCATCAATTTCGAAGTATTAAAGTAAGGAGTTTTTTAAGTGTCAAAGTCAGTAAGCAAGTTTCGTAAAAATAAAAATTATAATGATGATTACGGTTATAATGACGATTACAGATACGATGTTGCAAAACGCAAAAAAAATGAACATTCCGAAATTAAAAAGTTAAAAAACTATAATTTCGATGAAATCATAAATCATTATGACGATTATGATTACAAATCAGCAAAAAGAAATAGAAATTTCTAAGTTGTAAAAAAACAACACAATAGGTTGACTTTATTCTCCAATGAATGTATAATAACATTTCTTTGTTAGGAGAATTGAAATGATGATCTATGCTCGTGTTAAAAAATCCAAACAGAAAAAACAACCAAAGGCTGTTCGTGAACAATACGAACAATGGTTAAAATCACACCATCCCAAACAAATCAAACCAAATCGTGAAGTAAGTGATTTGTTAACTGGTTACAAGTTGTCTTCTCCCATTGGCAGGGAGACAAAACATATCGCATCATTAGATACCGGTCTCGTTTCAACTCTCACAAAAACCGGTATTATGAAGGATTATCACAAATTATCAGCTAGCGACCGTGAGCGAGTCGATCATTTGGCGAATTGTGTTGCTCCAATACACAAAAGCAGTTATGTTTATGTGTCAGAGGGCATGAGCGGATCGTCCTTAGGTCGAAAAAATGAGGTGTTATGATGAAAAAAATGAAATTTGTTGTAAAATTACAAAAACCTGTGTGTCGTACACCCATAAAGCCTGTACAAAAACACAAAAATGACGTAAAATACAACCGTAAAGACGAAAAAAAGTCAATTTTGTCGCAAATTTCTAATCTAGGAGCGTAAAATGTCGCAAAATTTGGATCATGATTTGATTTTTCGCATTTTTAATGGTATTTTAGATGACCTAAATCATTTGGGACACAAAAATATTGTTGATCTTGCTAATTTTCTTGTGCAAAACGATCCATCCTCAGCTCATTTGCTATCTGAATCAATCATACACAGTTTTATAGGTGAAAATATGAAGGAAATCTCTAAAAAAGATGTTACGTTTACAACAACACTCAAGGATACCGATGATGGATCAGGGGATTTTATCTTGGAAATTCCGGATGAAATTACGGAACAGATGCAATGGAAAGAAGGTACGTTGTTGAACATCGATGTACAGCAAGACGGAACAATACTTCTGACTGAAGTGCAAAAAAACAACAGTACGCTTGAACAAAAGTGAATGTGTGATATAATTCATACATTACACAGGAGTTCTCATGCAATTAATTGATTCAAAATCTCTGTTGGCCAAGTTGATGGCTACAGAAAATTTAACCATCGAAAACCGAAATGTTCCTACAGCCAGTTTCGATGTAAAAAATCGTATTCTGACAGTTCCCACACTCGATAATAATATTTCTTCACAACTTTATGACCTGTTTATGGGCCATGAAGTAGGTCATGCTCTGTACACTCCTATTGAAGGTATGTACAAAGCCAAAGAAAAGAAAGTGAATATGTCAATTCTCAATGTGGTCGAGGATTCCCGCATTGAACGAAAAATTAAATACAAATATCCAGGTTTGAAAAATTCATTCATTCGAGCCTATAATGAATTGGTCGAAAAAGACTTTTTCGGCACCAATGGTGTAGATTTAAATTCACTTAATTTTATTGACCGAATCAACCTTCATTGCAAAGGTGGTGCAAGACTAGGCATTCGCTTTGACGAAGAAGAACATGAGTTGCTGAATGAAGTTGAGTCCACGGAAACTTATGATCAAGTCATTGAAGTTTCTGAAAAGATTGTTTCCTTCATGAAAATGAAAAAGGAACAGAATAAAGATTCGTTCGATGATTCTGATGGCATGGAAGGCGGCGATTTGATGGATGATGATTCCGGATACATGTTGTCTGATGACTTTGATCTGGATCGTGATCCAGATGACGGTATGTACGATTCTCCTGTCCATGATGATGAGGACGTGCAACAACGTGATTCTAAAAATCCTTCAAATTCTTACGAACACAACATAGATACAAATGAGGATGATTCGGATATTCGTTCATTCACCGATGATTCTTATCGTAATAATGAAAGCCGTCTGTTTGCAAATAAGTCTGAAACTTATTCTTATGTCAATGTACCGAAATTTGACGTTGAGAAGTCCATTTTCGATTATAAAGATTTGTATGCACTCTACAAGACAGAGGGTGTCGGAATTAATATCGAAGCCTACAAAAAGATTCGCAAAGATTCAAACAAAGTTGTTTCTTATCTGGCCAAAGAATTTGAGTTGCGTAAAAATGCTGACCAACTGAAAAGATCCAGTATTGCAAAAACCGGTGATTTGAACTTAAATAAGATTTTCTCTTATCGTTTCAATGAAGATATTTTCAAGAAAGTCACCGTAGTTCCTGGTGGCAAATCTCACGGTCTGGTCATGTTTCTTGATTGGTCCGGTTCGATGGTCAATCACATGGCCAATACAATCAAACAATTGTTCAACCTGACATTGTTTTGTAAGAAAGTAAATATTCCGTTTGAAGTTTACATTTTTACAGAATCTACGAAAAAAGAAAAAGAATGTAAAATCGAACCAAAGATTGGTGACATTTCTTTATATTCTTAT